TGGACAGAGAGGCGAGTCGGTTGAGCAGATTGCTTGAAGTCGCAAGAAAATGGAAAGAAGAAATTGACAAACTAAATGAAGAGACAGATGAAAGAATTAGATTATTTGTGGAGGAAGGAATATGGAATGGAAAGAAATACTAAGAAAGAATATGAAGCCTGATTACATTGACATAGATGGTGATGGCGACAAGAAAGAGCCAATGAAAGACGCAGTTAAGGACAAAGGTGAGAAAGATGAGTGAAGAAAAAGGAGTAAGGGAACTGGAAAGGGAACTGAAGCAAGCAAGGATAGCGCAGAAGAACGAGCATGATGCTCGCATCGAGAAGAACAAGAGTAGAGACTTCTCTGTAGGTGTAGGCATCGACAAAGATTCTACTGTCGAGAAGAAGATACCTAATGCTTCAGAGATTCCAGATGTCATTATCCTACCTAAGAAAAGTAAGGGAAGAAAAGAAAACATACCATTCTGAGGTGAACAAGTTGTCTTTCATGGATATTCTAAGGAAAGACACGGAAGATGATGCGGCACGTTTGAGAGAAATGCTAGGTATCAAGGATGATGGTACATATGAACAAAGAACCGAACGTTCCGAAGAAGAGAAACCAGAAGAGGAACCAGAAAAGAAACCGAAGAAAAAGGTTAACCCACTAGCAGAATCGACTCTTGATATTCCTGCATATAGCAGAGATAAAAGAACAGTGTTTGGTAGAGTTAGATACAAAGACGAGAAGATGCCTCAAGAGACTAGGGAAAGAGAAAAAATTAGTGGACGTAAGATAGAAAGTGCCTATGATAGTTTAGGAAAGGAAATAGATGATTCGTGGCTACAAGTCTGGATTTGGTATTCAGACGATATCATGGGTGGGTTAGATTCTTGGACAAGAAATCTGTTTAAGGCAGAAGAGAGTGCTGATGAAATTGAAGTTGAATTAGGTATAGAGAATCCGTTTAGTAAAAGTATCATGAGTGCAAGTGGTCTTACTTCACGTATGCGACCAACTGGAAAGGAATTCAAGGAGGCTGGTGGTCGAGGTAAACTTAGAAGCCAACATCGGAGAGATTTTCAAAAGGTCGCCATGGATTATGACAAGGCAGTATCTGAGGCATTGAAGGGAGTTGGCTATCAACCTGCAAGAGAACTCACAGACGCAGAGGTATCAGAACAAGAACGAGAGTCTGCAAGACAGAGAGAGGAAAGGGGAACAGATGAGGAAGGAAAACCAATTCCCATGCAGATGCCTAAGACTTCCGAGAAATATACACAGGAAGACATGTCAGTAATGAGAACGCTCCTTGACAAGTTTGATGACGCGGGGGGAAAGATTCCAGAGATTCTCCTATTCCAAAGAAAGAGAGAACCACACACGATGACAATAGAAGACATCCCAGACGAAGAAGGTGGTGAACAAGAGAACACTCCGCCAACAACTAGGGAGATAACCGTTCAAGCACCTACTGGAGATGATTTCCGAGTACCCGGCATCAGCACAAGGAGACTCAACAAATATGCAAGTGACCTAGGACTGTCCTCTGAGGAAGAGACAAAGAAAGTATCTGATACGCACAACACTACAGAAGAAGGAACCATAGTCGAGAGGACTTGGACTTTCAACCGATTGGATGCGGATAAGAAACTGCTTGAGATGCTTGGTAAGACACCAAAGGAAAGACAGGACATCAGAGATGCTATGATAAGAGATGTTCCAGAACCGGGTAAAGACCAACCCAAGCAGAAGATTGGTAGCAAGGTTACTACAAGGACTGGCCCAGTTGCTGGAAAAGTCTCAGAACTCTATCAGAGAGTAAAGAACTTCTTCGATGAAGTATTCAACCTCCTATCTGTCGAACAATCACCTACCTTGGAGAGCGAGGTTCTCGATGTTACTGCTGGAATTGGTGAAAAAGGAAGAAAAGCGGCGAAGGAAAAGAGAGAGCGACAAGACCAACTTGGTAGGACACTAGCAAGAATTCTCAAGAACCATGCAGAAGGTAATGAAAAAACAGCAGGTGAAGCACTTTCAAAAATAAGCGCAGACAATCTAATTCTCATACAGAAGTTTCTCACTAGAGGAAATAAGAAGTTGGCCCGAACAGCAAGAGATGCATTGATAGAAAATTACAATGATAGCGAGTGGGATGCTAAGACGAAAAGATGGGTAAATAAGAAAACAGGGGAACCTGCATACAAGACATACGCAGGTAGGAGTACGCTTGAGTTAATTCCAGAGATACTCAACAAGAACAAGAAGAGAATACTTCCCGATAGAAGGACACAAGGACAGATACTCTCTGAGTTAGAAGAATTCTCAACTCCAGAATTCAACTTAACTAGGTTCGACCAAGGAGATGGTAAGCCTAGAAGAAAGGAATACACGTTGTCCGAGATAATGAAGGAAGTAAAGCAATTCATATCGGGAGAAGATAAGCAGATTCCACTACAAGGTAGTGCAGGTAATACTTACAGAAAATTACTATTCAAGGTAATGCAAAAATTGCGTACTGACTATGATGATGGTAAGACGGGAGAACTAGAATCTGATATTGAAATGATAGAATTCCTATATGCTGTTTTACGACACATAGGGAAGAGTAGAAGAATCTCTGATGTCGCATTGGAACGTGTGGAAGATATCGCCACTACGGAAGACATACCATTCGACACCGATAGAGAGTTTGATTTACCGCCTCTCTCTCCGGCTAGTAACGAAGAAGAGTAGGTGACAGTATGGGTTGGGAAGATATAATCAAAATACGGGAACTGAATAACTTCAAACAAGCACAAAAATATCTAGAAGGTGTACAAAAAGATATAGACACCATGATATATTTTCTAAAAGAAGAAAATGGTGGATGGAGAAGGAATAGAAACAAGTTAATGATTCTCAATGATAATTCATATATACAACCAGACTTTGAAGACGAAGTAAATCTGCTAATGGAACTGGTAGAGGAAGTTCGTGATAAAATCAAAGAATTAGAAGAGATGCCAGAAATGGATGATTTTGCCTTTGCGTTAGAAAATCAACGTGCAGACACAGAAAGCGGATATTATGACCCGCGCTTTGAGGGATAGTATGAGTTGGCAATCTATTCTAAAGGCTAGTTCGATACTGGAGAAACTAGACCCGAAGGAAAAGAAGAGAGTCAAGAAACTATTGCAATCATCTCAACCTACTGAGTTCTTTGGAAAGGACATGACACAACTAGGTGACTTAATTACAGAGATGAAATCACTGGATATGATGAAGGGCGATGAGAGTCTGAACAAGAAAATAGAATCGTTCGATGAGAAGAACCTAGAAATAGTTGCCTCTGCCGCAGAACTAAGGAAGGACTATGAGGTTCTCTACGGTCAGATTAGAAATATGATTTATCCAAAGAAGAAAGGAGATGGAAAGAAATGACAGAAGACAATGAAATGATGCTACTATTGAAAGAATTAGTGAATAAGGTAAAGAGTTTAGAAGAAGCAGTTTATCACAAGGATAATCTGTTGATGAAGAGTGGAATGGTCGTGGTTGACAGTCCAACTCCCGCAATGGCTCAAGGTGGAGAGTTACCCACAGGAGATACGATTGCGAAGATGGATTGGGATGACATTCACAATATGGTCGAGAGGATGAGTTAGATGCCAGAGAGAGTAAGCAAAGAAGAGATGCTGGTGAGAGCCGCCATAATCAAAGCAAAGGAAAGCATACAGGAAGCAGAACATCTAGGAATCGTTGAGAATAAAGACCCAGTTATGGGAGAGGAAATCAAGGTCAAAAGACCAAAGAAGAAGCCAGCAGAAGAGAAGGTAGACAACCCTGTGTCCACAGATGACATCAACTCTGGATATGGTCATGTTGGAAGCGAGGAATACTTCGGCAAGGGATTGGACTCAGTTGCGAAGTTGTCTCCACAGTTGGAAGGACTCCTAGATGAATTGACTCAAGCAATACAAAGAGTGCAAGGGAAAGATAAGAGAGAACTAGAGGAAAAGATGCATGAGATTCTAAGTGACATCAAGGGTAGTCCTAGAGTATTAAGTTCCCCACCTTCTATGGATAACGAGTTTAGAAGCGAAGCAGACATAGAAGAGAGATTAGGTAAAGAGGATGAGGAAGAAGAAGAAGAAAAAATCTATCTCGATAAGTCGGTTGATGAATGGAAGACTCTTTTGAAATATAGAATAGAAGAGCCGATGAACCCGAAGACCATGGGTGAAATGATAGGCTGTCCCAAATGCGGTGGTAGCGGAACGTTAGGAGGAAGGCCAGTTAAGACGTATGGTAAAGGTGGTAAGAATCCCGGCGGAATGCAGACATGTGATTTATGTCGCGGGTTAGGAAAAGTAAGCAGACTTACGGCGCGTCAACATAGTCAAGATGAATACAATAGGAAGATGGGTGACAATACTGGCCCAGCCCCGTCCAAAGCATAAGGTGGATTCTGTGTGGTTGAAACAGGATTGATGTTTGAGAAAGAAACTGAGGATTTGACTAGAGCAATTCTTGATTTCTTTGAGAAGACACGATACGCCTATCTTTCAGCCAGAGAAGACAAAGCAGAGTATGAGAAGGAATGGCACGAAGTCATAGATAAAATCAGAGATGACTACGACTCGCTAAACAAACTGTCTGAGGAATTGAAGAAGTATCTAGAAGAGAAGGTTCTATTCGATAAGTCTGCTAAAGACCCAACCACTCTAGAAGCCAAGAAGGTATATGAAGCCGTAAAGGACATGAGGTTTCAGTCCAAGAAGGTTAGCGACCCGTTCTCTAAGAAGTTTGAAGGGGATGTAATAAACACCCTATTGGAAAGTGACAGACTCTTCATCGCATTTATCCACTACGCACTACGTTCCCATTCCAATGCCCTTCCCGATAAAATATGGGAAGAACACGACATGGAGGGAGATGATATCACTCAAGGTGTAATGGGATTGGATTTAGAGATGGATGACATACCTCTCTACATCATAGAACACTATGGGGCAGAAGATGAAGACCAAAGCAGAATCAAGTCAAAGTTCAAGGGGGCGTTGAAGCAACTTGACAAGATGTTCAATGGTGTATACGAAGATGAACAATGGGATAATCTAGTTGAGTTAGACCTAGAGAAGAGCGAAGATGAGAAGAGCGAAGATGAGAAATCGGAGATAGATTTCATCATACCAAACAAGCCAATGTACAGGATATTTGAGTTGGATGACTTGAAGGAGTTGAAAGGATTTACTGGAGAGTGGTTAGTTCAAGAGAAGTATGATGGCATGAGAATACAACTTCACAAGAAGAAGGATAACATCAAGATATACTCATACAATAAGAAGGATATTACTGACAAATGTGAGAAGCAAGTCGAGCAACTAAAGAAGAAGCAGTTCGGGGATTGCATACTAGATGGAGAGTTGGTTCTGTTTGAGGATGATGAACCACTACATCGGGCTTCTACCATTGCTCATGTTTTCAAGAACAAGAAAGGTGGAGAACTAAGAGCGCATGTGTTTGACATAATGCAACATGAGGGCAAGGACATTCATGATGAACCATTGAGGGAGAGACATAACGTCCTTCTATACCAATTCAGCCAACACTCATCTGATGCTCTCGCTTTCCCATCGAAGAAAGATACCAGAGTTGCAGACTCAGTCAAGGAAGTAGGAGAGTATGCGAAAGACATCATGCAACTACCTGCATCGGAAGGAGTGGTAATCAAGGATATGGAGTCAACATATCCAATTACAAAGAAGAAGAATCCGAAGTGGATTAAGTGGAAAAAGTTCGTTGACTTGGATGTTATTGTACTAGATAAGAAATCCACTAACAACGGAATGCATACTTACACTATGGGAGTAGGCCCGATTACTGCGGAAGAGGCTAGGACTTACACTACTACAGACATGGATGATAAGGCATATGTTCCAGTTGGTAAGGCACTCAACACCAAGGTAAAGGTAAGTGTCGGAGACATAGTTAGAGTAAAAGTTGATGAAGTTAAGAAGAATAAGAAGGGATTCAATCTCTACTCCGCTAAGGTAATAGAGATACCAGAGGTAACTCAATCTGACAAACTATCCACGTTGGAGAGGTTATCTACAAAGACAAAGAAATCCTTGACTTCAGACGCTATCATTGGAGTTCAACAACTCAGCCCATTCAAAATTACAACCGGATTAAGGGATAAGGACAATGAGAAGAAATCGTACATGATAACGGATAACGTACATGGTACTGCTGAGATAATTATGAAGAGTGATTTTGATGGTTTTACCATATATGGATTTGAAGGTGATTCACTCATGCAGAAGAACGCATTGTACAATCTAGATATGTGGAAGTCTGAACTAGAGAGGATGTTGAAAACCAGAAGGTCAGAATTGAGAATCGCAATCAAGAATGAAATAATAGACATATACAAGAACAAACCAACTGCCTTTCCTAAGATAGTTGATTTCGTAAAGAAGGAGTTCCCAGAGACATACGAAGAGGTTTTCCAGAGTAGCGATGAGAATCTGATGAGTTGGATGAAGAAACAAGATAGTCTGAGATATCATCATCCCAACAAGTTTACTGCTATACCAGATGTTCTAGAGAAGGATGTCGAGGAATTAAAAAAAAGAGAAACAGGTTCGTTTAGCATCGTCTTAAGAGAAGATGGTAACTTGGATTTTATCATGAATGTTAATGACAAGAGAAACTTCTGGGAGATTGATATAGAAGACACCGAGGACATATACGATTTGTTTGGTAAGTCTGGGAAGTTCCCTGCTATTGTAGGAAAGAAGTTAGGTCAACATAAGAAGGAGATAGACTCTGGTAAGTTAATACTAGGCGTACAGAAAGAAGGATACCATGAATACAAACTAGAAGGTGATAAGTTTGATACTAGATTCCACGTTAGAGTTGTACCTCTAGATGAAAAGCAGACTTGGGTTGTTTGGACAGGTAAAAAACAAGAGATGTTGGATATGAAAGACGATACAAAACTCTGGGATATTACAGAAGATAAATATGCAGATTTGTCATTTCCAACTAAAAAATCAGATTAACTTAAATAGAAAGAAAAAAAGGTGTCGAAAGTGTTAGCATCAGGAGAACTGCTACTAAAAGCAAATGAGGAAAGAGAATTTAGTATACTGAAGTCTGACGGATTAGTAATAGGAGGATATGCATCAATAGAAATCGTTGACAAGCAAAACGACCTTATCACACTAGATGCATTGGATGAAGCAGTCAAGAAATACATGGGAGAGAAGAAGTACAGAAATGTAATGTCAAACCATTCAAATGTTCAAGTCGGGGAGGTAGTAGAGAAATATCGTGATAAAAACGGAGTCTTACACAAAACCAGTGTGGATGACGTTGGATTCTATGTTGTTATCAAAATGAGAGATGACATAGAAAAAGCGAAGGAAATTTCTAGAAACATCCGAAAAGGAACACTTAGGTCATTTAGTATAGGAGGGCAAGCGATTTCTAAGAAGCAGAGAACATCTGACGAGTATGGAGAATACAACGAAATAGATAAGTTGGAATTACATGAAGTCACAATCTGCGAGAAAGGAATCAACCCAGAAGCGAAATTCGACATCTTGAAACAAGAGTCGGAGGTGAAAAACAATATGAGTGAAAAACTGGAAAAAGCACTTGAAGAGTTGAACGGCCTAATGAAGCAGGTTGAGCAACTTAACAAGGAAGAAGAAGATGAAAAAATGGCAAATTCATCGTACGAGAAGGAAATGATGGACGAGAAGAAAGCCGATGAAGGTGATGACATGGAAGAAGAGGATATGGATTCTATGGCATACGCGGATGATGATGAGGACAAGGAAGAGAAAGCACTTGACCAAGACACCACAAGAGATTATGAGGCGGGAGAGGAAGTTGTTAGCGGTGGTTCACCGAAAGCAACACCTGCACCACTCTCAGTCTCTAAGGGTCTAGAGTCGGCTGATTTCTCTACTCTTGACCTTAGTGCCGAGAACGTAGAGAAGGCTTACGAGGCTTTCAAAGCAGAGCAGTTGGAGAAACTTGCTTACGACAACCTAAGCAAGACCTTCGGTGCTAGGTTCCAAGAGGAACTTGCTTTGAAGAAATCCGAGGCAGAGAGAAGCGAGTACGATGCTCGCGCAGACGTTGCTGGACTAAAGCAAGAGTTTGCTGAGTTGAGGAAGTCTCTCACTGAGAAGGATGAAGAAATTCGCAAGGCACAGGAAGTCGCCTTTGACCTACCTGAAAACTTCCCAACGTCAGTTGAGGAAGCATCTGGTCTGTCATGGGGAGATATACACAACCTAGCGAGGGGTGATTAAATATGACTGGATATATTAAGACAATGAAAGACCTTGAAGCAGCAACCTATGGAATGAGGGGCGCACAGGGCAATGCACTACTAAAGAGCGCAGGTGTAGTCGGAGGATTTGGAACACCACACGATGCAAGTGGCAGAGACTTTACTGCCGCCACTGGATTGTCCGACCTATACGGAGTCCTATACGGGCAGAAGGTTTGGTCAATGCTGAATCAGGAAGTTAACGCACTTTCGATGATGGCAAAGCGACCTTACACTTCCTCTGGTTGGAGGGTTCTAAGGAGCCGACCATCCGGTGGGGCTAGTGCCGCCTTCGGAGTAGGAAGCGGAGCCGCAGGTTCTGCAACCCCTAGAGCAGACAGACTAGGTGGAGTCACAGAGAACGAGGCTCTAGCAGACATCCCTGCTCTGTCTCCAGAGTACACCAAACTCTACATCAGCCCTAAGACGATTGCTCATAAGTTTGAGTTCTCAGAGGTTGGTATGGAGATGGCCGCTATTGATGACGGTGTAGGTGACATTCGTGCTATCGTTAGAGAGGACATGGGTAAGCACCACGCAGAGGTTCAGAACGTTATGCTTCTGATGCCACTAGAGCGATACTCGGATGTCGATGGCGCAGTCAACGGAGATGACATTACAGACAGCAACAAGACTGGAGTTATGGAGAACTACACTTCGCTCCACAAGATTGTCTCATCTGCCGAGGAAATCGGACAGATGTACCTAGACAACATAACGGCTAGGAGCGAGAACGATGGCGGAGTAACGGCAATTTCCCTTGCAGTAAGGAAGATTTTCGGAACAGACAGAGAAGTTACGTCTGCCGCCGATGGTGGTGACGCAGGAAGCGTTGACGATGTTGTGATAAACAACACTGGAGACAGGACTTACCTAGATGCAGAGGTTGACTTCGGTACATCATACGCATCTGCTAGGGTTCTAACTCTATCAATCCTTAACGACATGATTAGGAAGATAAGGCAGAACGGCGGAAACCCGAAGGTGATGATTACTGGATACGATACTATCCAGCACATCTCTGACCTACTACAGAGCCAAGAGAGATTCATGGACAGGAAGGAGATTGTACCTACCCACAACGGAGTTCGCGGGCCTAAAGGTGCTGAAGTCGGTTTCCGTGTAGCAACCTACTACGACATACCCATCATCCCAGCAAAGGACATGCCATCCACAACTGCTTCGTCAGTTACCAACGGATTGAGCGACATCCTTCTTCTGGACACGGACCATCTGTGGATGAGTGTGATGAAGCCTACTCAATACTTTGAGGATGGTATCGCTAACGGCAACCCATTCGGTGTTGACAGGCTTGGTAACACAGGTCTGTACAGAACCATGGGCGAGACTGCTTGCTCGTTCTTCAAGGGACAAGGTAAGATAACCAACCTAAAGTCTGCGTGAGGTGGTTGTTGAATGGCAACCGTAGTAACGATACTTGAGGACCACAAGGGTATGACCACGCCTAGAGTATCTGGTGATGAGTATTTCGTAGATGTCTTAGTTGACATGGACGCATATCCCGGAACCGATGATGTAGGTATCCTAGTGAATGCCGCAGATTGTGGACTCAGCACCATTCACCAAGTGATGGTGACTGGTCAGGACACCTTTACGGGACTAGTTGTCCCAGAGGTGTTGTCCACAGGTTCATACACAACGAACACAGGAAGCGGAGCAACTGCTTCTACGACTTCGTTCTGTCTGAACGTGCTACACGAAGTAAGTAACCAGATAGCAGAGCATACCGGAACCACAGATTACGGTTCTGTGCGCTGTCGAGTTTACGGCCTTCTCTGAGTAAAACATAAAGTAGTGGCCCTCTTCCTAGAGCATCAGGAAGGGGGTCGCTACCCTCTATTACTAGGTGAGAATATGGCTAAGGTTAGACTAACTAACAGACCATTGAATGGTCGGGCAATGAGAATAAATTTTGGAACAGATAGGTACGTTGTAGGATACAAACAAGACGTAGACATACCTCTGAGATATGCTAGTTCGCTTCTTAGAGATGACAACTACACAGTAGTATTAGATTCAAGTGATGAGAAGGACTTGGCTACTATGTCAAAGTACAAGAGAAGCCATCTAATTGGACACTATGATGGATTGTCCGAGGATGATGATGGCCCGACCATGGTTAAGAAACTGTTCGGGAAGAGCAAGTCCTTCTTTGGTAGTAAGGCCAAGCCGGAGAAACTACCAGAGGCTAAGGAAGAGATTCATCCTCAAATGGAGAAGCCAGTCAAGGAAGAAAAGGAAGTCCTTGCCCCTTTGCCACCAAATCTAGAGAAACTCACCAACAAGCAACTCAAGGCTCTACTCGATGAGAGAGGAATCAAGGCAGACGGTAAGAAGTCGATTCTAATTGATGCGCTATTGGAGGCAGAAGGATGACCACAGTAGCAACTAGCAAGATGCTAACTAATCCAAGCAACGTTAATGTGGTTGGTGGTAAGTCTCCACAGAAGGTTCGATTGAATAGCATTCATATTAGTACAGATGGTGGTTCTACTGCACAAGTTCAGATATTTGACAGTCATGATGCCACTACTGCTTCTGCTGACCAGATAACAAGAATCTACCTACCAGCCGCAGTAACGAATCTAGAGCATGACTTTCATGGGGCTTTGCTATCAGACGGAATATTAGTGAATGTATCGAATAACGCTTCTGCTACCGTCTGCATAACAATTAATTATAGTTGAGGAAAAAATATGCCAAGCCTAGAAACAGACACCCGCATGATTATGGCGATACTGTTCGTAGGTTCGATGTGTGGTGTGAATGTATTCGCATACTCACAGTACGGAATATCCTTCCCATATGGCCCGGAGGCACATGCCATCTTATTTGGCATTAGTACGGTAGGTGGGATACTTGTTGTCAAAGTGGCATTCGATGTGTTCCTTAGCGATATGATTGAGGAAACCCTACTTAGGAGAGCCATTGATGGCTATTGGGGTAGAAAGGAAAGAGAAGAGCAGAACAAGAGAAGAGTACGAGAGTCGATGGCTCGCTTCCAACAGAACTACACTCCTTACGGAGATTCTACTCTTCCAACGGTGAAGGCCGAAGAACCAGAGACAATGACTCCTGCGTTCTTAACACTTGAAAACCAGTAGATGTGAGGAATATGTATGGTCAGCGAAATCCTATTTGGAATGGATGAGTCTACCCTCGCATATGACTTACAAAGAGCGCACTCTGCTGATATCTGGTTTCTAAGGGCTAGGTTCTACCTATGGGGTGGAATCTTCTGTCTGGGTAGTTTTGCACTTGGACAACTCCTAGCGGTTTATGGAATCAATACGCTATCAATGACATGGAATGGTCTAGTAGACTTCTGGAATCATCTGTGGTGATATATTGTCAGTAATGGCAGGTTTTGCCATATTGATAGTCGAGGGACTCAACAAACTATACCAACGTGTACATGCAATCAATTTCGGTATATATGGGGCTACCAGAGCAGGTAAGACCACTATGAATCACCAGTTGAGAACGAGAGGTGATGTTCCAGATATTCGACATAGGACAGAAGGATTGCAACGTGCAAGCAGGAAGTACGTCAAACTAGACGGTGATGCACATACTGTGAAAACGGCTGATGTAGGTGGACAAACGGTATACTGGAATGACTGGTTGAACGATATGAGGAATCGAAGAGTCAAGTACATCATCTTCATGATGGATGATAGACACATGGACAAGCATTATGATATCGAACAACAACTGTGTTGGACTTTCCTAGTGGATACAATTTGCAGTACAGAATGGAACATCAATGGTAAGAGAAAGAAGAAAAGAGAATCAGACTATCCAGTAGCAGTAGGAATATGGGCTAACAAGTATGACTTGTGGAAAGACAAGTATGAACATGATGGGCCAATAGAACAGCATCCTATTTTCTCTGCATTCAGAGATGGCATTCAAAGATTGAACGACAAAGGAATACCTTGCTACAAATACATAGTAAGTGCCAAGACAGACTCTGAGATGGTCTACAGAGGTGTCCTAACCATGATAAAGGACTACTAGTTCGGTGAACATATGTCAATGTCATTCCAACCACCAAGTTTGATAGGTTCTTCGACAACGAATGTAACCAATACGGCATTCATGGATAGAATGGAACATGCTAGAAGCGCGGGTTCCATAATGCAATATGAATACAAGAGCGTCAAGCCAAAGAAACAATTGAAAGAGATAATCAAGGTACTAACACCTGAGAAGAAAACATTCCTGAAAATACCATACAGATTCAAGTACAACATCAAAGATAGATGTGTAGTGTGCGGTACACACAAAGTATGGGATGCAAGTGATAATCTTCGACCACCTCTACCATTACACAAGGTTCGCAAGGGATACCCAATGCGAGGAACCTACTGTGAGAAACATGCAGGTATACACAGGCAATACGAGATGCTAGAGCAACAGGTACTAGCAGAGGAACATGGATTGTCATTCAGCGCATACATACCTAAGACCCCATCTATGCAGACTCTGAATCCATTGTCCTCTGGCCCTTTGACTACCTTGAAAGAAACTGATATCATGTCACTTTCTTCTGTCGGTTGGACAATTAAACCACCTACGGCAGAACAAGAAAACATCGAAGAAGAATTGTTTCGGTTGCTAATAGAGCAAAATACAATTAACCAACGAGTGAAAACGTTATTGACCGAGGGTGCGAAGGTCACCATTAAGGAGAGTGATGCGTGATGGGGCTTTTTGGAACTAGTAACACATCTCTGTATAATCAAATGCAGAATAATCAACAGGCACAGTTCAAGACAATGAACAATCTGTTGACTCTACAGGAGAATCACGTAGAGGATTTCTTTCAGTATCATGGTGAGGCATTTCTATCTGCATTGGCACAACTAGTGGGTGATGTGGTTAACAAGACTGTTAGTGAGATATTGACAAATCTCGCTTTCGTCACTTCCAACAATGGTAATCTTTCTCTATCTGTAGATTCTACCAATGCTCTCAATGCTATCACACAGGCAAACATTGAGTTGGACATACAGACTCTTCTTGCTTCTGCGATAAACTCCGAAGTCATCATGCAGAGAAGAATGGCTAAGACGCAATACCTTGAGGCTCAAGGATTTGCTATGCCACAAGAACAGCAGGTCACACAACAGCAAGCAACGGTGGGTGGTATGCCCGGTCAGCCCAATACTAATGGTATAGACCCATCAATGATACAAGGTGGTAACGCCTCTGTCCAGATGAACAACGCGATGATGCAACAGCAAATGGCATTCAACAACCAATCTGGATATCCCGTACCTCCTTCTGGATATGACAATATGAACAATCCATATTGGATAGACCCTGTATCCGGTCAGATGACATACACCCCGCCCGCAAGCGGGCTTGGTCTTGCTAATGCCGTCAGTAAGGGCATTGCTTGGGCCAAGTGGCTTGCATAGGTGAGGTAGATGGTTCTGATTAAACAAGATAGATACAAAGAAAAAATGATTATTCCGGGCGAGTTAATACGCCTAGAAAATCAGAATGTCGTTTTTGATAATCTTCCCGCATCAGCAGACTTTGAAGAATTCTTGAGAAACATAGCATTCCAGTATCTAACCGCTTATCCTTTCAAGAATCTAGGTAAGAATCAAAGTGCGAAGATGAACAAAGCAAGGAAAGTGATGCCACTACTTGCTGATGTAGATGAAAGTGATTTCGCAGATGCAAACATATCCACTAGGAAAAACAAGCCCGGTAGTTTTACAGATACTAAGAAAAAAAGATACTTCGATACATTCATGAAAAAACTAGGAAAGGAGAATCTTTCGCTATTGATAAAGATACTTCAAAAGGAAGATTTTCTAGCAAAGGAGTTGAATCTCTCCGAAGCCACGATAAAACGTCTAGGTGGTAAGGAAGGAGAGAATCTAACTCTAGAGAGATTGGATAGCGAATCTACCATTCAGAAGGTAGTAGGCTATGAAGCAGGTACAGGGCTTTCTCCTAGTGGTAAGATAACTGCGGTGACACCAGAGCAACAGAAAAAATATGAAGATGATATGAAGCAGTATGAAGCAGGTGAAATCAAAGAAAAACCCGAAGCACCCAAACCAGATTTCCAAGAAGCAGACAAGCCAAACAGAACCATATCCCTACTATCCAAGTTTGACAAGGGAGAACCAATAGTGGACATAGGTAGAAACAGCGATACCTTTCAGATGTTTTTGGATAACATATCAATAGAAGGAGATACGATTAAAATTCAAACTGAGGATTACATCAAGGCTATCATGGCTATTCATGGGTACTATGACCCAGCGAAGGATGAATGGCAATTTGAGATGAAGGATGCTCCAGAAGGAGCAGACACAGAAGAAATGCAGAACATGCTTGATAAAATCTTAACGGGAATGGATAAGTTTGAGGATGAACCTGTAGAAAGTTCTTCGGGCTTGAGACAATATATGAAGGAATATAAAAAATTCAAGAGACAACTCAAGAGAATGGAGAAAGAGAACTTTCTCACACCAGAGGAAGTCGATACCTATTTACAGAACCTAGAAGATAAGATTGCAGATACTAAGCAAGCCATAAAGGATATGCGAGGTGCTGAGACTGGTGCTGATGCTGAAACTGGCGAAGGTGACATCGAAGAAGAACCTCAAGAAGAGATTGAAGTGTTAGAAGCAGGAAGTCCAGATGAGGATGATGTTGCTGAAAAGATGATGAAGGCGATGGATATCATCAAATCAAGTGTAGGTCAAAGAAGAGAATTGAAGAAAGTAGATAACTACAGTATAGAATATATTACTCCGAAAGATAATGGCAAATATACGTTGAAGAAATTCGATGGTACTGAATTAGATAACCTGTCACCTAGAGAGGCATACAATGCAAGATTGACAGAGTTGACAGAAACCGACATTAAGAACGCCCTATTATCAAAGCCACCTAAAAGCGGTAGAGATGTACATGGGTTAAGGAGAATGATTCTATCAACCATAACACCTTCTAATGGCTCTATATCAATTGGGACTACTGAATTCAAAATCAACTATGCTCCGTTCCAAGGAGATGCGGGATATGATAAATTCCTAATGTCACTACAGAGAAAGGACACAAAGGAAGATTCGCAGTTTATGGCATATGTACCAGAGTTGCTGAAAGCGACATTCATTCTTTTCAAATACAATCAGTTGATTCAAAGTATGCCTAAGTTTGAACTTGCAAAGATGCTTGACAGATATACAGATGAAGACGAACTAGTGCAAGATTTGGTATCGTATGCGGCTTTGATTACTAACGATGCATACGCATTGAAGAATCCAGAAGGTGGAACTAGACTAGCAAGTAGATACAATCCAGATACCAAAGCATATGAGGAAATAGAAGAGGAAATACCTGCAATAAAAGACCACCCAGATTGGAAGAAAGCAGTAGAGAACCCACAATACACAGAGTTGTTCAATGCTTGGAAAAAGAAAATTGCAGATGCACCTGATGAGATAGACATGGAGACAGGTAAGGTCAAGGAAAAACCGACAGAACCGGGTAAATTCTACGAAGCAGATACCATTGATGAAAAAGGCCGTCTTGTTGAAGGTAAAGATAGAGAAGACACTCCAATGGTTGAAAGTCAGATAATGGAAGTAGACGACAAGACTCCACCATTTAGAAAGTTCAGATTTGCTAAAGTTGACTTAAATGATTTTACACAGGGATATACAACTAAAACAGTAGCAGACCTAACTAAATTGGTTGAAGATATCAATAAAATTATCATGTACATAGATAACATCGAACTAGCAAAACCAGATGTAGATAAAGCAGAGATGGAGCCACAAGACAAGGCTATCATAGATGGTTTGGGAACTGGAAAGACAAGTCTCTTTTACAGGCCAAAGGGAGATGTCGGTCTTAGTTACAGTCTATCGGAGTTGTTTACCACGATGTCGGGTGACTCAGCACATGAGGAAATTATGGCAAGTATAGGAAATAAGGGCCAAGGTCTTATAGAAATTTATTATGACCATAAGGACTACCTCAAGAAACTTCTAGAGAATGCAGGGGGAGTTCAGATAGATGATGATGAAGACCCATTCATACAACCCCAGATGAATCTAATGTGGCTAGGTAAACCCGTTGACAAGAACAAGGATAGCATACACCAAAGGCAACTTATCCGCACCAAGCCAGAAGTAAAGGCCGGGAGAAAACAATGGAGAGAGACATATGACTCTCGTAAAGGTGAGAAGAACATATTCGATAAAGAGAAAGCACAGGATGTGAATGCGCTCATGAAGATAAAGAACAATTATCAAGACTTAAGAAGAGTAATCAATAGCGGTGGTTAATATGGTCAAACTAGGTTCCCCAAGTGATTTTACGTCTATCAACCCAAACTACACAATAGGAAATGGATTCTACACTACTCACACAGATGTTTCTAACTTACTCCAAATAGAGTCTTTTACAGATTTCTCTACACCAACGAGAGCAGAGGTAGGTAAACTCATCAAGAGAGTAGAAGAAAAGATAGATGATGCAACCAAGCACTCATACAGACCACTAATCTACAAAGATGAGTTTTCTTCGTTTGAGGCAAATCGCCATCTTATGTATCCTGTAACCATGTACAGGGATTACATTGGTTTCGTGCAATTGGAATTTCCGAAGGTTCAGAAACTTGTGAGGTTAGAGATATGGCAAGGAAGCGATTGGGTGGACTTGGCTTCTGCTACTGCTAGTATCACAATGCCATCCTCTGCTACTACTAATTCGCAGACTTGGAAGATTACACTAACCGCAGGAACGTTCACCTTTGAGATAATAGAGGGAACTCATTTCTTTGACTCCTTCGGGCCAAAGACAACAGCCAGTCAATTGGTGGATGCAATCAACGAGGTATACCCAATGAAGACTGCTAAGTTTACAGGAGAAACTGCGCGTAAGACTGTAACTGCCGTTGGAAACACATCAGTCAATATATCTGATTTCTTCTATGCTACCAAAGATGGTGACAAGGTAACAATCTCATCATTGTTGATGGGCGATGATGGCTCTAGTTGCACCATTACTTCTGTTGATACGCAGAATGGGAATGCAGGAGTGGGAAGTGTATCTGGATTCACAGACCATGAGACACAAGGGAGGCTAGATGATTTCTGGCAGATAAGCCATGAAGGTAAGATATTCTTTCACAGTAAGTATCCATTCATCAAGAATCACTCCATTAGAGTCACATATGTCGCAGGTGATGGAAGAGTACCTGCACCTATTCACGAAGCCGCTACGAAACTAGTAGCCGCCGAAGTAATTAGGCATGATGACAATTCTATCCTTGTTGCTGAAACAGGTTCAAACATCGACTTGAAGACCAAGCACGATATACTAATTGAAGAGGCGAACAAGATTATTGATGGGAAGAAGAACATCATCCATTTCATATCGTGATTCAAATGGTAGAAGAAGTAAGAAGAAAATTGCTCAAAGCCTTGAAGATAGGCAGAGAGGCGGCGGAGAGAGAGATAGAACGAAACGCCATGCTTGCTGATTTGGGCCTTGGGGAGTTTTCTCTATCTGAGAGCGCATTGAATGAACAGGCTCTAAAGGCCGCAGATGAGGCGTTTGCCAGAAAAATGTCGGAGGCTTTGACAGATGGATGAAGTGACGTTGGTACTACGTTTGCTATCTGATAGGTGGTCTGCCGCCGCTAGTGCGTTAGTTAGTGCTGGCACGATAACTGCTAGTCACGTTGAAACTCCTAGATTCATTGATGTTCGTTCTATTAAGCCAAATGAGGGCAGAAGGGTAGATGCAGACCAGAAGGCGATACTCATTGTATACGAAGATTCCAACACCACAGATTATCCAACGATAGACTATGCTGTGAGAAACGAGACATACACATTCACACTTCATCTTAGAGTCCTACATCGTAGGGATTTCGCAGATGGTTATCCTACTACTGAAACTCCAAGTGAAGCAAATACAGAGGCTGGCCTAGTTTTCTCTAGAGATAGACTCAAGGCATTATACGAAATAGCGCGATATATTCTAGAAAATAACTCATTGAGGCCAACCGTCTATGTAGGTGGTGGGACTTCGGGAACCGTGGAAGGTAACGCAGACCTCATCAAACTTCAAAGCAGGTCGGAAGCCAATGACCGTGGAAAAAGGTTATTGGGCTACAAACTAGCGGTTGAGATGAAGCGGTTCGCTCGGACAGTATAGGTGGGATAATTTCAGTGAGTAATGAGGTATTTATTGGCGCAGGTGCAATGACTACATTAGCCCCGGAGTGTGACATTTTTCTACATCAATGTGACATCTCTGGAGCAGTAGCAACATTAGATGGGGCTGTTGATGATGACTTTCTATTAGTTCCCGGTCTATACAAGGGATGTATTGCTAAAATTCACAATGGTACGGCGGCAGATACCCAATATCTTGTGATAAAGGACAACTCTTCTACGACTCTCACATTCGATGAGACTCTAGTAAAGAATGGTAGCAACCATGCTAACTTGGTCATTCTAGCGTTTGGCGCACCAGTACCGGGGCCAAAGAATGGAAACAAGACAACTCTACTATCAGACCATTGGCTAGGACTAGTCAATACATTCAATCCGCCTTCGGTAGAAGTCGAGATGAAGCAATTGAATCTAGCAACTGGAAGCACACGCAACTTCGGATTCCAGTTCAAGGGCAATGAGACAGTAAGCGGTGGTTCTATTGACATTGCATTGAACAATGGTTCTTGGCTATACTACGCATTAGGTAAGTATGCAATAGATACCACAATGGAAACTTCTACGCACATACATTCAACTAACGAAGGAACATACGTCAATCCGGGCGATGAGAGCATTGTCCGAGCAATAGGAGGGGCTTTCTATCCGCCTATACACACTAGCCTAACTCCAGCATATAGAGAAGGCACAGATACCACAGACCCAGATTTTCATCTTGTTCAAGCATCAAGCATTAGTAATGGGGTAGAAAGTAAGTTGTACGAATACACATTCACAGAGGCAAACGGTTCGGCTCTTCCATCCTTCGCAATAGAGATGTGCTACGCCAAGGAAGGTAGAACTGCAACAGAGGTCGTTGATGATAACACCAACAACTCAAACATGTATGCAAGGGTCTTCACAGGAAACCAAGTAAACTCCCTTGCAATCAACTTTGAGGAAGGACAGGAAGTCAAGGCTTCCGTGGATTTCGTTACTAGGAGAGCGTTCGATGTTCCCGGTGCAAGTGCAAGTACCACCTTCGATGGTCACATACCAAACAGAGGGAAACTACAGGCAAGCGAGTTGCTTAACTTTGGTACAGATGCAGAGAACCAACCCTTCATGTTCTCATCTGGGGCAATCAAGATATTCGGGCAGACCTTTGCCAGAGTAAAGAATGGTAACATTACCATCAACAATAACATAACCCCTCACAGATTCATAGGTAATTACAGTCGGGAAGTGACATCAATGCACGTACCCGGACAGAGAACCTATGATGCATCATTTACACTATTAATCACAGACACCAAGGTATGGGATGAGTTGAGAACAGAGACAGAGCATTCCGGTGGAGTAATCGAGGTTTCCTTTGTCAAGGATTCTGGCGAACTTCTCAAGTTGCAACTCAATGATTACTTGGTACAGAACGTAACAGTTCCCCTACCCGATGACAAAGGTGCAGTTGAAGTAGAGTTGGCAGTATCTGCTAGAAGCCTAGGTACAGTCCAATACAAAGGAAGATGGCATGTATTGTCAATCGGAGGTGTTGCTACGAGCGAGTAAGCAACATTAATCAAATTCCACCAACATTGTTTGTTTGTTGGTTTGTGTTATAGGTGGAATAAAAAATGAGTGAAATAGTAAATGACAAGAATATGCTGTTCGCAAGAACAGAAAGCGAATGCCATGAATTGAAAGTAAGCCCGGATTCAGAACAGGTTCTGAAAGTCTGGGTAAAGGAACCTACTTGGCTACAAGTAGAACAAGCCTTATCTTCTGTTATGCAGTTATCAGAGGATAGTATGAATCTAGACTTGAATAAAATGTACAGATTCATGGCTGAAGAATTTATCGACAAGACCGAGCCATCTCTATCGACTACGGAGATTCTTAGGTTAAGCCCCTTCATCGGAGAACAACTAAAGGATATTCTCCCTAACCCATTCACCGATTTGATGGAGGCTGATACGGGAAAAGTCTAGCGATACGTCAAGCATTAGAAGGAAGAGCGAGTGACCCTTCTGTGTCATTCTCGGTTCTTCTATACACATATTGCAAGACATTCGGCATAGACCCACACCACGCAAAACATACTCCATTGAGCCTAATGATGGAGATGTTGATGATACACGGAGAAGTAGAGAAATACAAATCGGATGAGATAGAAAAAGAGTCAAAGAGGATGAGAGAAAATGGTTGATGTAGCATCATCCACTTCTGCATTGACCGAGGCTATTGCACAACTGAACGCCGAGACTGATAGCCTAGTAGTAAAGTTCGGTGAGATTTCAGATAGCAGTAAGGTATGGACAATAGCATCTAGGATTCTTTCGGGTTCTGGATTGTGGAAACTACAGAATAGGATTCGTGCCGTAGGACAGACAATCAACGTTTTCAACGAGGCCAATAACAAGGCTCTAGAGAATCAGATGAAGCAGATGGAAGCCAACCAGAAGTTGGCTAAGACCATGATGAAACTCAAGAAGGAATACAAGGAGATAGGTCAATCCGATTACTTCAAGCAAATGAAGAAGGGATTGATGGCGAAGGGATATACTGAGAAAGACGCAACCAAACTCGCAAAGGAACAAATTCAAGGACAATATGCTCAAGTACAGAAAGGTCTGGAAGGTAGGATATCTACCAAAGCAGGATTCAGAGATTTTCTAAAGACTGGAAAGGTACAGGAATTATCAGCAGAAAGAGGAATGCTCAGAGATAAGAAGGGAAGATTCACCGGAAAGGGAATAACAGGCATAAGCCAAAAAATGTCTGATGCAGGTATAGGTGGATTTACTGCAAACATGCTATCAAACACATTCAAGAAAATGAAATGGACTAAAGAAATAATTATGCAAGGTAAGTTCAGAAAGAAAGCAGAAGCAGTCAATGACTGGTTCAAGAAGAAACTGACTACGTTTGGCAGATTCTTAGATGTGGGTCTTTCCGTCTTACTAAAACTAACTATGGGTCTATTGTTAATTACATTCTTTGTGATGATAGTCAGGAAGGTGTGGCCTAAGTTCACGGCTACACTAGACCAATTAGGTGGGCTGAAACCACAATTAAACCAAATATGGAGTGGATTGAAGGGTGTTCTTGGTGGTCTATTCACCATGTTCCAAGGTGTGTTCCAAGGAGACTTCGGTAAGGTATGGAAAGGATTTACGAAGGTTCTGAAAGGATTCTGGAATATACTGCTAGGTGCGTTGTTTGGATTGGGTAAGATAATCATAGCGGCTCTAGTAGGACTAGGGAAGGCAATAGTCCATGGTTATCGAAGCATTGCCCCAAGTTGGCTAGGTGGATATGCGACTGGTGGGGTTACACCAAGAAGCGGAGTAGCGTTGGTAGGAGAAAGAGGGCCAGAGTTGGTATCGCTTCCAGCAGGTGCTAGAGTACACAACAACACAGAAAGTAAGAGAATGATGGGAGGACACACAATCAATGTCCATGTGAATGGCAGGGTTGGTGCTTCTGATGCAGAGATACGAGACATCGCTACAAAGGTAGCAAGGGAGATAGGAATACAGATGAACAGAACGACAAGCGTGGTAGGTAGATTCTGATGCCCGGTGAGAACTTCAATAACTTCAAGGTCTTCTTGGAATTACAAAGAAGAAATGACGAAGGCATGAATGATGGTGCGGTGAACAGAATACCGCTATTCGTAGACAACCTCGGCATAACCACATCAAAGAGCGTAATGGCGATACCCGTTCCCTTCTCTGGTGCTATACAGGGAGAGTCTCTGAATCTAGCCTTCGATGTGGGTATGGCTCAGAAGACAATAAACATGTCCGGTCAACTACTAGGACAGACCATAGTGAAGAAGAGAGATGGTTCTGCGGCCAAGACCGTAAAGATGACTTCCTATGAAATGGCCCAACTCATACATTCGTATGTGGATTCAAGTACATTCCAAGATGACCAGAACATGAACAAACTAATCGTTCTAGGCCCAACCAGAGTAGGGTTCAACTTTGACTATCATGCCGGGGCAGAGAATGCAGATGTCTCAGATTTGAAGATGATGCCCTTCTCTTGGAAAACTAGGGGATACGACAACAGTTTCACTCGATATGATTATGATGCAGAAGCAGGGACTGGAGCAAACTCCGAATGGTTTACTCCCTATACTGGAGCAGAGGAAGTTAGCGTTGGCATAACTGGGTTTATTCAGAACTTCAACACGACCATGGATGGGTCTACGTTTCCTGCGGTTGGTTTTACAATGGACTTTACAGAAGCCTTCGTGCTATCGGAGAACTTCTTGGATGGGTGAAAATGGTCAATGCATACATCGAGGACTCATACAAATTGGTATTTCCAATATTGTGCAACGGTTATCTGAACATTGATTATGATGCGCCGATTGCGCTTTCTGGAACTAAAGTCTCTACAGGAGTTCTAGTAAATGGTGCAGTAACCAATTCCTCTACAACTAACATAGCCGTGGATACGGTAGATGCTACTACCAAGTTCTCAAAGGGAGATAACGTGTATGATGCTGATGGGAATACAGTAGGGCAGGTATCTTCTGTTACGGCTACGCAGATTACCTTGACATCCAATAACGCTCAAGCACTAAGCAATGACGAGAACCTCAAACAAGACCTAACCTCAGTATCTTCTCTACGAAATAGGAGTATATGGTCCGATGATGCGGAAGTAGGAGTAACCAATGGATTTGTGTTAGAGGCAATATTGACTCCTTACGATGTAAATGGCATTGGTTCTAGGACTGCGGGGCGACATGGCGTTCTTGATTCTCAGAAAACCCCGCCTTATCCTAATGACAATTCCAGTGATGTTGCTGATAGAACAGCATATGAAAGCGTAGACTATCTTGGTTCTTCTGCATACCTACAACAAAAGATGATGATATTTCACAATGCCAACCTTAAATTCTATTTGCAAAACGTTACTTCTACTTCTTCACTTACGGGTAGTTCATACAACCAACCCGCAGAGTACAAGTTAGTTGCTGAGTTGACGAAAGGAGGAACTACAGAGAAGATTGAGAGTCACAAGATAATTACTGCAAGTAAGAATCTATACGGATACTATGATAATACTGGTTACTACAACGGTATCACTACTAGTCATCGAAGGGTGACTACTAGCGCAACTGGTAGCAATCCGTCTGGTACTATAACCATACAAGACTACGATGACTTGGAGAGAAACACAAAATCCACAGGTCAAATCGTCATCTCTGGAGATATAGCAAATTACACGAAACCTGTCAAAGCAACTGGAAGCATTACAATAGTGCAGAGAAACAATCTGAATACAGATGTAGTTGGTGCTACTGCTGAAGAAGGTACAGTACAATTCTACAATCAACCAGTCAATGCTGATAATACAAATGTCAATAATCACATTCTAGTAACTCATGAAAGCGGTAATCCTACTAGGAAGTGGTTTGCTCTACCGGGAATAACTAACGGTGCTGACCTAAGCGGTACTGCATCTGCTGGATTTACTTGGCCTTCTGGTGCTAAAGGATACTTGATAGGGGCTAGTGTGGAAGCAACGGCACAGAACTTCGCTGATGCAGTTAACGCCGATAACACAGGTTTTGCAGGTTCTGCTTCCAATCCTAGAGATGGTACTGCGATTACGTTCGGATTTAACGCACCCGAAGAAGTGACGCTGACGGTTGCTATCACAGGTAGCGCACCAAACAGAAAGGGAAATGATGGTGCGGTGCTGTCTGCGGGTAGCACACTGATAGCAAGCAATAACTATACTGAGGCAGATGGTTCAACTCAAGCAGGAGTAAAGATAATTCCTTTCAGTGGTGGGGTTAATGAGTTAATTCTAGGAGAGACTACTGGCTCAAATGACAACACGATAAACTACTTCACGCTAACAGATAGTGCTGGCAATACGAAGAACTACTTTCCTGCACATGATTCCACACAAACCACTGGTTCCACTGGAACTAGAACGTTAGATGACAATAGTACCGTATCGGTAGTCTACTTTAATTTCGCAAGTAACGCAAATAACAATGGTGCGGCTACTGCTCTAGCAAATGTAATCAATCACAACAACGGACACGGCAGTACGATAACTGCTGTTGCTAATGGCGCAACAGTAAACCTCACTCATGATTTAACTGGTGCGGCAGGTAATAACGCAACGATAGCAAAAGCAAACATTGCCAATAGCGCGGCAACGATATCTGGTTCTAACTTCACAGGCGGAGTCACAGAAACTAATGCAAGCAGTACCCCATTCATACAACTAGTAGACAATGCAGGTTCTCCTGTCACTAAGAAGTACGTTCCTGTAGCAAATGGTGGTGCAATTGCTACTGGTGGTTTAAATGGTGGCTCTATTGGAGATGTATCTGGAGGTATAGCATTCCAAGAGGGAGGAAGCGCATCTGCAACGGCTGATAATCTAAGAACCGCAATTGCTCATAGCAATGGTCATGCAGGTAGCATACTAACAGATTCGGCAGGTAGTGCCACAATTAATCTAACACAGAATACGATTGGAACAAACACCGCCGCCATAACTTTGGGTAATCTTTCCTCAAATATCAGTAAGACTAACTTTAGTGGTGGTGGAACACCAGACAATTTTATCAGCGTTACAGATGCATCTGGTACATTGAAGAAGTACAAGGCTTCAACACATGAGGTCACTGGAACAACCGATGGAACATACACCTTCTTCAAAGCAGAGACTAACAACGATACAACTGCCGCCAATCTAGAAACTGCCATAGATGGAGCAAATGGTCATAATGGGACATTGATTACAACAAGGGCAAACAATGTGCTAACTGTCAAACTGAATCAAGCGGCTATGGGTAGTGCGGCTATGTCTGATAGCATAACTGACTTGGCTACTGTGAATTTCTCAGCAGGAAACAATACGGAAATTAGTGTAGGTTCTGGAGAAGCAACAGAAATAGGGCCGGGGAACAAGATATATGATTCATCAATACAGGAGTTAGGAACTGTTGCCTCTGTTAGTGGGGATACTATCACTCTTACTTCTGCTCCTGCATATACTGTAACTTCTACAATCTATACAGACCAGAGAAAGGAAGCATTGTATCTTGAGCAAATATTCAAGGTGTCTCTAGTATATAATAGAAATAACCTAGAATTACATCTGAATAACTCTCTGGTAAAGCAGAAGGCACACAACGTAGCACCATTCTATCTTGATAAGAGTGATTGTCAAATAGGTAGGGGTTCTGGTAATTCAGAGCAATTCTTTGGTGAGTTATTTGAAATTGCCATGCATAAGTCAAAACGCCCATCAACTAACACACATACACTGAGTCCCGGCTTTTCTGATATCTTGTTTTACTATACGTTTGGTGATTGAATGGGTGGAGTAAGTAAGGGCAAGGCAATATTCCCACTCAACGTAGGTGTGAAGGATACTGACATCACAGATGACAACGATGCATTTGACTATGCTGGACACGCCGCAAAGAAGAGTGAAGCATACCTAAACGTATCAGTAAATCCTACACTAGTGCAGAACAACCTACAATACGAGAACTCTCAAAACGGGTCATCTTTGAAGTCGTCTGCTAACTTCATGGAAATAAGAGACACCTCTCACGGTGGTTCAATTAGCAATGACTCTACAAGTAGGATTGGTAATAGGATATATCCTAGCAATGCTACTTTGACTGACCATGCTCTAAACAGAGATGAGACTCATTCATTCAAAGTGAAGGTGTATGATTCGCAACTCACTAATTCCGAGACAAATAGAAAGTTCGTTTATTCTACCAGTGACTATCCTGCTACAGAGGAAGTCGGATTAGACATAGAGAACTATGATTACTTTATCTTGTTAAATCCAGATACAGTAGTTATGGGTACAGATGCAATCAGACCACACTTTGCGAAGGTAACTAGAATAATCTCCTTTGATGAGTTTGGAGATGGATTAGAATTCTCTCCTGCATATCCTACAGAAATAGGAATCAATACGAAGTTTGAGATTTACAAAGGACCAGCAAAGACAGCGACTGACATTGTTGCTGTGAGTTATGGTCTGAGAGGTGATGCTCTAAGCAATACGAATAAACACGATAGAGTATCACATGCTAGTAGGCCGACTTGGTATTTCTACGATGATAGATTAGATGAGAAAGACCAACTAGATTACATGACGAAATACAATCTAACTCATCTACGTTATTGGAGTGCTTTCACTACTGTATCAATGAATGCAGTAACATCACATGCCCAGTACGCTATAGGTAGTGACTCGATAAAGTTCACAGTAACAGATGTGGCAAACAGACAGAAACTCTTGCCGGGTATGTCAATCTTCGACAATAGCGGGGTTTACCTTGGAAACATCAAGACCTTAGATGACACTAACAATCTAAGATTAAAATTAGATTATGCGAGAGTGCTGATAAACCAGAACAACTCACAGTTCAATGTAAAGATTGGTAAGACTATACAGAACGTAATATTCAGAACCGAAGGAAAGTTCAACAATACAATACACAGTCTAGGAAAGGACAGACTAGAGGCAACTCTAGTAGATGCGAATAAGACATCTGATGACTCCACTTCTAGTGATTTCTACAAATGGGAAACTGCGTTTCCTAAGATGCACAGGCATACCGCAAACTTGGATTCTACTTCTACTCTCAAATTAGATGGTGACCTAACTGGACCGGGCAAGTACCTAACTTTTGAGAAAGCCAACTACAAGAATAATCAAATTCCATTAATTACACATGCACTATTGAATCAACCTAGGAATAAGATGAGTCAACTCGCTCAATTCAAAGTAATGGACAATAGCGGATTGCAACACCTCAAGATGAAGGAAGAAACCGATTTGATTCTAGAGAGGAACATATACAATGGTAGTATGCAATTTATGAAGTTCCACGGCAAGGCATCCCGACATTCATCAAACACATCCACAATCGTCTTGTCGGACATACAAAAGAACACAGACCTAAGAGCCGTATTGGGTGCTGGCCCGAATGCAAATACAATAGTGGAGATAGATGGATACTACTATGTCGTCAATGTAGTAAACGCTCAATCTAATGGAGAGCAATCATTCACAATCAAGAACAAGAAAACAATTGCGGCAAACACATGGACAGGTAGTTCTGTAGCAGAAAACTTCTCATCAAAGGAAATGAAAGTAGCACCATACACAGGCGTATTGAATACTACATTAGAACCAGATACAGAATTTGACCTAGATTCATCTAGATTATCAATGTCAGATGTTACGATAGATGAGAATGAATCTAAGTTATACAACTCTAGATTGGTTATCGGTACGCATAACAGGCACGATAATAGAATACAATATGGAGATAAGGATAACAAGTATCTGAAGATACAGGATGATAGTCGGGTCTTCTACCAACGTTCTAATGAAAACAAGAGCAGGTTCTATTACTACAACAGTAGTTATTCAATTAGCGATGTTGCCTTTACTGGCGTAATAGAGGATATTACTAGTGCCTCGGAGAATGGTCTAACTACATACAATGTGGTTGGTAGAGATGAAACTTCCAAACTCCTATCACAGACAGTAAGCAAGAACACTACATTCATGGAAGATGTTATCCATACTTCATTACCACCTATTCTAAACGCAACTGCGATTACTGGTATAAGCAGTCTAAGCGTGACAACAGGTAGTGCTTCTGTGACATTCTCTGGCACTCCTTCTACTACTCCTGCGAAGTACGGCCTCATACTTAACCAAGCAGGGGAGTTAATTGGGGAGGTAAAACAATACTCATCTGGAACCATAACCTTGTATGATGGAGCATTCTCCACACCAACTACGACATCATCATTGAAGTATTATCATCCATACAGTCCTACATGGGTGAACTATGTTACAGGCACTAAGGCACTAGGAAGTAATGAGCAACACAATACTGGTACTGCGTCTTTTACCTCGATAAGCGAGAAAGCAATTGATTTCAACTCTGGGCTATCTCTAACATTAGATGGAAATAATTTCGTTTATACAGTAATAAGAGGCTCATCCAATACTGGTTCCTATCTAAAAGATGGAACATTAGGATATGACATATCATCACCAAAGGCAATTTCTACCAATGATGCTATCTTCGCATTCAATGCAGGTAATGAAAACGGAGTGACATTGGATAAGATAGATATCGCTTCAATAAGCAAGGAAACCTTTGATGTGGTGAAGGTAAACGAGAAGGATGAATCTGAAACCAGATTGTCTCTATCTCCTATATTCCCCATACTACTAGGAAGGGTGGACATAAATTCCTCAGATACAAGAGGAAACTGCAATCTGTATCTAGTCAACAACAATGCAGATACAGGTGGATTCATCCATAGATTACAATCAACTGCAAGTGGTACTGGCTACTTCGGGCCAAAGGAAACCATGAGGTACTGGGATTTGCAGAGATTTGCCAGAGGAACGATATACAGGAATCATGACAGTATCTATCGGTTTGGCTCTAAACCACAGATGGTAACTGGCTACGCCGTGGCATATGGTGTCAAGGCAGATGGCAGTCTCATGACTCCAACTGCAACAGGAGACAGCAAACCGCTATCTGGTAGCAACACAATCAAGGGATGGACATATGTTGCTAACTTCTTCGGTAATCAAGATGACTATCCAATAGTAGAGTCTTATCCAACAATACGAGAAGAAACCAGTGTCTCAATGTCTGGATACGTGCCAAGTGGTTTGGAAAGTGACATACAATATAACTCCTTTGAGCAGATAGACCCAAGAGCAGAAACATATGAATTACTAGCAACGGGTGATATATTTCCATATTCCAAATTGCGACATAACAATCTGGGATACCATACGAAAGACTACAATGAATTTGGAGTTCTATTGGAATCAGAACCAAATCTCACAGGAGAAACAACTCACCAACACTATGTTGGTAAGACGAAGCAGACTCTCCAAACAGAGAACATGTTTGAGGAATCATCCATTCAGACATCAACACAAACCACCAATCAGATGAGAAGGTTTGGAGTTATGAAACTAGTAGAGGCTACATTCGACTGGCATTTCAATCCGGTGGACTATGAATCCTTACCAGACAAAGCAGAGGACATACCAACTGTGAAAACTTTTGACTATGTTCAGTTCTGCACACCAGTAGCAGAAACTTCTACCAATAGCATATCATGGGACAATGATGGTGTGTATACTACCTCAAATGTGGATGCATCAGATGGTAGGGTGTTCTACCAGAAAAGCAAGATAGGCGCATTTCCCGCTAGTGCATACGGAAACATAGCGTTTGCGTCAGGTATCAATGGCTTCGTTGCATTGAATCAAGACACTACAATGTCATCTGTTCGATGGATAATGAATTCGATTACTGATGTATTAGACGCAGGTAGCGCAAATGGCCTATTGAGATATGATGGTGGAACACATGCAAGCGGCCTTCTGAGTTACTTCGGTGTGCAACCCTTCCGGCTTTTCGGAACTACGGACTTTAATATTGACAACCTCACTTCGCATACTGGAAGCACACAACTTAAGTTTCAAAGAAGAAGCAACGCGCACAATATTCGTTTTAGTCACGTTTGGCTATGTACACCAACAGTAGACAGTAGTAATTTCAAATGGGCTAAGTCACTAAAGAGTTCTACTGGTTTCAATACGAGGTTTACGGGACACGACATAATCCTACCAATTGTCTCAGAGGAACATGCTGGAACTTGGTCTGGTAGTCCGAATTATGATTTCATACGAGAACCAGACAAGAAAGATAGGAGACTCTCCGCCCATACGCACTTCTCTACTGGAACACATAAGCACATCTCTAGAGTGGTTGCCGGGTTGTACCACAGAGAACTTAGCGATACGGATAGTGACCTTCGATTTAGGTTCGGGGTAGGGCAGACCGCAAACAATAGTGCTTCCCTAGCACACATCTATGAAGGATGCATTGGTGTATTCAGAGGCTTCAAGCAAGGCTCAACCGTCATGGCGGAGAACTTCGGTACTGGAGTCATAGACAATGATAACATCGTGATGAGTACGGTGTTGTCATTAACTACGGATTCTGTGTATAACACTTTCATTACTGGAAACACCTCGGACTATGACCAAGTAAGTAGGAACCTAATGATACAGAGATATGCTAAGAATGTCGATACTCTACATCTGGAATATGAGGATGACGACACTACCATGATGCTCAATGTAGGTGGCTATGATACAAACTATGGTGTTTCGTTTAACGACCATGGATATGGTTTCATTGGAGACTCCTTCCAAGCATTTTCATGGACAGGAAAGAGTGGTAATGATACACTCACAGGAGTATCGGACTTGAACAACGACTATCCAGTTGGAACTGATGTTCATGAAACAGAGTACAGTCTTGCTATGGTAGGAACAAAGGGTGCTGATTGCATTCTTTCAGACAAGTTGTTCTTACGGGTAAGTGGAACTAGAAGTAATTTCAAGTATTATTCTCCACACTTTAGTCATCAAGTAGCAACACCGTCTGGAACACCTACGCATTATGAAACTGCGGGTGGTGTGATATCAGCACAGATGCTAGTTAAACCAACATTCAACATAGTCAACAATAGTGGTGGAATCACAGTACCTACAAGTAGCGATAACAAGGTAATCACATTCGTACTTAACTCAGATACTGAACATGCTTGGCTTAGTTACATGCCAAACCTAACGGGATACTACCTAGTCTCTGAGGACTTTACTGGTGATATAGAAGGCAATCTAAACATACGAACCTCACCTAATGCAGATATGCCTAAGAAGATACACAAGATAGTCAATCACAGAGTCTCTGTAGCACCTAGTACAACTGCTACAGAAACACAAGAAATAACTCTAGATTCTGATTTCTCTTCAAGCAATGGTGCAAGATACAGATTGATGCGACCTTCTGAAGTCACATTCGATGAGCATGAAAATGAGATAAGGTTCAATGTGCTTCTAAATGATGGAAAGGGAAGAGATTGGAGAACAGGCGGTAGTAGACAATCAAACGCTACATTTTCCGAAAGCGTAAATCACATGTACCTTCTTCTTGATATCGACAACGCACATAGCACCATAGAGAGAAGAACGGGTACTGATGCCATCGCTCCGTTCTCGGATTTAGCAGATGGAGACATATTGGATATGAACATCACAGATGGTACGGAATCCGTTAGAAAGAATATCGTAGTCAGGAAGACCGTTGCAATAAATGATGGGGAGAATCAACAGACCAAGACAGGTTTGACATTGGAATTCGATGGTAGGTTATCTGCTAATGGAGTCGTATCGTTTGGAGAGGTGTTTGAAGTCACCCTAGGAAGAAAGCCAAAGTTGAAGGACATCACGAAATGTAGCATAGGAACAACCTACGCAATCGCATCTCAACTTGAGAAGGAGGTAGAGAACATCGTGACTCTTGCTGGGTTAGAGTACAATCCAAGTCGAAGTTTCTCCAACCCTACAGGTAATATTGTTAGTTCAGGCACTACCATGCTATCTACAGGAGTCATCGTGAATGGCACACATGGTAGTGCGGCTTCCACCATTACAGTAGATGGTGTTGATGCAACGACTATCTTTGCAGAGGGAGATTCTGTCTTCGATGATTCTGGGACATTCTTAGGGTTTGTTAGTAGCACTACGGCAACGGCAATTAATTTAACCGCAGGACATCCAGTTGGTATCAGCGACAATGAAAATCTCCAGAGAGAGGGAATCACATGTACCTCTGCTATCGAGGGAATATCAGTAGGAGATGTAGTGTATTCCTATGATGGACATTTGATTGGAGAAGTTGCCTTAGCGGGAGTTTCTGGTTCGACAATCGCACTTAGGAAAAGATACTTCTCACCTGCTCAGTATGACGAACTTGTTCTTGTGAACAAGAAGACCTTTGCAACTAACTTGAAGTTCGATAACACGAACATGTACAACGCGCTGAACTCCTTGGTAGTAAAGAGAGGACTGGATTACAATATCAAGAATGGTGAATTCATAACAAGAAACATAGAAGATACTGGAAGCCTACGAAGATACGCACTATCATACAAGGAATCCAATAGGCTAATCTCCGTCAAAGGAAACACATCAATGTTTGACAAGGCAAACAAGATAGTCGTTGTAGGTGATAAGGTGCAATACGAATTGGAAAAGCCGACCAAGAAGCAGACTAGAACTGTAAAGGTTGTTGACCCAACGATAAAGAGTAGGGTAGATGCTGAGACAAAGGCAGTTGAACTGATGAATATATATGATGGGGATGCAAGGAAGATAGATATTGAATTGCAGAAAGAAGGTCTTGAATTACTTGAAGCGGGAGATATTCTAAGAATGAACTTCCCTAACCATAACATTCCTGTTAACGATTACATAGTATTTGAAATTGAGAATGTTCTATCTGGAACATTGAAACTCAAGGTAGGAACGTTTGACAAGACGATAGCAGAACGACTTAGCGAACTCTCAATGCAACAAGCAGATGACAGTACCACTTTACTAGGCAGAAATGCAGTAGTGGAATCATCTGGTAAATTCCTATTCGATGCAATCAAATTAAAGAACATCAGTTTCTCCTACAACATAACCGGACCATCTAACGCGCTGTCTAGAAACTCAAACATGGGCTTCGATGACATAGTTGGATTTACGGAGGAAGTAGGGTTTGAACACAGCATTGTCACAAAGAAGTCATATAAGGATAGATTCTATGAGCAGGAGGATTACTAATGATAGTAGATGAAGGAAAAGAAGTATTGGCGACATATATCGCAAGCAATTTTACAACGGTAAAGATAGGTAATGGTGGAGATGATACTGCTGGTTCTCAGACAGATTTAGATTCGTTTGTAGCCACTAAGTCTGCTACACCATCAAGGATAGGAACACAACTAGTTTGGACTGCATCTTTTACAGGTACAGACATTGGTACTCAAGGTGTTTCAGAATTAGGAATTTTCGATGGTAACGATAAACTCTTGAGCCGAGTCACCTTCACGAATACTGGAGTAGTGCCTACTACAGACACGGTGACGTTCACAATTAGACTGGAGGTAGATTGATGGTAAATAGTAATCCGGGCTTTCTAAGTACATTGTCTGCTACACCTAACACTCGCATAGTGGATGGTTCGGACAATATTCATAGTGGTATAATCAATAGCCTGAACGTTGCTACTGGTGGAAATGTTGCTCTTAGTGGGTTCAATATAACACAAGAAGATGGTGGGACATACACGCAGTATGATGTGGCTTCTGGTAAGATACTAAGGAACGGGTTGTTAGTCTCAGTTTCTGCTAGGAACGACATTGCACCCGGAGTTGGTGAACGTGCAGGAAATGACTGGTATGCTACTGTTGTAGTGGATTCATCTAACGTTATACAGATTAGAACAGGTGCAAGTTCAATCTCAACTGCATCTGTCTCTTCTTTGACTGCGGGTGATATTCCAGTTGCTATCATCAAGTATCCGGCAGGTTCAGACCACGATGCAGTAAACAGATTGGTTCAGTTCCTAGGATACGACCAAACCACAAAGGGATTGAGCGCGATAAACAGTGGTTCAGAGACACTCAGAATCAATGCAGATGGAACCTTGACAAAGGGAGGTTCTGGGACAATAACGCTACCTGCAAGTGGTACATTAGCAACTGTTGACCAGATAGCATACACTTCGGCAATCTCCCAAGGCAATGCCGGATTAGTCCCAAGTGGTGGTGTGGCAACTGCTAACATAGCAGATGATGCAGTTACATACGCAAAGATGCAGAATGTGTCTACCACGAATAGAATACTAGGAAGGGATAGTTCTGGAGCAGGAGTAGTAGAGGAAATCTCTCCCGCTAATTTGAGAACAATGCTTGGCATTGAAGCAGGTGCTACTGCTGACCAGACCGATAGTGAAATTGAAACAGCATACAACACACAAGTAAGTCAAGTATCATCCTCTGAGAGAAATGCAGGTACGTCAACTTCCGTTAGAAGATTTTCTCCTGCTGACATAAAAAGCATGATTGATACTCATGAGACTGATACCAATACGGATACAGATGTTAGCGTAGCGAATCTAAAGGCTAGGTTAAACTCAGACATGGGTGGTGATTTCAACATAGGGACACAATCCAATGATACTGCTGTATTTGCAGGACATATGACTGTAGGAGGAAATCTCACAGTAAATGGTACAACTACTACGATAAACACAGAAACACTTGCGTTGCAAGACAATATGGTTCTTCTCAATAGCAATTCTGCAAGTACCCCAAGCGAGAACGCGGGGCTAGAAGTAGAACGTGGAAACTCGACTAACGTTAAGTTGCGTTGGAACGAATCTAGTGATAGGTGGGAATTCAGCAATGACGGAAGTGCATATCATAACATCCCTGTATCTTCCGAGATTCCTAGTGCGTATATACACCCAACTTCTGATGTGGCAAATATAACGACATCTGGAACCGAGGTAGTTGAAAACATATCAACAAATGCACAAGGTCACGTTACTGCACTATCAAAGAGAAATCTATCTCTCTCTGACTTAGGTTACACAGGTGCAACTGATGCCAATAAGTATGTGCATCCTAACCATACTGGCGATGTTACTTCTAATGCAGATGGTACTACTACTATTGCCAATGATGCAGTAGTGACTGCAAAGATAGCAGATAGCAATGTTACAGAGGCAAAGATAGCAAATGGAGCAATCACGAACGGTAAGGTTGCTAGTGATGCGGCCATCGCTCAAAGCAAGATTAGTGGATTGACATCTGCTCTTAGTGGTAAAGAACCTAGCCTCACTATTGAGAATGGACTAACTAGAACAGGTTCGACCTTGAAGATTAACATCAACGATGCTAGTGGTGGTTTAACCGAAGAAAACGGCATGGATAGAACTGCTGACTTCTTAATGTACGATGATGGTTCTGTCACTTCTGGAAATCCACTAAGAAGAATTAATCTTGCGAACGTCTTTGATAAGTTAGTAGCGGGTGACATACCCGACATTAGTTCTGCATACAGAGCAGTAGGAACAAAAATAGTTGATGCGGATATAGCATCCTCTGCTGACATACAAGTTGACAAGTTATCAGAAAGCAGTTCCACCAACAATAAGTTATTTACCGCCACTCTAAAGTCAAAGTTAGATGGTATTGCTACGGGGGCGACTGTCGGTGCTGATTGGTCGAGCAATGTCAGCAACATATCTGTGGCAAATTCTCAACTGGCTGGAAGCATTGCAAACAACAAACTCGCAAATTCAGCAATAACCATAAACAGTAATTCTCTGAACCTAGGTGGTTCTCTCACTCTAGATACTGGTGACATAGCGGAAGGAAGCAACAAATATTACACAGACGAGAGAGTTGATGATAGAGTCAATGCACTAATTACGGATGGAGAAGGAATCACAACCACATACAACGATGGTTCTGGTACTCTAACAATTGATGCAGAGGTTGCTACAACAAGCAATAGGGGAGTTGCATCTTTCGACTCAAATAACTTCGATGTACCGTCTGGCGCAGTTGCTATCAAGGCTAGTGGAATAACTAACACGCATCTAGCAGGTGGAATTGCACAGAGCAAGATTACCAACCTAGTAAGTAATCTAGCGTCTAAGATAGAAGACTTGAGTGACTTAAGCATAACTGCTACTGCAACGGAGATAAATATTCTAGATGGAGTCACAGGTGTTAGCGCAACAGAAATTGGCTATCTAGATGGAGTGACATCTTCGATACAAACACAACTGAACACTAAACTATCTTCTGTTGCATTAGCAGACCTGACCGATATAACTGGTCTGGAAAACGATATTACATCTGTGAGTAATTCGCATGACACCATTCCATCTGCGAAGGCAACCAAAGCGTATGTAGATGCTCAAGTGGTCGCGCCTTCTGCGTATAACCTACTAGCAGGTCTTTCTGCCACCAACAAGGCAAAAATCATACTTAGAGATGCTAGTAGCCAAGATGATGAAGTAATCCTAGAAGCAGGAGAGGGAATAGGAATTACACAAACTGGTCAAACCATAAACATCGCCAACTCTGAAAGAGGGGATGATGTACTATCCGCATCCTTTAATCAAGGTCTTCTTACTCTAACACAAAGGGACTCTTCGACAATCACGGCCACATTGTCCGATGCCACAACTGATGCTCATGGATTGATGACTGACGACCAGTTTGATAAACTGGCAGGAATCGAGGCATCAGCAGATGTCACTGATAAAGAAAATGTGGTCGCATCTCTCGCGCTTCTTGATGAGAGCGATACTCTCCATATTGGTGATGCTGACAATGACACTACTGTTCGCGTCCGTGGTAATCTCTTCGTAGATGGCACTACCACTACGGTAAACCAAACAGAAGTAAACGTGCAGAACGCATTTGTATTTGAGGGTACGACTGCTGATGCACATGAAACGACCTTATCCATAGTTGACCCAACAGCAGATAGAACAATCTCATTGCCAGATGTGACTGGTACGATAATCACCACAGGAGATACAGGAACTATAGCAACTGGTATGATTGCCGCTTCCGCAGTAACTACTGGTAAGATAAACAGCAATGCGATAAGCACAGGTAAACTTGCGGGTGGTGCAGTAACAACTGCTAAAATTGCAGATGACGCTGTAACAGGTGCGAAGATTAATTTCATTGATGATTCGATTGCAGTTACTAACACACACATCATGGTAGCAGATGGTACTGATTACAATAACGTAGCAGTCTCAGGTGATGCTACACTTGCTAATGATGGTACTCTAACGATTGCTAATCTAGCAGTAGAAACAGGAATGTTAGCGAACCTAGGAGTAACAACTGCTAAGATTGCCGCAGATGCGGTAACTAGTGCTAAGATTGCAGATGATGCAATAGATTCCGAACACATTGCAGATGGAGCAATAGATACTGCACACATAGGAAACAATCAAGTTACTGTTGGTAAGATAAGTGGATTAAGTGATTTAGGTAGCGGCACTGTAATCAGTTCTGCTGAGAGAACCAAACTGTCTGGTATCGAGGCTTCTGCTGATGTTACGGATGCTACGAATGTAGCGGCGGCAGGAGCATTGATGGATGGTGACTTCACTTCTAATGGTTTCTTGAAGAGAACTGGTGCAGGTAGTTATTCAGTAGACACCAACACATACATCACCTCACTGGCAACTACAGGTCTAACTGATATTTCTCAACTAGAAACCAACTTGGCAAGTATTACTGATGACCATGCTGGACTTGTTACTGCTAAGGCAGTCAAGGCGTATGTGGATAGCATTCCCGGTGGCGTGGGTGGAATGTCATTCATATTGGAAGATGGAGATGGCACGGAACTCACGGTTGCTAATGACAAGGAAATCAAGTTTGTACCATCCAGTCTTCTAACGATAAACTGGACTGATGTTGATAATGGAACGGATGCTGACCCATACGACCTGACATTTACGGTAGATAATGACCTTGCGAACTATGATAACTCAAACAGTTCATTCTCAACTACAACTGCATTGACTAATGCAACTGCGGCTACTGCCATAACTGGAAAGGTTCTCACAAATCTAGGAACTGGAACTGGTGGAGCGATAGCGGCAACTGATACTATTCTAGCGGCCATGCAGAAACTAGAAACTAGAACTGCATTGAATGATGCTAAGGTAACTAACACCGATGTAAATGTAAACGAAGCCAACTTAAGAACAAGGCTTGCAGATATCAGTAGCAATGTTACGATTGGTGATGCAACTGATGTAACTGTGACAACATCGGGAGCATTAGTAGTAACTGGTAACTTAACTGTTAATGGTACTACAACTACTGTTAATACCAACACTGTGAACATAGGCGACAACATAATTGTTCTCAATTCTGATGAGACTGGTACTCCTTCACAGAATGCTGGAATAGAAGTGGAAAGGGGAACTGCTTCTAACAAAACCCTGACATGGGATGAAACTAATGATAAATGGACTGTTGGTTCTGAAACATTCGTAGCGGGAGCATTCACAGGAGATTTGACTGGGGATGTTACTGGAGATGTTACAGGAAATGCAGATACTGCTACTACTCTCGCTACGGCTAGAAGCATAGCAGGACAGTCATTCAATGGTTCTGCTGACATCACAATAGCAACTACTGACCTATCTGATATTTCCGCATTAGATACTGACCTATCATCAGTAAGTGCTAACGATGATTCTCTTGCTACGGCTAAAGCCATCAAGACCTATGTAGATGCTCAAGTAGATACAGTAGATACGATTGCTGAATTGGCTGATGTTAATCAGAACAACCCTACTGCTGGACAGGTATTCATTAGAGATACTTCCTCGACACCAGCAAAATGGAAGAACGCACATCTAACAGCAGGAACGAATGTTTCAATCACCAATGGTGATGGCTCGATTACAATAGCATCTACTGACACAACGTTCACCGCCGCATCTAACAATGGGCTTGTTCTAAGTGGTACTGCTTTCAGCATTGACGACCCTGTGAACACCAACATTACTCTGATGAGTTCTGGTTCAGATGGAAGCGCATCAAATCCTGCACAGAGAAATGCAAATACTGCTGACCAATTACTAATCTGGGATGATAGCGCAGGTGAATGGGCTTACATAAATCTAGCACATCTGGCAGATTTTGCTGTAGATAATGGTGGAGCAGGTGGAATCAAGGCATTCAAGACAATCTCAGTTAGTGGTCAAGATGACATTGTTGCAGATGCTTCTGCTGATACTCTAACACTAACTGCGGGTTCAGGAATTACAATAGCCAATACTGCATCATCGGATACCATTGCTTTCTCAGTTGCAAGTGGGGATATCAGCAACGCAATGCTTGCGAATGACTCAGTAAGTTTCGGTGGTGTAAGTCTAGACTTAGGACAATCGGATGCAACCCCTGCGTTTGACTTGACAGATGCAACTAACTATCCAACTTCCTCATTGACTGGTACGATTACAAACGCACAACTTGCAGGTTCTATTGCTAATGCGAAACTAGCAAACTCTAGCATTACTGTAAGCGATGGTTCTAACTCAACGGCTACTGCTCTTGGTGGAACGATTACCTTTGCCGCAACTGCAAATGAAACCACAGTAGCGGAGAGTAGTGGCACAGTTACAATAGGATTACCTGATGATGTAACAATTGCTAGTGACTTAACACTATCAGATGGTAAGGCAGAGATTACACAAAGCGATGGTTCAGCACATGGGTTGAAGGTTTACAGAAACGATGATTCTACCAGTACACCGTTGGTGTATTTCCATGATGACCACGCATTCAACGACAGCCCTGTTCTTCATGTAAAAACAGATAGAACAGACGAACATGGAGATGCCGCTATCTTTGAAGGCAGAGTGGGAATGGGTACTACTGCTCCCGGTACGAACCTACACATCTCAGACGACACGACCTCCTTAGTTACTGGTCTACTAGTCGAAAATGTAGGTAGTGATGGAGACTCAGCAACAGTAGCAGGTATCGAGATAAAGAATGGTGCAGGTACAGATAGCAGTACGCACATCGAACAGGATGCATTTGGTCAAACAATGATGTATACTGGTCAAGGTGCTAAGAATCGTTTCTTGCTTGTTAGTGCTGATGCAAGCACTTTCACTGTTGATGGTGATTTGAAGGTAGGCGGAAACGACATCAAATCATCTTCCGGCGATACTGTAATGACTCTAAGTAATGATGATGTTACCTTTGCTTCTAGAGTTACTATTGGAGATTCATATCTAACAGATGACGGGTCTAACTTTCAACTCTATGGTAATTCTGCATTCCAATTCTTTGCTCTTGGTCAATATGGCGCACACACATTCTACACCAAAGATGGCGTAAATGGTGGAAGCAACGTAAAGCAATTCAAGGTTGATTATAGAGGATTCTTAGAATTAGGAAACAATAGAGACAAGAGTATCTTTGTTGAAGCAACTGCCCATGATGCGGCAGGTAAAGACCTCACAATATCTGCCGGAGATACTACTGCCGGAACTACAGACAACATAGCGGGTGGAGACTTAATTCTTGAAAGTGGACAAGGTAAGGGAACTGGTGCAGGTGGAGACATAATCTTCAAAGTCGCAAATGCAGGTAGTAGCGGAAGTTCATTGAACTCCCTAGCAACTGCGATGACAATCTCAGATGATACTACGATTTCAACTGCTTCTAACTTTACAGTAGGTGGAAACCTAACCGTATCTGGAACTACCACGACTGTAAACTCAAACACAGTGAACATCGGAGATAGCATAATCACATTGAACTCTGATGAAACAGGTACACCTTCGCAAGATGGTGGTATAGAGATTGAGAGAGGAACCTCCACAAACAAGTCATTCTTTTGGGATGAGAGCGAGGATGAATGGACAATAGGTTCTGAGAACTTCAAAGCAGGTAGTCTTGAGGGTTCAGGTGCGGCAATAACTGCAATAAACGCAAGCAATATCTCAAGCGGAACTCTAGCCGCCGCAAGAGTTGCTACGTTAAATCAGAATACCACAGGTAGAGCAGGTGGATTAGATGCCGCTAATGACAGGGATTTGGCTCCCGAAGATTTGTCATATGCGAATGACTTCAACGTATTCTTCACTTCTAAGGAAGGATTGGAAGATGGTTCTACTTCTGGTAGCAATTACCAAGATGCAATTGTATTGAATACATGGTCTGATGGAACAGGTGGAGATGCAAACCTACTAGCATTCGACAAGTCCGAGATGAAGATTTACCATTATCAAGCAGACCAAGCCGCTACAAATTGGGGTACTGCAAAAACAATCGCATACACTTCTGATATTACTGCGGCGGCAGGAGATGGAATCACTCTAGCGAATGGTGCGAATAACAGAATAGTAACTGCTACTGGTTCTGCGGCACTAACTGGTGAATCGAATCTCACCTACGATGGTTTCACTCTTCTCCTAGAATCACAAGCAACTTCTGGTGAAGCACCTATCTTTGAATTATACAAAAACGATAGCGGCCCTGCTGTTGGAGAAGCGATGGGAACAATCAAGTTCTCTGGTGAAAATGACGCTGACCAGAAAGTGACTTATGCTGAGATTCAATCATTCATAGAAGATGAAACTGATGCTACTGAGAATGCCGCTTTGCAGTTCTTCGTGCAGGAGATGGGAACTCCAAGAGAGAATCTGAGACTTGCATCTAACCAAATTACATTCAACAATTCTGAGAGAAACGTAGATGTGCTAATTAAATCAGACGATGGTTCGACAAACTTCTTCTCGGATGCGGGTAACAATCGTATTGGAATAGGAACTACAAGCCCTTCTGATGCATTACACATCAGAGCCGCTAGTGACCACCCACTTGTGATTGAAAACACTACCAATGCCGGATTCGCAGGTATTCAATTTAGTGACTCTAGTAATTCGTCTTATGCACAGAAGGGAGAGTTGAGATTTAATCACGCAGACTCACAATCGGATGGCTCTGGTGCTTCGTTCCACTTTACATCTACTGAATCGTTAAATGTCATTATGCCAAAACTGTCAGTACATTCGACATTATCCGGTAATGATGCTACAACACTAACCGGACAAACTGCATTCAAGGTAGACTGTGATGATGGGTCAGGACAAGGTGGAGGGCCGGGTTTCCAAATTAGACTAGAAGCAACTAATGACCACAATGGCCCCAATTATCAGAAAACCATCATGGGCGATGGTGGAGGTATGAGAGTTAAGAACATCTTTGGAAACTATGGATTCTCAGAATGGTGGTTAGGTGGGACTGCTGATGGTAATAAGCCGATTATGTCTCTTGCGGCAGGTGGAAGCACAAGTGCAGGTGCGGCTCAAGATGGAATATTAACACTCTATTCAACTACTTCGGCTTGGGCAAACAATACATATTCACCAACCAATAACACGGCAAAGGTCGTATTAGACGCAGGTGGAAACTCTTACTTTACTGGTGGTAATGTCGGAATAGGAACAGCAAGCCCCACCGGAACACTAACTGTCACAAGTGCAGGACACGACATTATTCACTTAAACAGAACGGTGAACAATGTTGGTTATGGTGCAGGTATAATCGGAAGGCTAGGAAACTCAGCATCCACAACTGCCGCACATGAGTACGCCGGAATCTTCTTGCAGATAGAGGACAACACAGATGGTGCGGAAAAGGGTAGCATAGCATTCAACACATCAAGTGGTGGAACTGCGGCAGACTCAGGTAGCACTCATGCTATGCAGATTACATCTGCGGGTAATGTAGGAATAGGCACTACGAGTCCTTCAACACCATTAGCCACTAACGCAAAAGGATTGGTTGTTGCTGGTACGGGCGGTCAATCGGGTTCCGCACAGGATGGTAGTGAAAGAATCCCAACAATTGTTCTCTACGATACTGTGACAGACTACGGTAGCAACACGGCAACAGTAGGAGAAGCAAGAGGTTCTATCGAGTTCTATTCCTCAGAAACATCGAACAATTATCCGGGGATTGCTGCTTCTATCAAGGCAATCAACGAAAGCACATACAATAATGCTATGGGTCTTGGTCTGTTTACAAGTAATAACCTAGCAACTGCCACTGAGAAGGTAAGAATAGACGCTGATGGTAATGTCGGAATAGGCACTACGAATCCTGCTTTCCCATTAGAAGTTGATGGATTCATTTCAACAGCCAGTGGGATTGTCCACATGGGCGATACTAACAACACCATTTCGTTTGGTACTGACATTCAAAATTTCAATACCGCCGGAACAACGAGGATGAAGATTGATAGCGATGGTGACATAGGAATAGGCACTACGACTATAAATGCTAAACTGCATATTCGTGATGAGAATGATGGTAATGACCAATTCTCCGGTATTCGTTTCTTCCCCGCAGATTCAGAGACAAGTGCTACTGATAATGACTTCTATCATAATATCACAGGTTTCAGAAAGGGAGGATTGATGCTAAGTGGTGGACAAACCGGAAACTACACTAGAACATACGCAACTCTCAACAATGATGGTTTCAAGGTATTCACGAATGCAGGTGATAACACCGCAGTCAATATGTCTACACAACAAAGACTGTTGATTCCAACGGGTGGAGGTTCTGCTACACTTTCTGTTGGTCTAGATGTAAGCGGTGCGTTGACGGCTACTACGAAGTCTTTCGATATAGAACACCCAACCAAAGAAGGAAAGAGATTGCATCACGGTTCTCTGGAAGGGCCGGAACACGGTGTCTACATCAGAGGTAGATTAGAGGGAGATGTAATCGAACTACCTGACTACTGGCTAGGTCTAGTTGATGAAGATACAATCACAGTTCAACTAACTCCCAACAAGGGCTTCCAGCAGATTTACGTTGACCATATAGAGGACAACAAGGTATATGTGGGAACACAAACAGATACAGCAATAGACTGCTTCTACTTCATACAAGCAGAGAGAAAGGACATTGACAAGGTGGAGGTAGAATATGACGCTGTGGTTTGAGGAACTCAAAAAGGAGAAGGATGCTTGCTACCGTAAGGTAAGAAGCAGATACAAGAAGTGGCCTTCTGCTTATGCTTCTGGTGCATTGGTTCAATGTAGAAAGAAGGGTGCGGCTAATTGGGGTAACTCAAAAAAGAAAAAGAAAGTAAAGAAGGCAGAAGGTTGCGGTTGTGCAGAATGCGAAGAAAAGAAATCTGATGGTCTTTGGAAAGATTGGGTAAGTTGTGCATCTTGTACTGATGACAAAGAAGGAACGGAGCCGTGTGGTAGAAAGGATGCATCGAAAGGAACAAAAAGAAGATGTAGACCAACCTGCTCTGCTTGTGAAGATTACAAGAGAAGAGGCGGAAAACCTAAGAAAAGAAAGTCTGGTACGTTTAGCAGAGAAGAAGACAAGGGACTTCGTGGTTGGTTTGAAAGGAGAGGTTAAGATGACTTGGGAAAAAGTAGTAAAGAAAAAATGCGGGTGTGGGCAAGACCCATGTAAAACATATGGTAGTGTAAAGAAATACGACATAGAGAAAGGAAAGGGAGAAAGACATTTCTACATGGAAAACGGTAAACCGAAACAATACATTGGGCCTACACACAAACACCCAGATGGAACGCTAATGTCTGGTGAGAAACACGTAGAAGGTGAAAGTAAAGTTCTACAACACTTCTACGAATTAAGCGAAGATGCTTTGAGACATCTAAGTAAGGATACTACGGAGATAAAGTGAAATGGAAATTTGGTTTGACGCAATGTGCAAATCTGGTAGGTGTACCAGAAGCACGAAGAAAACGTCATCCACGGCTAAAGGAAAGAAGTGGATGAAGTGTGTCAGGAAACCCGGTGGAGGATACAAGAGAGTACATTGGGGTCAAAGGGGAGTAACGGTTTCTGGTAAGAGAAAGGGAAAGAGAAGAAAGTCTTTCAGAGCAAGACACAAATGTTCTACTTGTAAAGGAGGAAACAATTCCCCGCGATGTATGGCTTGTAGAGATTGGTGATTGCTGTGGGATTCTATAGTGGGCCAGTCATAGTTACTGATAGTCTCATCTTTAACTTCGATGCAGGTAATGACAAATGCACAGATGCAGATGATGACCTTACTAGCATGAGGGATATAGGTTCAGTAGACCATTCTTCTAGAACAGATAGAGCAATGCATGGTGATGGTATAACTGCGAATATATCATTTCCAACCAACACAGGTGCAGTCAAGGCAATCAATACAGGAGTCACATTTCGTAGAAGTGATGGCGACTCTGCTGACCCTTCTAACTTTGAAAACAGAATAGATTTGGATGATGATATTCTATTTGCAGACCAAGATGCTTGGTCTTTTGAGTTTTGGGCGAAGCCCGATTCCGATTCAGAACATACGTTTCTGAGTCTAGCAGGTAGGGGAGCAACAAGTCCGTGGTTTATTTGGCAACATGGTAGTACCACATTCTATCCTCGCTATCGAGATAACAACGGAAACTACTACAGAGATAGTTCTAACACAAATTGTGCTGACCCCGATGACTGGCATCAAGTTGTATTTACTGCTGATACTAGCAGGAACATATCCTTCTACAAGGATGGTGAATTGTTAGGTGGCTCTGTTCAAGCCGCAGATACTCAAACTCAGATAAACAGACTCATGGCAGGTTATTCATCTGGAACTTCTAGATATGGATTTCAAGGTAGTATGCTTTGCACTAGGATATACGCTAAGACACTATCAGCCGCAGAAGTATTGCAGAACTTCAATGCAACGAGAAGGAGAGTGGGAATATGAAATACAGAATAAACGGAGTAGATTATACTGAAAGACAATTGGAAAATATACTCGGCGGTGCTGTTGCTAAGTATTGTGATGAAGAGGGAAACCCAATCGTGGAACTACAAGATGCCGCATTACTAGCATTAGAGCAAGGTAGCAGTTTTACCCCATTGACATTTGAAGAGGCTATGATTCAGTCTAGGTTATTGCATAAGGAGGAAGAGGAATAATGGGTGTAGCAGGTGGGCCTAGAATACCACAAAGCGGTATGCAATTGAATCTCGATGCTTCCAATAGCAAGAGTTCTCCCGGTAGTGGTACAACGTGGTTCGATGTAAGTGGAAATGGCAGAGACTTCACTTGGTCATCTGCACCCACATATAACACAAGACCTGTTGTCGGTGGTTATCAACAACCGGATTCGATTGATGCGGCTATGGCTAGTGGCCCCGCCGCGAATAGTTTTGGTATTGACTCATCAAGTGGTGCTTCTTTTATCTTCTATTGCACTAATGATTCGCTAACGAGTAAAGGTGCATTCAAACTTCCTATGGGTTCAGGATTAAGCGGCGGAGCATCAAGAGGATATTCAATACATTTACCGTGGGGTAATGGCTACATCTATTTTGACACAAATGGCTCTACATCTACTAGTAGCGGGGGAGGTAGAGTGAACACCAGTAGCAATATAGGTAGTCATATCAATTTCTTTTGGGTTCATGCTTTTACCAAATCAGCCGATGGTGCTACCATGAAAATATACAGAGATGGTGAGGTAGTAGCATCTAGGACAAATGCAGGTGCTTGTCCAACATTGAATTCAGACGCATTCACTGTAGGTGGTACTGACGAATACACAAGTGGTTGGGATGCCAAGATGGGTGCTTTCCTATGCTACAACAGGGAACTTAGTGCAGATGAGGTAAAGCAAATAACTGCCGCATTGCGTGGAAGGGATGGTGCTTAGATGGCGGATAGCGATAAGGACATCCTGATTACTCCGAATGTGAGTCAAACTTCCCAACCAGAAATCAAACTGGTAGGTAAAGACAACTCCCCAATGTACCTCAAGGTATTGGATGATAACACCCTATCATTTGAAGGAACAGAGGGACAGGTTTTCTCAATCGGGCCTACAATGTCAAGTGGAGATATATTCAACGTGAGTGATATCTCTGGTGTGCAGAATATGGCCGTCAATGCCGATGGTTCAATCAAGATTATCCCAACCGGAACAAACCCATCTAGTAATTTGTATGTAGGAGATTTGAGACATTGCTTCGTCTACGCTAGAGGAACAGGAAACAACAATGCGGCAAACTCTCTGATTTACGTTAATGGTAAGAAGATAGTAGATAGTGCTACTAGAGGTATGTATCTAACAATAATCAACCAAGTTGATTTGAGTGTTGTATCTTCTACTAACTATGATACATTTTCTAATCAAACCAACAACGACAATCTTGCTACTGCCATAGGAAATATGACAGACCAACAGATAGGAATTCTAGTCTCAGAGGATGCTTGGGAAACTAGCAATACTACTAATTCTGCGAATCTAGTGGCCGCGGCTAAGTTAGTTGGGCTTACAAAACTAGGCAACATAGGAAACGCAAATGCATCCAATAGAAGACCCTACGCGGCTATCTTCATGGGTTCGGGAGATGATGCGAATGCCGCTAACAAATTCGTAATTGAGAGAATGTCTGATGCTGATGCTGATGCTCCTATGGCTTCGATATCTGCTGTTCTAGTCTCGGATGGAACTCATGCTTCTATCATGGGTTCTAACAATGTAAATGCGATTTGGGGTGCAGATTCAAACCATGAGGAACCTGCTCTCATCGCAGACGAGGACAACAACATAGACATTCTAGGTGGTAGTGGTGGAAATGGACAGGTAAACATCAGTAGAACAAGTGGTGCAACTGTCTTCCTACAAGCACAATCCGCAACAGGAATAGTGGGAACCTCAAGCAATCATACTCTAGCCCTTACTACAAATGGTTCTCAGAGACTCAAGATAAACAATGTCGGGGGAATCGAAGCAGTATCCAACGCGAACGGTTGGAATCTTTGGCATAAGGTGACTTGGGGCAAGAATGACTATGGAACTTCCAATGGGGATGGTCATGGCCTCAAAAGAATGACATTCGATGATGACGAGGCAGGTTCGCCAGTCTATTCCGTACCTAGAGATATTACGATAAGAGCAGTTGTCATTAGAACCAACGGTGTTGTTCTTTCCGGTACTACTGCTCAAGTGGTGAGAATATTCGCAAATGGAAATGCAGGGACAGGAACCCTACTCGATGTTTCCTATAACGCCAGCCAATTCACAAGACACAACTCTGAGAACTCCAACGCAACTCATCATTCACTAGTGACCACAGGACTCAGTACCTCCTACAATGCAGGTGATACATTAGCGGTAAGAAGAAATTCGGGTGCAGTTGATATGGGTGATTACATAGTGGATGTTTGGTTTAGTATTGATAATGCTTAGGTGATTGTATGGTTGAACATGGGATAGAGGATGAAGAAACACCGAGCAATGTGACAGTACATTACAATGTAGGGCCGGGGCATCCAGAGTATGATGAGAACGGTCATATTAGTTTTGCTTGGGAAGACCTTAGAGCAAGGAGAGCCATGCGCTTGAAGAAAGTAGACATCTATCAAGGTGTATTAGTTTACAATACTCTAACAGAAGAACAACAAAATGAGTTGGCTACATACAGACAGGCACTTCTAGATTTGCCAAGTGACTACGATGACCCATTTGAGGCAATGGCAAACCTACCAACAATACCATCTTGGCTAAATTAACTCGCAATCCCACCATCGAAAGCGATTCAATCTTACTTTCTTCAACGGTAAATCCAAAATGCAACCCCATTGTAAATTAGTTTTCTAGATGACCCTTATAACCCACCCTAGAGAGAACGATTTTTGGCCCACTCCATGGCGAGGTAATCCAACCTGCCCAACCACGAAATTAGACCACTTGCAAACACAATCATGAAAGGAGTGTAGAAACTCAGAGGTATTTCAAAAGACAAGTCATGTAAGAAACTCATGTCCAGAATTTCAATCATGGCTCTTCACTCCTAAAATATTTGGCTATTTCTTTGAATTCATTTACTAGAAGAAACGAAGCGCAAAAAAGAAAGAAGCCCATTAGGATATAGACGGGAAGAAAGGGTGAGTATTCCATAGTTTATCTTACCTGCGCTTTCCAATATTCCCAATCCCAATCTGGATGTTTTTCCATTAATTTTTCTAATCTAATATCATGCCTATCCTTTTCATTAGCCATCTGGTAAACCTCCCGACATCCATGAAAGCGCGGTGTAAAAATTACACCATAAATATTGTCGTTAAAATCTACACAATCTACCTTACTACACATTGAGATTTGGTTTTCGGAACTTCATATACTCTCGGATTTGATGTTTCGCAAATACTGAAGTTTCTCCGTAGTTCTTCAGTTATTAAAATCGGCTTCTATATAGAAAACTACTTTTTCATATAAAAAACTACTTTTTCATATAGAAAGCAAAAAAAAGTGTTTAGAAACCAAAAAAAAAGTTGACCCAATGGCCGGAAGATTACTCTTCCCGCCAAAGGGCTTTACATTCTTTACATTCCCAGATTAGGATTTTTTCTAAAGAGCCAACTACATGGCCTTTGATTCTTCTTGGGATTGTTCTTTTTTCGCAGAACTTGCACTTACTGCGGAGGGACACGACCAGACCTCTGCTCTTCAAGAATCTGATTTTCCAATCTGGTCATATACTCGTCTATTGTCTTCTCATCATATTTGGAACTACCAAAGGTAGCAAAGAAAAGTAGGGACATCCCCATGATGAAAAATATCCCTAGAATCCACTCAAATGTCGTTGCCATTACCAATCAACTCCTAGGTCGAGGACTTCCTCTTGGTCTAATGAGAAGCCCTTGACTACTTTATTGTTCTGTCCATGTTCCCACAATTTGTAGACCAATTCGCAATCCATGAGGCAGTATTCTGCTACCTCTGCATAACCGCCCGCTTTCCAGACTTTGGGAGCATCCTCGCTCTTCATCAGTTTCTCTGCACCTAGCGTATGGTGGACTAGATTATTCAAGGAATACCTCTCCTTGAATTCCTTTTGTAGTATGTGGCTAGTGTCAATGTATGCTTCCGCATCCATATACTTCTTGATACAATAGATGTCCATCGCATTCTTCAATACTGGTAGGTCAAACCCTACTATGTTGTGTCCTAGTAGTTTACCTCCCTTCTCAAAGTGGTCATCCAAGTCAAACTTCAACTCAGACATAGACTTTACAATCGTATTGGGGAGTTTCAAGTCATCCAATGCCTTGTCTATGTAGATGGTTCCTTTGTCTCCATCGTAAGTACATACAGTAGAGACTCGGAACATGTGGGTATTACCCCACCCACCTATCTCATGGGCGTAGTTTTTGGTTTCCAAATCAATTGCTAGTACAGACATCATGATTCCTCTGTGTCAGCAGACCAGATAGAATCCAATTTCTTTTTAGCAGATTTAGCGGGGTCTGGGTCTTCTATTACAGATTCCCTAGCCATGAACGCAACAAGTTTGTCACCTGCTACGCTTATCATGGTCTTTACTTCCCAACCTTCCTGTCCATAAGTATTCAAAGATTCGATGATTATCTTCGGACCTTCTGCAACTTGGAAAACAAGATACATGTTTTCATATTGCTTCTTCATTCTTTAACCTCCTTTTCGACAATCTTTGTGTAAACCGACCTTCCCTTCTTGGCCTCGTTGAATACTCCAGTCTTAGCCAATTCTTTGTAGTTTCGGTATATCGTAGCCTGTCCTTTACCTGTTGATTTACGGACATTCTCCAATAACTGTTGCTTGTTCACTCTCCCTTCACTGTCTGCTACGGTTTTTAGGTTTTCATATTCTGCCTTGAATACTTTGATTCCTAATTTGTCTTGACCAGATATTCTCTCCTGTCTAAGTGAAGTATCCAACCACGATATGAGAGACTTGTAACATGCTCGTATCAATCTAGAAGACTGTTGAACGTGCTTGTCTGTGACATAGTATCTGTTCTTCTTGGTTCTGATGGTAGGGGCTTCTGTGATAGCACACAATACTGCCATCCTCGCCATGCTTCCTTGCATCCTAGTGATGAAGTTGTTAGCCAATGACAACACCGATGGCCTACTTGACTGAACATAATTCTCAAACTTCTTTGTTTCAGCCTTGATTGAATCTCTAAAGTTAGGAGCGAATCTCATTGTCTTCGTTCTATCCTTTCCGTTTTCTTCAAAGTGTTCTTTCAGACATTCATACACCTTTACTATCGCATCTCCAAACTGATTGATAGGTTGTGCGCTATCTGCAACTGTACCATATGAGTCTGCTACTTTTGCACGTAGTTCGTTCTGTAGTTCTATTGGTATCTCTCTGATGAAGAGTACCGACCTCTGCATTAAACCAGTCTCTGCAATAACCCTAGTCATGTTACTTGGGATGTAGGTAGTTGCGAAGATGCTTCTCTGGCAATCGCAAACTAGAACATGGCCCTTAGCCAACTTCTTCTTGATAAGGTGATTATTTCCATGAAGCGAATTCATGAACTTGTTCATGTACATCACAACGTTCTCCTTGTGTTGTGAACTCTTGAAGACACCAGAATACTCAAACTCGTCATATGCGACTAATCCACTACCTTCCAATGCGCCATACACTTGTACGGGAACATCCACTACAGTAGCATTACCTTCATCGTCAGTCAACGTTTCTCTTTCTTCTGTTATCGTTCCAATCAAACCTGCATCAGTTGTGTCTTCGACATCCATGATATCGAAGTTGGTTCCGTGGTTCGCATTGAGAACCTCAAACACATAGTTGGATACAGGGCCGAAGAAGTTGTACAATTCGGACTTTCCAGTACCAGATGTCTGCATCCATATCAATTGGATTCTGGTATCATCTGTCCTTCTTCCATGTGGTATTGCGGCCATGTCCTTACATATCTGACCTAGTAGAACAAAGTATGACAATGCCGCAGGTATCTCATTGTAGTAAGACACCTCTGATGCAGAATTGACATACTGCTCAACTAGGCTAGGTAACTTCCGTTGCCTTGCCTTCGGGACTTCTTTTGACAAAGACTCCCAATACTCACGTTCAACGTGAGCCTCTCTTGCTTCTCTTGCTATTTCTTTTTCATTCATATTTATATCTCCATTTTTGTTTCTTTGTTCAGAGTGTTTATTACTCTCTCTGCTAGAGTTTGGCCTACGCCTTCTATTTCGCACAATTCTGAAATTGTTGCTTCTCCTATTTCCATGATAGAACCAAATTTGTCTAACATGAGTTTAGCCTTATTCAGACTAATTCCTTTGATTGTAGTCAGAACATCCACCCTCAAATCGGTGGTGGTTATTCTCTTTACAATTCTAGGAGTGTATACTTCTCTGGTGATTGGTTGCATTTTACATACCGTACAAATCACCTCTGCGGCAGTCAATGAGTCCTTGACCCATACTACACTACAATCGGTATCTAGTATTATTCTGCCTAATGCACCATAGAACTTTTTCCAAGTCAAGGTGCGTAGGACTTTTGGATTGATATCAGACTTGACATGTGCAAGATGTTGTCTGAATGCTTTGTCAAATGAACCGTGTACTATCACAAGGTTATTGTCAAAGGCTCTATCCATGTTATCTAGTTGCTTCCACAGTCGCTTGTTCTGTACTGACTGTAGGAAGTCGAAGGATGACTTCGCTTCAAAGCAGACGTTGTTGAAGGTATAGTCTCCAAACTCAATCCATTCTTTCTCAAAGGGTATGTTCATCTTTCTTGCTTTCTCTTCCACTTGTTCCGTTAGAACAGAATTTTCCCTACTGTCAATAATGAGTTTGTTCATCTGAAAACCTCCCTGTGATTACATGAATTGCATTTCATTACTGCCTTCTGTATCTTTGTACCTGCTCTTTGATAGGGGAGTTTGGTAGCAAACATCCTACCTTTGCATATTGGACACTTAACTCCCCGCATTTCTTTTCCTCCCATGTCTATCTACCTTAGAGTAATCTGTCATTGTCTGTATCTTTTTACAGTCTAGGCAAATTCTCTTCTTCACATTGGGAGGTGATGGTAGTTTACCCCATCTATTACATGGGCATCTGTTATCCTTGAACCGAATGCTACTCATCAGGATACCTCCAACACCTGCCAATACAATATCCTTGTGGTATTAGAACAGACTCGCAACCCGGAGCATGATACCCCTTCTGCACGATTCCCCTAACATATTTCTCACTTAGACCACGATTCCAATCAAGCCAGATACCCGGCTTCTCTGCTATTGTCTCCAATTCATCCATAACCATACTTACTATCTTCTCCTGTTGTGGTAGCCCGATGTGTCTCTCACCTATGCTTAGTAAATCTCTATACCATTGAATGAGATACACCCTAGCATAGTGACTAGGATTCTCAACTGTAATGGCGTTCTGCAAGCATGGCAGGATAGGTAGGTTTGCCAGTTTGTCTGGCATTTCAATCTCGGTGTCTGATACACTAACTGGTTTGACTTTCGGCCAATCAATCAGTTTGCCACCATACACGAAGTCTTCCTGTACTTGTTTCTTCGCCATCTCAATGATAGTATCAACATTTGCCGTCTTATCCATATCTAGTGGAATACAATAGTATCCATCACTACTTAGGTTGAGTGTGTTTGGTATCCTACGAAGTCTGGTGGTCTGAATGCCTGTCCTGTCTAACGTAGGATAATCCTTAGCCAACTCGGTATAATACGCTTGAATGCTTCTGATATCATCTGCTCTCTTACCATAAGCGATGATGTGAAAACCTTTGCCAGAAAAGAATGGTCTGAACTTGATACCCTCGTCTTGAAACTTCTTACATACTCCACGGAAATCTCTGTGGGCATTATCCAATGGTTCACCGTGAGCATCAAAATCCAGAAACATCTTGTCTAGAATAGCAGAACTATCTATCTTGGTATTGTCCGTGAACCTCTCAAACTCATACACGGTCATGTAGCAGTTCATTCTGCCATTGTTCATGTTCAACCATTTCAGATATTCTTCTCTACTCTTCACTAGTTTTCTTGGTATTTGCCTTGAGCCTTTGATGTGACTTCCGGCCCAAACTTCCCTTGGGTATCTCATTCTTATCATCTCCATTAAAATTAATATTTGCATTCATTAGTAATTCTTTGACTTCTATCGCTACGTCTTCCTTCAATCTGGTAATGAGGATTCTCTGAAAGTCCTCACCTATGTCCTGCCATACGAAATCTAATTTCTCCTTAGCAGACATATCTGTGTATATCCTTTCAGCGAACGTATCAACCAGAGCAGACATATCCTGCATCTCTGCAAAAGTCCATTGTTTTTCTTGTAGCATTTCTTCTATTCTATCTCTCACTATATCACTCCCCATATTTTTGCTATTAGTAATAGCGACAAGAGTATGTTTACTCCTGCGGCTATCGTTCTGAACAAGGCCATTCTAGCAAAACGGTCTTGACTCCAGTATTCCAATTCATCTCCATTCATTCATTCTTCCTCTCTTATTTGTTCCTCTATGCATTTTCTACACCATCTATTTCCCATCATTATGAAATCATTACATGTCTCACATTTTACGGTGACTATGCCATTCAAACTAACCATTCCCCCAAGGCACTTTGATTTCTATCTTTCTTAATTGCCTGTAAGTCCCATTCCATTGCATGATAGATTGGTGTGGCTTTCTTTAGAACCGACTCTGCATAATGTCTCCAATCTGGTTCATGCCATGACTCCGATAGTTCCTTCTCCGTTATGAAGGAGAAGTAGGATGGTCTTGTTGACCTACCAGAGAACGGATGTGTGTATGTGGCGGGAGAGTGTGGGTCAATCCTAAAGTACAGATATGAATCTGTAATAGGTGTATCCGATATAGTATCGTGATACAATACACCCTCTATCCCAGAACCGATGGTAGGTCGCTTTCCTTCTGATGTGACATAATCTGGTTTATCACAACACTCTCTTCCCATCTGCTTTCTCTCCATCAACTCATGAAGGGTAAAGTTACTCTTCCAACCGTTCTTCCTACAGTTGTTACAGATTACCTTGAACCTAGATTCTTTGTATCTCGTTCTTGTTAGAACATCGCTAACAGGAATCTTACCTTTTAATACTGCATTGTAAAGACCATGTAGGTAATCAGTTACCTCTTCTTCACTACATGCATTGACCCACATGTTCAAGACTTGTGTTTGTGTCTCCTTACCTAGTTTAGTGATAGACTGTCTCTTGGCAGTAAAACCAGTCATTGAGAACTCGTCTTCTTCAAGGAACTCCCCATCTTTCCAAGTAATCAACCCTGCGTTCCTGTTCTTTGTCACACCTACACCTAGAGTTTTGAAATACTTCTCAAACTCTAACTGTACAGGATGCTCATCCAAACCTAGAATGTTTGGAAACAACTTCTGTACTTCCTTGTTTATATGCTCTACTGCTTCCTTACCTTTCTCAACAGATTCACAATCTACATAGATGGAATCCGTGTGTCCATAAACTACCTTCATTATTCTCTCTCCTTGTAATTATCATGGTCTTTAGGTAACTTGTGTTGCCTTCTTTCCATCATGTTTCTAAGATAACCGCTAATGTTAGTGGCTCCTGTTCGGAAACGCTTCTCAGCAATCTTGTCTCCTTTCGGAACCATTTCGGCCATTAGGCCATCTAACCATGCTCTTCTTCCTACCCAATCTAATATTTCATATTCTACGTGTGCTACGCTTCTCGCTCTTCTTTCCATTTTATCAATTCCTTTTTTATTTTCATAATCATTTTTTCATCTAAATGTGGGAATGGATTCACCATTCTCAGATAGTCGTGTAGCCAATGTCCGATACATACTTTGCACACGAAACCATGTTCCGTCATACAACCCTCGGACTCTACATGACATACCGTACATCTAGCCACCTCTCCCATGTCGCTTCCTCCATGCTTTCCTCGCTTTGAAGTAAGACTCCCAAGTTTGGCTCATTCGTATCGCCTCGCTTGGTAGGCCGCTTCTCTAATTGCTTCTCTAGCACTAGCAGTAATTGCCTCTGCTAATTCGATATCACACCAACCGTATCCTTGGAATCCAACAATCCCATAGAACGAAGCCATTAATCTCTTGACCGCTAGTTGGTTGTTGTTCCACATAACGTACTCGGATTTGTCAGATGCATTTTTCATATTCACCTTGTACTCATTCCTCAACTTCTTCAATCCCAAAAGAGAACGTGGCAGAAGTCCTAAGTCATCCGTCTTGAAGTATCTCATATTCGTGTGAGTTGATTCACTGAAATCCTTGGGAGTGCTGATATTTACTGCAAACTCAGTTGGTACTCTCGATTTTGTCTCCCACGAAATGTTTCTTGCAATCATCATGCTCGGATACAGACCCGCGAAGTCAAATGCGGCTACACCGAAATGTAGCCCATTTGTGCCTTCACTAAGCGGGTCATATACCATCGCCCCATCATATGACCTAGACTCTCCTTTCTTGCCTGTAGGAGCCTTCCAAGAAGCATTACGCATGAAGTAAATTCCTGCCATCTTAGTCGCATGATGACATGCATCATACGGTGCTTTCAGAAGTCTCTGTAGAGATAGTATTGCTTCCGTGATGTGATTGGTAGTATCTAGTTCAACTAGCAATTCTACGTCTATCCTAGCATACTCCAGATAGACATCTGAATCCTCCAACCAAGCCCTAGCAAAGAATTCGTTCTTGTCTGGAAACCTATTACTCACTAGTTTCTTCTTTCCAAGAACGGTTTCACCTATGTAGTCAAGTGCCATTGAAGGCAATGTTCCTCTCTGAGAATCCAACCATTGTCTTTCAAACGCCGCATCTAGAGCAACACATATCCTACCCTTGATTGGTTGGTATGTAGGTGAGTAACTGTTCACCTTTCTCTTATCCATAGCGACTTGCTTTGTCTTCTTATCCCAATACACTCCACTAACTTCATCACAAGGAGAAAGCAGTTGAGCATCTAACTTGTTATGGATGAGCCTCTCAATCAACTTAGGCAGGTCGAACTTCCAACCGAACCAAGAGATAAGCATGTCTGGGTCATGGAAGATGATATCGCTAAGGAAAGCCTGTAGCATCTTCTTCTCAGAAGAATAAAACTTCGCACCTTGTCCTAGCCCATCTGTGTCTCTACCATCTGGATACCAAACATATGTCTTGTACCAATTGTCATAACTGTCGTATGTAGCAATACAAGTAATCGCGCCGTCATGTTCTCCACCTTGCATCCATTCCATATCCCAATACAACTTTCTCATTTCATACTCTGGAAAGAAATCCGGGTTCTCTATAGCATACCTGTGATGATGTGCAACATCTCCTTCGTATGTGTCAATATTGTTTCTGTCAAACCAGTTTCTCATCAACTTAGCATAGTGTGGTTTTGGTGGTGACCAAGAAACTTGCTTTAGTCTATCACCGTCAAGATTGACGAAATCAGTCTTCTCGTATGATGGCTTCAATGTGAAACTACCATAGGCATCTCTACCCTTGCACTCATTCATCTCAACCTCACTATCCTTGATGTAGAACCTAGGCTTGAATTCATCGAAGGATACTTCCTTCGTCTGAACCTTCTTGTATTCATCTCTCCATCTAAGCAGTATTCCCTTTGTCGTAGTATCAATAATCATTCTATCGCCTCAAGTAAGGTGCTTTGACCAACAAAGAGTTAGCAGTAGTTATGATAACCGGAGAGTCATCTCGCAAATAAAGAGTCACATAGTTGTCGCTTCCCAGAAACTTGGTAATGTTACCAGTAAACTCAACAGATGCACCATCACCACTTGACTCAGCAACGAGTATGTCAGCAGTAAATCCGTCTGTCATACTACGTTGACTCGATAGGGTCAAGGACTCACCATCAAAGACAAACTTGTATCTAGCCAAGTTAGTGACATCACAACCCTTCACCGCATTGAGCAACTCCGTGGTTGGTATCTTCACCATGTTGTCATACTTGGTCTTACCAAACGTGGGGTAGTCTTCTTCTGAAAGGATTGCATCAAACCTCTCCCTAACTAGATTCACCATAGTGATTGCCGGATGCTCTACGACAACAGGTAACTTAGCCTTACTGTTACCATCGTCTAGAGTCACAAAGCCATCAACCGACATGGTGACATCATCCTCAAAGGGACTCAGATACTTACCCAACTTGGTGATATCCAACACACACGTTCCGTCTAGCGAATCACCATCCTCTTGCAATATACTATCTTTAATAATACAAGCAGTAGTGTTGTCACCATTGGTTAGTATTGTCTGACCATTCACCACTTCGATGTGAACGTAGTTGGATAGTACGCCATTCTTTGCAGACTCACCATCGTAATACTTTCCTCTCATCTCTACTCTATCTAACATTTCATTAAATTCATTCTTCTTCATTTCTATTCTCATTTTTATTCCTCAAATATTCTTCATATTCTCCTTCCAATGTTCCCCAATCCTCACATTCGGAACATACTGTAGCACCATAATAGCACAGGTTCTCATGACAAACCGTACATTCAACTGCGTGTCTATTCTTCCCCATGATTCATCGCCTCATATCTTGCAAGTCGTTGCTCTAACTCAAACTTACCAAACTCTATCACAGACCGTAGAGATGTCTCAAACTTCTCATCTCCGAACAGGCTTGCCATTCTGTAGGGTATCACTATCAAACAGTCACATGCATCACAACATCTACCATCAGCAACAGGTTGAGCATTGTTTCCATGTGTCCAATACACCTTACCATTGTGGCTTCTGTGTTCTATGTCTTTCTTACAAAGAACACATTGTATAACTTCCTCACTCATACCCATCCCGCCATACTAGCAGTAGGACATATGCTGAAATAACTGCAACTAGCACAAGACCTTTCGTTGTACTTACCTTCAAAGGCATTATTCTCGTAAGCATGTACCAAGTTGGCGATGCCTTTCAACATAGCACTCTCACTAATCTTCTTCACCTTCTCCACTTGGATATGGTTTGCTACGGGAAAGTACCAACCCCAATGGGTCATCTCATATTGTGGGTCTATGCCCTTTTCTCTAAGGTGAGCATCAGTTGATTCATCAAATAGCAACTTGTAGAATGCCATTTCCTTTCTCATACCTGTAGCCTTATGTTTGCCCCATGCACCTGTTTTCAACTCCATGGGAATGTAACCACCTTCACTGAAATACAACCTGTCGATTATACCTTGCAGGTGAACCAGATAGTTTCTCTTTAACTCAACATGGTCAAAGGCACTAGCCCTAACTAGAAACTCAGCATCCAACATTACTTCATTTAAGACTGGTAGGAAATCCTCAGTTTCTCCTTCATCCTTAGCATCCATCAAACGATTAGCATCGAAACATGCCATCGAATAGTAGACATCTGTGTAGTCATCTATTGGATAGAGACTGTAGTTGTATGCTATCAATTCCTCTAGTGTCTCCATACTCTCTGCCTTCTTCAAGTCGTAGACGTTGAAGTAATCCTCTCTGGCATTGTGTATGATAGTCCCTTTGGTCATAGCCTCAGTAGTATCCTGTGGTAGTCTCTCTCGATAGTTGAAGTGATATTTCTGTGGACACCAGTTGTATGAGCCTTGCGAAGATTTTGTTATCTTCAATATAGGCCCATCTGGATACTCATCTACCTTCCAATCATATGTGAATTCTCTCATCATTCTTTCAAGTCTCCTATGGGGTTATTCTTCTTCATTCCATACCACCCTTCTGTTACGAAGGGCAGACCCATATACTCAGCATAGTGCTTCTCTGTGCAGAAACCTCTGATGCCTACAGGCGTATCTTCAACGTAGAAGGTAGCAGGTTCATCGCACAATGCACAAGTGAACACTTCTCTATGTCTGAATTCAGCCAACTTACTTTTTGAAAGACCTATGATTACTTTAGCACCTGTTGGGTCTGCCCTTCCATACTTCATCTAAAGCACCTCGTAGAGCAGTATGACATTCACCAATATAGAAATCCAACATGCAGTCTTCCAGAAACCCTCTCTTTTGATGTGGAAGTTGTGCATCCACATAACTAAGTCATTGGCTTCCTTGTCCTTGGCCTTGTAGTATTCCTCATCCGTTTCGTAATGATATCTCTTGACTGACATCAGAACCTACCTTCCACAAACGGGGGGAACCCGAACCATTCGTTTTCCTTCTCCCCAGAGTTGACCTTGAAGGTTTCCCAAGTCTTACCAACTGCTGAAGGATTGGTCTTGCAATCTCTTAAGATAGCCTTGTAGGACACATCGTTTCCAAGAGTTACCTTCTCGCACCATACAGTCTGTAGCATTCTCTGTGGTGTGTTCTTGTGCCAATCTGCTTCCCAATGTGTTGGGCCTTCGCTTAGATTAGCACTACCATAGATAGGCTTCAGGTGTGTGATGATGAACCTATGTGTATCTAGGTTCATGAATGTATCTTGTATTCTCTTGTAGATATCATTTCTTACCTTCCATTGGAAAGGTTTCACAGTCAGATTGATTGTATCTCTAATGATGTCCTGTCTGTCTTGGTTCATGTTCACCAATGCTTCTCGCATTATGTCTCCAGAACCATCGTACACCTTGTCCATACCATCTATTGCAACTGCCTTTACCTTGCCTTTCTCAATCTCTTCCTTGGTTTCATCTAGCCATGCTAGAGCATTCTCAAAGGTTTCATTCCAATCATACGTTCCATCTGCTCTCAGAACATTAGGAACGTAGATGTCTATTCCTTCATCTCTATCATGAGCAGAATCCCATGTAGCCAAAGCACCGTCATCGAAGTCAAGTACACGAACCGTGTACCCATCTTTCTTCTCCTGTTCGCTTCTGCAATCTAGAACGATACCTGTCTTGGTAGTCTTGGGATGCCCAAGGACTGCACAGAGAAGAAACTCATTGTCTCTCCTTTGTCTAGCAAGTCTCTGTTGCCTTATTGCTTCTCTTCGTTCTTCATAAGATATCCTATCTTCTTTCTTGTTCGTTGTATTCCATGCCATCATTATCACCATTTTCATATTGTACCTTATCATTTCCTGTTATCTTTAGGAGTTTATTTAGTCCTTCATAGGACACTCTGAGCCTTATCTCCTTACCAGACATGGTATGGAGTTTAACCCAGAACTCACCAGTTTCGTGGTTCTTCTTCCAAGTAGTGAAGTCAACGTTGTTCACAGGGACAGAATAACTGCCCCCATGAATTACGTGGTCACCGCTTCCCATTGATGAGATTGTGAATGAGGGATAATATCCCTTACTCACTTGTCTCCCTCGCTAAAGCCTAGGTCATCAGCATCGGGTAAAATCCAGTCATCATCATCACCATCGCTAGTGATTGCATCTGGAACCGAGCCTGTGATACTGGTAGGTAGTAGCCCTAGTACATTGATTGATACTGGTCTTAACTCACCAGTCTCTTGGTCTGTACCTTGGGTTGTTCTTCCTACTACTACGACCTCAGAACCGATACCGAAGTTGATTGGTATCTTCTCTGGAATCCAACATGTCACACCTAGAGACTGTTGCTCCCCACCATAGTCGAAGTCACCTGCTCCGAAGGTAGTGATGTCATCTAGGTTGATTATCCTGTTTCCAGTCTTCTCTGATACATTCATGTTGATGCTATTCACAGTACCATCCGTGAAGACGAACCTATCTGTGTAAGCCTTCTCTTCGACAGTAGCGTGGTACGCCTCAAGGTCGATTAGAGGACTGTAGTTAGCAGACGAATGCTCCATGAGTGCATCTTGGAATTCACTCACATCCTCGTCATCAAAGTCCATCTTCAACTCATGGGTGTTATCTAGGTCATCGTCATACAGCAGAGAACCTAGGGTCGTTGCCTTAGCCCCATGTATCTTGCTTGGGTCGTTGCTATTCAAGACACAGGAGAAGTGTAGAAGCCTGAAGGTATCTGGTGTGAACTCTTCAGCAGATGGGCCTCGGTAGTGGAAGAACCACTTACCCATCTTACCATCTACCATTCCGAAGAATACACCTTGCATTCTCCATTCCTCCTTTGGTAGAGGTTTTCCATACCGAGCCTTGTTCCAGTCTTGGTCAAGCGTGTCTAGGGGAATCACAAAGGTTCCCTCGCTTACCTCAACGTGGTTCTCAGGTAGTTGTGGTAGGTTCTTCTCTACTTCCTTACCTCGGTATGTCTGCTTCACATCATACGTTCCGTCAGACGTAGCAGTAGCGATAGCAACAATACCCATGTTGTAGGCATTACTACCATCTCTCTCGTACTCAGCAACTGCTTTCTCCCTCTGAATCGCCATCATATCAAACGGGTCATCGGCAGTTGCAAAGAAGCCAGATGCTTGCTTGTAAAACGCATTGCTTCCACCGGAGTTACTGCTTCCGGCAGGTGCAGGTTTTGCTTGCATTGACCTCAAGTTGACGAAATACTGTCGCCATAACGACAGAGCCAACTGCTCATTCTCGGAGGGGTCTACGTTGTTCTTTTCACAGATTGACGTAAACTTCTCCAATGCTTCTTCAACATCCATTCCTAGATGCTTCGCGGCATTTCCTATTTCTGTTTCCATTTTCTTACTTATTTCCATTTTTTTCACCTATTGTTTTCTTTTTTTTGTTTTTAGAATTTCCAATACGGCTTCGGCACTTATGACCACTCCGGCCAATATCCAAAACCAATCGGAATCTAATGTTAATACCCCTGCTAGTTTTAGCAAGGGGAGTATAGTTAGGAGTAATCCCCCAACTAGTATTATCTCATACCTTAGCATGAGATGTTTGAAGTCGTCAAAGTTAACTTCGCCGTCTTCATTCAAATCTAATATTTTCTTCACCATTATTATCACCATTCATATTACCATCTTCCTCTCGGCCCGCTATCCATTAGTTTGTAAATAAATCTCCATACAACAAATATCAATAGAACCGTCAAGCCATCCATCAAATCAACTGTCCTATCATCCAAGAAGCCAGAACCTTTGGAGTCATATTACTGCTTCTCCATTCTGCCTCTCCGATGACCCTCAACATTTTGAATTTTCTATCGGAATCCATATCAGACTTAATAACAACATCATGGAGATTAATGCAAATCTCCTTCATTGTCGCAGAGTCTTGAATCAATTTATGCACACCCGATATAGAATTGTCATAGTCATTAGAATTTAGATTAGATACTAGTGTTGTATATGGTTGAAGGGACTTGTCTATCTGGCTTGAGAGTGTCGAATCACTATTCACAGATGCCTGTAACTCGCCTATCCCCCTTCTCAAATCACCATGTAAGTGACTAATAAAAGTTGTCAAGTCCTCTATGGTGTACCGATTCTTGTGTCCTTCTTGGTCTAGGATGTCACATAGGACATCCATGATGTGGTCATCACTAATCCTGCCGAAGCCATAGTTTGCACATCTAGATTGTAGTGGATAGATAATCCTGAACTTCTCATTGGCAGTCATGATGAATCTGCAATTATCAGCATACCTCTCCATGATTCTCTTGAGAGCGTTCTGCGAATCCTTGGTCATACCATCCATCTCATCCAATAGGATAATCTTGAATGGTGCATCACCGATGACTTGGGTAGAAGCAATCTCCTTGATTTTGTTTCTAACCGTATCCAACCTTCTGTCGTCTGATGCATTAATCTCAAAGAAGTTACCAGACTTGAATTCGCCTAGTATCTCATTGGACAAAGCAGTAGCCGCCGCAGTCTTACCTACACCTGCTACACCATACAACAAGACGTTCATCATGTCATCTGGATTCTTCACCCATCTCTCAGCATCCATAACGAATCCCGGTTGTCCAACTATCTTGCTCAATCTATCTGGTCTATATTTCTCTGTCCACAACATTATGCATTCACCCCGTACCATGATGTATACCACCAAGGTTTGTTCTTCTTCCAAGTAGCAATCCTTGCTTTGTCTTGGATGTAGTATTGTCTGTACTTATCTATCTCAGACATATCATCGAATCCCTTGACCTGTCTGCATTTCATGTTCTCTGAAATAGCAATGGCAAAGGGAGTCAATCCTATGTCTGGTAGTGCTTCGACTACATCAATCCAAATGTGGTTGTAGTCATTCATTGTTAGTTCGCACTTGTGAGTCTTGCCATACCTAGAGGTATACTCTTCACAAAGAGAACCTGCGTGTTCCCATAGCCATAGGAAGTTATCTCTGCTTTCCCTAGCCCAGATGGTACAAGGATGGTTCAACATTACTGGTCTGTAAGGGCTATCGAATCCTAGGTAGTCTGCGATAGTTGACATCATCTGCAAACTTTCCAAAGGCATCTTTACTACGTGCTTGTCGATTACGTTGCTTGCTGAAACAACTGGCGACTTATCTGTACAAAATATATTCATTCACTCTTCCTCCTGTATCAATCTCTCTAGGTAAACTGCTAAGTCCATCGCTTCTTCTTGAGCATGGATTAGCCATTCCTTGCGTGTTAGGTCTTTACGTTCCATAGTAGTGCCGTATTTTCTCTGCCCTGCTACGCTTCTTCTTGCTATCTTTATTATCACATTGTCTTCTATCTCACTCATTGTTTCACATTCCCTTGATTGTTCCACGTTATACTGTGGAAATACTCCTTCGCACTCATTGGCTTACTGGTGTTCACCCATCTCATAGGAAATGCTTGCATTCCCGTTCCAGATGTTTGTAGCCATATCATTTCTATTCTTTCATCTATTTCTTCTTCCATTTTTATATCCACCTTCTTAGGTCATTGTTAGCGTAAGTTACATCTAACTTCTTCTTTCTTGTCTTAGCACCTAACTTCAACATTCTAGTCTCTGTGCCATCTAATTCGTTCTTCATGTAGGCTTTGAAACCTTCATCTTTCATCAGGTCAGCGAGAAGGTATCTCTCTGTACCCTTGAGTCCTAACTTGTAGCAAATCTTCTCCAAGTTGTTTCTCTTCATTCTCTTCGGCATTTGTATCTTCCTGTACATTCTACCATCATGTGCATACGCAAGCAACTCGTAGAAGTAATCGTTAGACCACCTACGCTTCACTATGCAATCCGCAAATGATAACTTGTTGGGATGCACATTAGGAGATAACCAAGAAACAAACTGAACATCCGGTGGGGCATTCAGTTTCAACTTGGTAGCAACATCATCTCTATCTGCATTCTTTAGATAGTCCATTACCAAGGAATAGATGTCAATCTCGTAATTGACTGGTTCCTCGGCATGTGGTGCTTTCTCCTTCAACTCATCACGTAGTACCCTAGACCGCTTCAACATACACATGTCGAAGATTGGCTTTGGTACATCCTTCTGATTATCAGATGTCAATACCACTTGACCGTTGTATCCAGATAGAGTCCTCATTATCAAATCCTTCTTGGGTTTGAAATTCACCTCTTGGATTATGATACCCCTCTCTAATGGGATGCTCCAGATATCCTCGATGTCATACTCATTAGCGTATGTGATAATCGGAGTATCTGATACGAAAGACATCGCTTTGTCTATCTTCTTGCTTCCGGGTTTTCCTACAATTATTATTGGTTTGCTATCATTATGTTTCTTTATCGTTTTTATTAAACTCATTCAATTCGCCTCTTACTTCAAAGAGTTCATCGTAGTGGCAATTACATGAATGGCATTCTACTTGCGCCATGTACCACTTCAATCCATTCTTTATTCCATTCTCATCTTCATCTTGGACACCTGCTTCAAAGTAGAAGTGTCCTTCTCTGTTTTCCCCACATTCCCTACATCCCTTCTTCAACATCTCAAATACATAGTGGTCGATTATCTCATCATCGGAGATAGGTGGGAATGTAGGCGACATTGATATTCTCAATTGGCATGGGGAACAATGTCTTTTCTGGAACCCCGTTGGTCGGAGTTCACATCTAGGGCATAGATTGATGCCCTTAATCTCGGTCCTCTTCACAGGAATCGTCTTAGACTCCTAGTATTTCAATAATCTGATTTAACCCATCTTGGGTAAGGTGTTCTCCTACAGAGTAGAAAGCCCACACCCTTGCGAACTTTTCCCATCTCCCACCTAGTCTATACTCTAGAGGCAGATTATTTCCACAGTTGGGTGCGATTAACATCAAAGCCATCAGATTGTCAATCGAATCAATTCTGGCAATAGTAAGTCCCTTCTTGTTAATCGTAGACTCAATGCGATTTTGAAGCAATGTTCGTTGCATAGCCTTCAATAACATAGAATGATGCTCATCTATCTTACCTCTTAACTTGAAATTCACCATCATGGTTACTCTGTACCCCAAAGCAGAGTCTGCATTCTTGGATACTCTGATTACGGGTTGTGCCTTTGCGTAGAGCATTCCCGCAAGATAGTCCCTACTGAACATCATGCCTCACCTCTTACGTCATCTAAGGTATTGCAATCAGCAGGATACTTGTCATGTCGGATTCTCTGTACTCTAGGGAATCTAAGACCGTAGTTTCCATTGGAATCTCTTGATACTAAATCAGCAGTCACCTGTAGTACAATCCTTGGTAGTACGTGAAACGTGTCTGTCTTGTTGTCATATCTTTCGACTATCCTCTTGAGTTGTGTAGTCAATGACAAAAGGTCTTCATCACTAAGACCAGAGCCAACAGAACCCACAGATGTATAGCCATCATCACTAACGACTCCCACCTCAAACGTACCAAAGACATCGCTTCTCTTTCCGCCACCATACTTGGTTGATAATATCACGACATCGAAATCTATCCTCGGTGGCTTGTGCTTCAACAAAGCCTTACTTCTCTTAGATTCGTAAGGCGCATTCAAATCTTTAATCATGATACCTTCGTATCCCTCATTGATTGCGTAGTTGTAGGAAGCAACGCGGTCATTCGATAGAACCCTTGCAATGTGTGGTCTTAGCACAACAAACTTCTCTAGTTGTTCTAGTCTTGTTCTATATGGCATATCAAGAAGAGACTCAAACCCATCATACATTATGTCGAAGACGACCAGTTTTACTGGGCAATCTGCTACGGCTTGAGCCTTGTCTTTAGAATGCACTCTCGTTCCTAGTTTCTTGTGTTCTGCGGGAGAACCATCATGGTTGACTGGATAAATCTCCCCGTCAACAATGAAGGTATCTGTACAGTCTTCCAATATACTAACTACATCTGGATACTGTTCAGTAACTAACTTACCTGCTCTGTTGAATATCATAGTAGTATCTGGAGAATGATGTATCTGATACCTGTTACCATCATACTTGATATCAATCACGTATTCTTCTGGTAGTGGTTGGTTGTCTTCTAACTTCTTAGCAAGCATCGGCTTGATGTACCTACCAATGTGACTTACTTCTGGTAGATGCGTTTCCCAATCATCTGGATTTGCTTCTGCATATGACAATAACGTAATCATATCAAAGTCTCTCAACCTTGAAACGAACCTAGAACCATGTCGTTGTGCCATGGCTTTCGTTACTGTTGATGTACTAACGCCATTCCTAGGTGTCTTCAACCAATATCTAACAAACCACTTCAACTCCAAAGAATCCATCTGTCTGAGAATTTCTTCGTACATGGAATACGCTTGACCATTTATAGAAGAACAATCCATATTGAACAATCTCAATACGGTTGTTATGGTAATGTCAGAAGGTGTTTCTGAAACACCACCGAACATATACACACCTTCACCCAAGTCACCATATGACTCCGCATACGACTTTATTTCTTCTTCATGCACTCCTAGTATAGAAGCCAACCAAGAGATTGCTCTCTTCTCTCCTATATTGCTAGGCCCATAATCACCCAAGAGTACAGTCATCATCCCGGCCCATCCGGTGTTGAAAGAACTGAAATTTCTCTCTATTGCTTCGACCTTTGCATTTGTACTGTTTACATTCTCTATTACTTCAAGCATCCTCGCCATTCTTATCCACATTTTTATCACCAATTTTATTGAGAATTTTCAAGAGATTCCCTAACTCATCTTTGTTTATTCTTATGCCCTTCCTTGTGGGCTTTCCTTCGTTGAACCATCGAACGTCAATTACTTCGATGTTCCAATATTCTCCCTCTTGTACCACCAACTCCGTTGTTGCACTTCTAGGAAACCTAGCCACTATCTTCATCTTATCATTACTCAATCGCTCATCCCCCTTTTGAAATTTGAAAGATGAAGTACGGAAGTGAAGTACCTTGGAGACTCTAACTCATCAACTCTATGAGCAACCCAAATTACTCCACCGACACTACTTATCTTCACCAACTCATACGTCTTGTCACCTACTTCAAACATGTCTTCTGTTTGTACCATAGGCACAAGACCGAAGTGCTTCGACAACTCAGACGATACTTCTTCTAGATTCTCAGCAACGTACTTTACAATCAACTGTTGCTGAATGGGAACCTTTGCACCGACATTGACTTCTATCTTACCCGACATGTCACATACCTTACACTTGTTTCCTTCGCAAATGGGGCATGTTATCTGCGCTCCAATAGGAGCAGGAAAATTGATAGAAATCGCTCGCTTCATGCAACTACCAAACCTTCTTCTTCCATTCTTTCCCAGAAACCTAGAGCATCTTGGGCGGCTTGTATAACCATCGGCATACCATTTGTCTTTCTTTTCTTCTCAAGAAAATCTAGAAAATTCTCTAAGTATGCTTGTCCTAAACCTCTACCCCTATTGGATTCATCTACTATCCCGAAGTCTACTATTTCCCAACGAGAATCACCCTCATTGTTTATGTCTAGCCTTGCTTCGCCTGTGGCTTGACCGTCATCAGATTCCCATTCCTCATGTTGTTCAAAATCCTTCAATACGTCTTCCCAAGTCATAGTTCCCACAACCTATACATAACAGTACAATTGTACTGATATCCTTCCAAGTCTATTAACACCAAGGATACTTCTCCCATTGCAGGTGCATGTTGTTGTTTGAATCTCGTATTTTCAATCAAGAAGTAGGGTTTCATCTCTACTGTTTGATTGGTAGTTTCGTTGTACATAACTACACTCGCTGAGAATACCTCAAACAATGTAGTGTTGTCACCAAACGATATCGTTGGTAGTGTGGTGTTATTCTCGTAGGTGAAGTTGTGATACTCTGTAACCCATAGAGGTTTGTCATCCTCTACTGGTGGGTCTGGTATCATCTCAGCACAACCTGCCAGTGACGAAGATAGAAGGAGTAATGCCAGTAGGACTCTCATCACTATGCTTCCTCCGTTTGTTTCTTAATGAACTTCTCGACTATTGCCATCCTACCTTCTAACTTGATTAGTCTCTCTTGCAATTCCACAACAACGTTCACTAAGTCATCTCTAGACCAGTCTTGATACAACGTGTATAGCATATGCTTACGCATCAGAATCCCTCTTCCAATGTCGCTTGGCTACCTTCGATTTCATCATCTGTCTCTTGACCGTGAAGCGTGTCCATCATAATCTCATACGACTTCTGCATCTTCTTGTTGTCCCATTGTATATCCTCGCACCATCCTAGTTTCTCCAGTTCAGTCCTACAATATACAAGTAGGTCTAGGTATTGCTTTCGCTCCTTCTCTATCTTGTTTACTTTCTTCTTTATGTTATCCAATTCTTTTCCTATCATTTTTATTCCTCTTCTATTTTTGGACTTTGAAGCAGTCCATACTTTACTTGCTTTACTATCTCCCTCTTTACGTCATATGCCCAATACTCGTTATCACCCAATACTATTGCATTGGCGAGCATTGGCTTCCATGTGTTCAGCGTCTTCCAATCAGTTCCACTGAAATATGCTTGACCAAATGGATGTGTGTGAATCCAACACTTGAATGGTAATTTCATACCTTCCAATTCTTCTTCGTCTGCCCCTTCAAAGGAAACGAAACTAGGTGTTCCGACATTGATGAAGACGGTGTTCTTCGCGTCAACGACTACCTGTACTTCTCTAGGTATGTCGAAAGCCTTCATCGACTTCTCCCAGATAACTGAGAGAAACGCTTCTAATTCGTTGTTTGGGTTGTTGTATGGTACTGGCCCTGTGGTCAGCGATATACAGGATACAAACGCATCAACAATCTCTCTCTTCCAATTCTCATTCTTAATCTCCATTATGCTCCACCCATTTCTTTAATCATGACATCCATCTGATTCTCAAATTCATGATATGCTTTGTGACCTGCAATGAAGCCACCCGCATGTCTCTTCGTTCCTAGAAACGCTTCACCACATACGGGGCATGTGACTTTCACAATCTGTGCTTGTGGATAGTACCCATCTGTCGATAGAATGTCCACAATATTGTCAATGTCATCCTCTGTTAAATCCTCTATTTTCTCTGCATCACTCATCATTCATCACCTGTTTTCATAGTGTCTTCTATCATTGATATCTCATCAACTACATTCTGTGTAGCAGGATTGATAATCATCAATCGCACGTTCTTTTGGTAGCCACAAGACTGACACCCATAAACATACAGTACGGGTATCCGTGGTTGGTTTTGTACCAATGCAATTGGTGTTCCGATATCTAATGTCCATACCATAGGGTCACCACACTTGCATGTCCAATAATCACTAGCGAACTTCATACATTCAGCACCACCTTGTCAACAACATCATCGTGGTCATTGAACCACTTCTGAATCCATTGTGCGGCATAACCTGCAATCAGCATGTGCATACAGTTTACTTCCTTACCAGTACCATCCCAATCTCCGCCTTGGCAGGAGAAAGAACCCTCTGGTCCGTTCAACAGTGTATCTTGGAAGTTCTTATCCACCTTGTAAGAAATCAAAGCCGCATTGCGACCTTGCGCTCTCAAATCAAGCCACTTGACTTTAGCATCATCACCGTGGCCTTGACGATATAGCATTCTTCTTACTGCTAGATTATCAGCACAACAGATAACCAAGTCGTATCCCTGCAACTGCTTCTCTGTTAGAACAAGATATGGTTGTGCTTCATACATACCACCCATATCAGAAGAGAAGCAATAGACCTTGAGTTCCCCTAGGTCATCTGCGCTAAAGTTCTGATACCGCAGATTCTTCTGCTCAACCTTATCATTGTCAAAGGCAGTAACCTGATACACACCAAGTCTGTTCAGTATTGGAATTAGATAACTACCTATTCCACCTGCCCCAATCAATAGCACCTTACGATGCCTCATTCAGAAGCACCTCGTTCTTGTTTCTTTCATTGTTTTTCTTTCCATTTTCATTTTCATTCCTCACTCTTATTCCTTTAACTACGTCTTCTATGTCATAACAAGATAAACTTGCTCTGTCTATTGACAATAATTCGCACATTTCCTTAGCATTATTCCTAATGCCGTAATCAGAACATAGCCAATACTTCACTATGTCTGTTTGTGTAATTGGTTCTCCTATCATTTTAGTAGCAATCCAAACACCTGCTCCTATTCTATTATTAGATAGTCGCATATTTAGGTCTTCATAGACCCTAGAAACATATTCTATGAACAAAAAAGCCGCATTTCTCTGCGATTCTGTTACTTTTTTCATGTTTCCAAGTAAAGAATCTACTGATTCTTGTGGTGTTTCTTTAGCAAACACATATGACTTTCTTGCATATTTTGCTATTTTCTTAGCAATTTTAGAGAGATATCTCTTGTCCACTCTAGTAATCCTAGCATGTTTGTCTAGACTAGTTATGATACCTGCTTCTTTCAATACAAAGAAAGTCACACCTGCCGCTTTACGTTCGTTTGAGTATCCTCTGAGATAGTCGTCTTTGAACATAGCCAGATAATACGCCTTCGCGCTTTCCTTCAAATCCTTAGACGCACCATACTCAGATAGATACATCATCATCTTGGTATCAACTTCTTTCGTTGCGGCTTTTCTTTTGTGTGTCGCCCAAGTCTCTGTTCTTACATTCTGTTGCCAAAGGTGAAACTTCTTGTTTACAAACGCCTCACTCTTAGTAATGAAAGAACCTAGATGTCCTTTGTCTGGACTCTTGTTGGGTTGACCACTATCATCCCACTTGACAAGAACGTGCTTCTCAAAGGGAGCAGTCACGTTGACATACCCACACTCTGAGCATACGTTCTCGCCAAGTGCTTCGTTGAATACTAGGTTGCGAGACTTACACAGTTCGCACTTCATTGTAAGGCTCTCCTTCTTGCTCGCCTTTCTCTCCTTCTGGCTCTCCTAGCATCTTCACGCTCACGTTGTAGTCTCCTTTCCTCCAACTCTCGTTCAAGTTGTTCTGCGGCTTCCTTCTCTGCTTTGGCCTTCTTCTGAGCCTCATTCGCTTCCTTGGTTTGCCTTCGCTTCTTCTGCTTGCTATAGTGAATAGCCATCAACTCGTTAGCAGGTATCCTAGGCTGATTAACCAATACGTCATCAGTTGTTCTATCTCTGACATATCCGTGAATCGTGTATACTCTGTGAGAAGCAGACTCGTCATTCAGAAGTACCATTGCCCTAGCCGCAATCTGGTCGCCTATGCTTGAGTTGTTGTGTAGGTTATCTATGCAAATGCTATGGCTAATCTCCCTACCTCGGAACTTCAATCTTGAACTTGACATGTTCTTCTCATTAGAAGTGACACAGTATGTCGAAACATTCTGATGTCCTACCTTCATACCGCCTCTACCAGTAATGACCCAATCTCTCACTCTTCCCTTGACATGAATTGCTTGGTCTTCGATACCGGGCCAGTTGACATAGGTTAGTTGTGGGTACTCTGCATCTAGTCCTCTTAGGAGTTGAGTTGCTCTGTCTTCTACCATAGCATGTTTCCTGTTCTGCTTCAACCATGCGAGCATCATCTTCTCTTGTCCAGATGTAGGTTCTGATGGGAATAGATACTTACCTTCCGAATCCTTACTCTTGTCTTCTGTGAATAACTCAATCCACAAATCTCTAGGAGTAATGCCTAGCCATCTCTTGCTTCTCTTAGCACCATGCCTATACACATTCAAGAATTGGTTCCATTCCTTCGTGGTTATTCCTGCCCAGATATCTTCTGATATCTCAATGGCTACTTCTTTCAGACCGATACTCTTGGTGTTGAGCATCACTTCCTGCTTCCTTCCCATCTCATAGAAGAAGTAAGGACTCCTATTCTCAATAGCATAGAGAACATTGTGTGGTGTCTCTGTAACCTTGATGATATACTCTTCCAAGACCTCTGCACTTCTGCAATATACTGCTCTCATTAGAATCTTGGCTACTGCATAGATTGCATCCTTCTTTAGCATCCTAGTGTGGTCAACGTAAAACGAAGACTTCTTTCTCTGAATAGTAAGTGTGACTTCTCCATCTGGAAACTTCCAACCCAGATAGTGCCTGTAGTTCTTATCATCAGCACCAAGCAGATTGTACTGCTTCTTGGTCGGGCCAAACAGATATTGCTCAACAGTCTTCGCCACTTCAAACAATAGTGGGTCTTCACTGTGGTTCTGACCTATACCAAGGACTCTCGGTACGTTAATCTCTCTCTCACCAAACTTGTTCATGCTCTTTGTGAAAGAACTAGGTTCATGGTAGTACCAATCTTGGTCGGTATCTTGGTGAAGATACTCTCTCTTTCCTTTGACATATATCACTGGCATGTCTTCTTCAAAGACTGACATAGATATGTCAAGTTTCTTTAGCCTATCTTCAAACCATTCACGGTCATTTGACAAATATACTCTGTGGCGGTGAGAGCCATACAACTGCTTCATCAGTAACTTGTTGTTCGTGTTGAACAAGAACGATGTGTGCATGTATTCTGTGCCGCGACCTGCTCTTCTATCTCCAATCGAGGGTATTCCTAATTTTATTTTCATATTCATTCTCTCCATAATTTTTCATGTAGTATTGTTTTCTATTGTATAATTCCTTCATTGCTTCACCCGGATAGGTGTCAAACATCTTCTTACAACTACGATGTAATTGATGTCCTAGTATTCTGTTCAACCTTGCTCTAGACATGTTACCACTCTTGGCAACTTCTATCGCTTGCTCAACGTAAGCCTTACTCGCATTGTCTGGACATATACGGATTATCTCATCTCTGATGAAATCAATCTCGTCTACGTCAAAGTAATGACCTAACTTACGGGTGATTTGGAATCTCACAGTATCTCACACGTTCCCCCAGAACATGCGAGTTCACCTTGAAGTTGAGTGTTGTCGTCATCCTCCATTATCTGTGAGGTGTCTAACTTCTTTAGTAGTGGTAGGTATTTCTCAAAAGTCTCTTTGTTACATGCCGTGTTAGGCATCTGCATTTCTATACCATCCTCAACATCGAAACTGAAAGGTAGTAGAGAAAGTCCATTGTAGGAATCTCTGTTTATCCACATCCAATCTCTCACCAAATCCCATTCATTCTCACGAACGTTAACTGTTGCTGAAACGTTGTGAGTATTCATTCCGTCTATGTGACCGGGCTTCACCCAATTCTCTGTCACATGCTTCACTCTCTCTAAGAAGTCTATAGCAGACTCCGAGCGAGTGACTGCACCTTCTGGTGCTTTTTGAGGAACGAAGACTACTATGTTGCCTTCTTCCCATCTATCGTCTTCTATCAAATCTGGAATGTTCTCCATTAGATACTTGGCAATAGGTTCCTCTTTGTTATATCTGATAGTCCTAATGAAGTAGTCAGACCACCAAGGGTGAATCCCCGATGATGTTCCGAATACCAGACTAGCAGTTCCTTCTGGTTTAACACAGGTAAGTCTAGCGGCAGGATTGATGCCTAGTTTCTCTGCCCAATCCCTGTTCACCATCTTGACGACATCGACTGCTTCATTCAAGTCTAAGTCATCCAACTTACCATTGGCGATACCAGTCATAGATACACCAAGTAGTGCATCCTTCTCAGTAGTCTTCTTCCATCCTTGACGTAGGAAGTGGAAGTCTGTGTAGGTCGCTTGCAATGTTCCTAGGAACGCCGCCGCTTCTACTCTAGCATTCAATTCCTCTTGTGATTCTACGTCTGATACGTTACAGGTAGTCAAGTTACAGAACTGCATGTCCCGTAATCCAATTTCTGCACAAGGATTGGTTCCCCATTCCTTATCGTTAGTGAAGTAGAAACCCGGCTCATGTCCACCATTTGCCTGTATTATCTCCCACAAGGAATCGTAGAATTTCTTGGTTACTCTGTTCCTAACTAGAACCGCAGAGTTGTTAGCATGTTTCCTATATGGGTGACTCTCGTATGTAGTCACCGTCTTCGCAGTCAACATCTCTCTGTCGTCTGCACTAAATAGTGAAATCATCGCTGACCTTCTGATACCACCAGATAGTACGGCCTCTGCTATTCTACATAGCATGTCATGTACTTCTATTGGTCTGAGTTGTGTGAAATTCTCCTTGTCAATCAACATACCTTCTATGATAGTGAGGCAGTTTCTCAATGGTGTTGGGCCGGGAGCCTTGCCACCACTAGTCTTGAGTAACGCTCCCTTCGGTCTGATATCTGAGTAGTCGAAGCGCGGTGTAGTGCTTCTCTTACCAGTATAAGACTCAAAGAGTACGTTGATTGCTTCTGCCCATCCTTCTTGTGAATCACCTATCAGATGTCTGTAGGTTCTATCTGGGTTAGGCTTCATGACTTGTGGTAGTTGTGCTATGTGATGCTTCTGCACCGAATAGCCTACACCAGTCCCACCTAGTAGTAGAAACATTGCTTCCCCGAAGCACCTAATATCTGTAATGTTCATGAATGAACAGTTGTAGATTCTGTTAGGTGAACGTAGAATAGCATCTCCTGCAAATTGGTAGGAACGCATAGAAGGTGATACCTTCAACGTCTTCACATAGTCATTGTATACCTTTACAATCTTGGTGCAGACAGTTTCGTTCCCTTTGAATTTGTCAAGGTGCATGTTCATGTTCCTTGTGATTATTTCATCGAGTGTCTCTCTCCTTCCCAACTCCCAATCATACCTAGCATATTTCGTAGGTACAATCAAATCGCTCATCATTTGTTGTTCTATTTCTAATTTATTTTGCATTATCTAAAACCCCCTTAAGTAGTAGGCATTCCACCTACACGGCAACCACTCGTTGCTGGGAGACTAAGGGTGCGAAATGCACTACTTAGTAGTTACCGCTAATGAATATAATACCCATAAGCGGCTTGCGTTTTTCCGACCAAGATTACTCTTGATTGTAGGGCTTAACCTACCTTGTTCAGCGAATTCCACCGACAACCGCAGGTGCAAGCGTGACGTTCTCTACGCTCTCCCAATTGACGGTATCAACAGTTTCGCGCGTGACCATCTCACCATCAACGAACACCCAATGTGTTGGGTGGTCCGTTATCTGTTCGATGACCTCGGCGGCTGATGCAACCATCTCGGTATGTCCGGTTTCATTCATTATAGTCAATTTTACCATAATTCATTACCTCCTTTCATTTTCATTCTTGTCCCTGTTGGGACATGTTCGCTATCTGTCCTTTCAGTTCTTGGACTCTTCCGGTTAAGACGTTAATGGTCTGCTCATAATGCGAGCAGAGTGCCATGTACTGTTGTAGTTGGTTTGCCAGATTCTGCGCGGTTCCCTGTAATTGTTGGTTGTTCGCGGCCATCTGTTGCAAAGCCATCTCAGTCTCGTCTTCGGCCTTCTTATCTTCATTTTTCTTTTCGTTTTTCTTGCTCATTTTCATTCGCCTCCGTCAGTAAGTTGACGACTCTCTATCTCCCTTTCAAGTTTTATCTCTTGCATAGCCCTAACGCTATCCAAGATGTTCCTCAAAGTGGAGATTTGTTGTTCTGCTTCCTCGGATGTCATATCCGGTTTCATCTGATATGGAAACCTAGGAACATAGTCCGTTCTTCTGGCCTCAACTAGTTGTGACCTGTAACTACTAATCTTATCCTTCTGTTCCTTGGTTGCCAGATTGGACATCGTATCCAATGTCTTCTCCAATCTGTCGATGTCTGCCTTTCCGAGTTTAGGTTCATCACCACTATCTCGGATAGCATAATACATCTTCTTCAAGAAACGCTTGTCCCAAGGAGTCGGAGCATCTTGCCAACTGAATAGTGGGATACCAAAACGCTTGCAGTTATTGGTGAACCTTGTTTCCACCATTCCACGTGCTTCCATCTTGGCATCAAACTCAGCATCGAAGTTCTCCAACCATTCGATTCTCTGTTGCTTGGTCATGTCCTTCTTCTCTATGTCCTCAAGATGTTCCTCAATCAAAGAAGAGAACCTGTTCATGTCCAACCATAGTCTCTCGTTAGGATATCCTCTGGTAGTCTGCTGATTCCTAGGATTCTCTGGATGGTTCCATCTCCATACAATCGAAGCCATTTCTCTCCTTCGTGCAGGGCCAGAACCCTCTGCTCTCTTCCTAAGATATCTAACGCGCTTGTGTTGTCTGAGTGTACTATCCCAATAGTGCTTGGTGGGATGATATCTAACATTGATTCTCAGGTCTGCTTCCTTGACCTCATCGAACATCTCTTCAAACTCTTCTCCGTTCTCTGCCCACCATGCATCTTGAATCATGGACTTCACGCGAACGTTAATCCAATCCTGAATCATTCTCTCGGTGATTGCATCCATGTCAACACCAGTAGACTCTGATATCTCTCTTAGAATCAAGTAAGAAGTAATGTGGTCTGAACCAACACACTCTATGTTTCCGTTCTCGGTATTCTCTATCTCAAAGTGATACACGATGTTGTGTCCACAAAGACATTGATTACATCCATTGGTAGAGTTAGTAACCCAATCTGGTGCATTCTCGTTTCTTCCATAGGGGTCAGTAACGTTGTACCTAGATGACCACCATACATTACCAGTTGCCTTCCATTCTTTCTTAGCGTCTTCATAGTTATCAGCAACAGACAACTCAACCATCTTCTGCTTGAGAACCCTGTCCCATCTACCTTCACCTAAGTCACGCTTGGCTTCTATCTTCTCTGTGACACCGTCTTCGATGTCATCTCTAGTATATACTACATCCATGATATCAACCTACGAACGGTAGTAGTGGTGCAACTACAATATACAAAAAGAACATCGCCATTACTATGAACACATTTACTATTGCCATGAATAGAAAAAGCATCTAAGCCATCCTCTCATTGTCTCTCTGCTCTGTCAGGAATCCTGCTAGTATAGCATCTATCTTATCGAACAGTGGTTGTCCACATCCACCGATAGTCTTGCGATGTAGTGACAACCATATCTTGTGATAAGCATTGATTACTACCTTTGGCTCATCATCGTCATTCATTGTTATTACAACAGGTGGCAACTCTTCATCGTTGACCAACCTGAATTCAACTGTTTTTCCATTTTCATTCATCTTTCATTCCTCTTCCATTAAAGTTTCATATTTCTCTAGCAGTCTTCTTTCCTCTGCTAGTCCTTCTTCGTAGCAACCTATGCTACAATATCCTTCATAACTGTGAAACGTGTCTGTTAAATCTCCACAGACTTCACAATCATATGTTATTACTTCATCAAATTCATCTGGCCCTACGACCATGTGGTTCTCAATTCGTTCCATCTTCTTCTCTCCATCTTATGTCCTTTCCACTTTCATATGCTTCATTGAAAGCAGACTTCCAATCCTCTGCATTGTTTGAGTTTCGCTTTAGCAACTCACCGATAGCAGAATCGGCTAACTCCAATTGATTCTCATTGAAGATAGGTGTCACACTCAGAAGTTGTTCCTCTGCAAACACCGGATAGGTTCCGGGTGCTATTGGATTCAACCCGCGTGACATTCTTATCTTGTCTCTGTTGTCAAGAGTAAGTTCTACGTCTAATTCGCCACGTTCATCTACAACCTTACAACCCTTACAGAAACCATGTTCCATGATTTCCTCAGAGTCCTTGCAGATGTGTGCGTTTGGTGTAGCGCAACAACCGGACCTATCTATCTCACCCTTTACAGGATAAGGATAGTCGCTTGTCGGTTCACCGTTGATAGTAGTTGTTCGGTTAGAAGCATACCTTACTTTCCGCTTCTCTCTCTTGGGTCTGTTCTCAAACCACTTCCATACGTTCTTGCTTTTCAGCCAGACGGCAGGTGCAAACACCTTGATGTCGTCTGCTTTCTGAACAACGTACAACACACCATCAACCCATCTTACTACTAGCCACTCATTACCATCTGGCATTGTGACTAGACTTCCAACTACTGCTTCTCTTTCAAGAGCAAACCGTAGTCTCTCATGGAAGTGTAGTGGATTTCCAGTTTTACCTACGCTAGATACCAATGTCCTACTCATGTTACTTACTGGATTATCCAACTGTTGAGTAGGCATGTCTTCTGGTTGAAGGATACTAGTATCCCCATCTCTACTGAACAGAACCGACTCCGTGTTGAGTAGTTCTATCTGGTCTACTTCATCAGCACGAAAGGTCTTCTGTGTTCCATCTGTAAATCTTATTGCCCAATATCTCATTCTTCATCATCTCCTAGGTTATTCATCTCTGGTGCGTGAGTTGCAAGAAAGTCATACTCGGCACAATCTTCGCATTCTTCCAATGATGGCACATCATCGCGCTCACCATTTGCGTAGTTGTTAACGAGTACAACTCCCTTGCCCCCACATAACTTACAATCGTGTTGAGAGTATATTAAGTGTTCAACCAACTCTATCACCCACGTAGTTGAGAGTCTTCATTGCTCTAGTGATGGCAACATAACACAGATTGGTTTCCTGTTGCCTATCAGCAGGAGTAGTTGCCATAGGATGTGGCATGAGTTGTGGTTCCAGAATCCATACGTTTTCTGCTTCAAGACCCTTGGCCTTGTGGATAGTGGAGAAGACAACTCCTGCTTTCTTTCCTTGCTCACCGAATATCTCCTTGATGTTATCTAGAAGACCACCGACTGTGTTCACATTTCCAGCAAGAGCCAGAATGCAATCGTACTTATCAGTCAAGGACTGAATCTGCTTGTCCTTCTCCTGTAGTTTCAGAGCATTGATTCTCTTGTCAACATGGTCTGCCAGTGCAGGTAAGAATCTCTCAAGAGTCATTGACGAATCATCTGTCACCTTCTTGACTAGAACCTGTAGTGAATAGCCGATGTCTCTACCTAGAACGTAAGCAGGTATGCCTTGGGTAATTAGAGAAAAGCACTCTGAAACCAGAGGCGCGTTTACTCTGCATAGAACCAAGTCGCCACCCTTTGGCACGAATGCCGCATTGACATTCACCTCACCTTCTGGTGCATCTTCCCTGCATGTGTAATCTGAGAAGAATCGGTTGGCTTCTGCTACGATAGACTTTGGACATCTCCATGTGATACTAAGAGTGTAGTCCTTGACTCCGCGAGTAGACTTGTTCACTAGTTCCTCTCTGAATATATCTATACTAGCAGAGTCTGCTCCACGGAAACCATAGATTGCTTGCTTGGTATCTCCAACAACTATCATCCTACCACCATTACATGCGCGTAGTATTAGTTGCCTTTGTGACTCATTGAAGTCCTGTGCCTCATCAACGAAGACAGTATCATAGTGTTCTACTGGTAGTTCTAGAACTACAGGTAGCCATATCATGTCATCGAAATCCACTACAGAGATATCTTCACACATGTTCCTTATTGTTGGAAGCATGTCGATTGCCATCTTCTCATCCTTGATGCCATCGAACTCAATGTTATACTGGTCGATGATTGCTTTGATATCTGAGATGGATTGCCAATCTGCTAGTGAAGACTTCAACAGGCTGATTAGTTTGTTTAGAGCAGGTGCTGATTTGTATTCAGGACCGAAGATGTTCCGAATGATGTTGTAGACTTTCTTGGTGTCCACCTTTGCATCTTTCCTGAACCTCTTGATAGAAGACAACCCAAGACTGTGAAAGGTCATAGCCTTACAATCAAGTGGTAGTTTCTTACCAAGTTCAGTCGCAATTGATTTGTTGAATGCCAAGAATCCTTTCTTGCCACCACGAATCCTCTTCGCGCCTTCTACGATAGTGAACGTTTTACCCGTTCCTGCACCAGCCTTAACGACCATGTGACTATCGCCATTCTCCATTTCATTCCATATTTCTTCTTGTTCTTTTGTTCCTACTATTGTCATTTTCATTTCTCCTTTGGAGTGTAATATTGTAGCGAGGGGCAGAGTCATCAAGCATGCCTGACTAGTGCTTCGTATGTACCCTAGCCTGACATATGCCGCAAGACTATACGATTACTTTGTGTAGGAATCTCTACACACAAATAGCCCTGAGAGCGTACCGTTACGATAATCGGTAACATGAAGTCGAGTGACAGTTAATGTATCTAAAAATCACCCATTATAACAAAATTTTACTCAAATTCCCTTTCTCTTCTGACTCTGGCATCCTTCGTTCATAACTTATCTCAGAAGATATTCTCTGCATTACTGCTAAACCTCGCTCTAACTTGGAAGTGTCGCACATTTCCCAATATGTTCTCTACTCGCGTACCTCGCGTATGAACAGAGTTCTGCATCCAAGCGTTAACCCATAAAGCGGCATAATAGGCATACAAATCCCTGAATATACCTATTGAAAAATGCTTTAGGGTTTGAGTGTAAAAGATTCGTTGTTTGTTACTGCATACAAACTCGCTCTTGCGAGTAAAACAACAGGTACGAACACCCACGAAAGTCCACTTGGAATACAAGATTCAAACTTGTTTCAACCATGTGGTGCAATCATGTTAAAGGTGGCCCAATTCAACATCGCCCTTGTATGTCTGACATTCAGTATAGGACTGAATATAATCACTAGCCCCCGTAGTAAAAGTAGGTGTAGAACGGAGAGGTTCTCTAGGGGGAGAACCCGCTGGTAAACAAGAACACGACAGTAGAAAAGTGTTTTTCTCCGTATTACCTAGCAAACTACGTCCTACTAATCGGGGGTAGGAGTATGATAATCATTTCGATTATTTTGAGATGGTGGGAGGATATCGCGGCAATGTGGATATCCCCCCGTCTTGGGTAAAGCCCCAAGAAAAGGTGTGAGTGGTTATGGGGAGAGAACAAGAACGTGCTATGCCGTTGCTACGCAGGGAAATTGGGCTTCTTAACTAACGGGCTTGTTAAGCGATTTGTTTTATGACGCTGACGACTACTGTTGGATTTCTCCTTTATAGCGCACAGTTGGCAGAGAAGCCATCTCTACCAAGCCAGTTACTACACCCGTTCAGAGCCACGGCTAAGTGGTCATAGGAAAGAGTGGAGTCAACCCCTGTATCTTTACTTGTTTCATCCGAAGATGTTCCGTAGAACTCCCCGTTTCGACCCTTGTGATTTACTCACAATGTCCCACTACTTCATTCATGGGACAAACATGGTATTACCCATATGACAAAGACACCGTTTACTAAGTCGCTAAACTGTTCAACGATGCCTCATGTCACCTTTCAATCAACCGTCAAGGTTTGGTGTATCGAATCTAATGTATCGAATTTATAATTATCAGATAATTATCGGTTGTGATAATCCTGAATCGTGCGTATTCGATGGGAACGCACCACTTTTCTCAATGTTTCTAATTTTATCATTATTATCAGTAGTCCCTAGAGAGAGAGAGAGAGAGAGAGAGAGAGATGTTATATGAATATATAATAATGATAATATGATAATAATATCATAATCATTCTCTAAACCCCTCTCAAAGCCCTCTCAATTATTCTCACCACTGAGAAACATTGAGAATAATACGAAAACCAACTAATATTGAGTATTGTAGTATAGATACTTCTACTGTATATATTGTATTAGTATTATACTATATGTAAGTCCTAGATAGACCTTGTGTGAACCTATTCTTTTTTGTTAGTTGAAAAATCTAACAGGTAGGTTTCGACTTTGATATATTGCTCTGGTTAGGTGAGCGCATTCGATGTCGGTTTCCCTAGGTCATCGGACAATTCCCTCTTGGCCCCCTCGGTATATATACTCCGGCCCATATCCCGGTAATCCGATTCTATCTAGAAATCTGCCATACAACCATATGGTTAGGCACTTTGTCGCCTCGACCTGACTATCTAGGGGTGGGAGAGCAGGTGAATTAACACCTGCCCCCCCGAAGGAGTGTTCAGAAGGGTTCCGAACGTTCACAATCAGAGAGAACCTCCGATTGTTGCCAGAAGACTCTTCTCAGAGCCGTCCCATTCATCGGCCTTGTACATTGCTTCGGCCGCCTCCTGTATTTTCTCACTGTGATAGGTGGCCCAATGCTCACCATTCTCAAAGTGGTCGAACTTGCACTTTCCGTGTGGAATCCATAGTGCGCGTACAGTTGAAGATGAGTCAAATGCTTGACCCATTGCTACAACAGCCGCGATTGCTAGGTCTACAACAGCCTGTGCCGCCGCAGGAAGAGAGAAACCTCTACTGTTGACCGGGCTATCTGGGTAATCTCTTACCGTTTCCCTTACAGCAGTAGCGATTCGGCTCTGCCTATCTGGGTTGTCCGTTCCCTTCGCTATCTGTCTCTTCACATACTCAGCATCGACTTCATCCATCGTGCCTAGGTTTGCAAAGTCATTCATCGTTTTACTAAATTCTGTCCAATTATCCATTGCCGTCATTTTATTCACCTTTTCTTTGTTGTGGGGTTCTTTACCCTCTGAACAATTGCTCTTGGCCCTTCGGATACATAAGGCGAGTCGAGCAAAGTGACTACCATATGGTTGCACACTTTGAACTGTACCCTATGTACCCAGATGGTCACAGGATACTATGTCATTAGTGATATACGAAGTATGCAAGAAAGAGCCAAAACAGAGGACGCATTATGGAATAGAGGTCTTCCTGAACCATGAAGCAGCAAAGAAGCATCTCAGAGAACTGAATGCTATATCGAACAACAGATTATTCAGACAATATCATAAATTGTCTGGGACTGGTCGAAACAGCAAGGATTATTTTGAGGCCCAGAGAATCCAGCATAAAATTACCGAAGGAACATGGCAAATCATAGAGAGGATAGTGGAAACCTAGCCTCGCATACTGAGGGGGGGAGTACCTCCATCCCCCCCTCACCAAATCGAGGTAGTTTACCAAACAAAGTATGTACAAACCATATGGTTGTTACTTTTGTTCATTACCCTATATACCCATGTCGGTATTAGGTGATACATGGCAATAAGCGATGAAGAATGGAAAGAAACAAGAACGAAAGTGGAAGAGTGGGAGAAAGAACACCCAGACCTTGACAAAGAGCAGAAATCAGAGTTGAAGGTAGTACACAAGTGGTTAGACAAGGGTGACAAGATGTCAACAAGGCGAGGTAGGCTGAGTACATCAATCAAGGAGGTCTTTGAAGACCTTCCAGACTCACCCTTCATCACTGTGAAGATACCAGACGGCCTAACTGCCGAGATGATAGCGAGCCGAGAGGCCATTATCACCGATATCAAGGCAGAGAGAACCCGGTCTTGGGAGAATAATGTCTCAGTGAGGATTGTTGAGACTGCTTCTGGCCGTTCCGATGGTGGATGGTTCATTAGTGGCTCAGAATTCTCTCAGAGGGATGAAACGGCAATCAGAAACGCTCTGAATGCTCAGTTTAGGGGCCACAATGCAGAACCAAGAACCGGAGATGCATATGGTCGCTGTTGGGACGGCACTTACGAGCCAGAGAGCGAGGATTGGTCTTGGACAGTCTCCTTCACCCAGATTCCGAAGGCCGACAGGCCCGAGAAACCTAAGAAGAAGGCCAAGAAGTCTTCTAACTAGGCAAATCGACTACCGAGGAACCACGTAACCCCAGAGGGGGGGTCAGAACACCGACCTCCCCCTTGTGGGCCAACTTGAGGAATTTTCCGATAACAAAGTAATTACAAACCATATGGTAGTAGCACTTTGCTCGCTAATTACCTTAACCCCGAAAGGCCACAGGGAACCATGGCACAATTCAGAGGCACAATACAAGGTAATAGAGGCGAAGCGTCAAGACTCGGAGACAAATCAAGCGGTTTAGTAATGACTAGCAACGGTTGGGAGTCTGGAATCAAGATTAGAGCATACTATGACGCAGAATCAAACAAAGACTGGTTCATACTATGGTCAACTGGTGGTTCTAACGCACGAACAAGTAATAGGCTACTTGGTGTCTTCACATTAGATAAAGACGGTCAACATTCCTTTCAACTGGAGGGGGTGGAGAGATGAACACCGGACAAGTAGATTTGAAACAGTATCAATATGAAATAGATGTCGGGCATTCTAAGTCCGGCTCTAACCATGTAGTAGTATTGAAGTCGCTCAAGGTAAGAAGTGACGACTTGAATACTGCACTACAAGAAATATACGCGGCTCTTCGCAGTTTCAACGATTCTGTTGAAGAGTTCCACAAATAACACTCCTATAGGACTGAAAGAAGGATAAGTTTCCACACCCAAGATGAATATGCATGTATGACACATGGGTAGCAACGCGAAACTCCGTAGCCATCGCTAACAACCAACATAACCTAGGCAATTTGTTGGGTTGAGAGAAGCATTCGATAGTAAGACTAAGGTACGCGAAAAGCGTGATTCCGAAATTCCTGCTTACAACATTCTAGGTGAACCTCTACCTTCTGGATGTCCTATAGATACAACTCCTAGTCGGGGGTTGGAGATTGCTGTCCTTGAACATTGAATTAACTCGCAAATTCAGCAATTAAACTCCTTCCCCCGACAAACTTCAGGTGCTTGTCCTGACCAAAGTGTACAATACCATATGGTAGTAACTTTGTCAACTTACCTTATCATCTCACCTCGCCAGATACAGACATGAACAAAACTAGGAGAACTAATCTAGAAATAATCTGTGATGAAATAGAGATTGCTAAGAGTGACATCCGAATGATGATGGATAGTATAATCGAGCATAGGATAAAGACAGGTACAACACGAAACCCGTTGCCTAACGATTACTACATTCACTGTGGATGGATTGAGAGTCTTATCTGGATGGAAACTAAGATGGAAGACTTAGAAGAGAGGATAGGAAACGGTTGGCAGTTCTCAAAGGGAGGTCAACCCTGATGCCTGAGTATGTAGTGACAAAAACTGTGACAGAAGAGCATGTTTTCATCATTGATGCTAGTGATGAGTTAGCCGCAGAGATAGAAGCACTAAATCATGACAAGTATTACTGTAATGCAACTAGTGCTAGTTATACCGATGTGAGCATAACTGATGTAAAGGAGTTGTGCTGATGGCTTACAATCCTAATTTTGACTATGCAGAAGATAAACCTACCATCAAAGGCAGAAATACCAACACTTGGTCTAATAGACACAAGGAAGTAATTGAAGGTAAGGCAGGAGACAGCATCAGTAGAAAACAAGGACAAAGAGCCTACTGGTTTAGGTATGGTGCTTGGAGAGAGCAGTTTGAAAATAACAAAGGTAAAGTCCAAGAGGGCAAGATTAACCTTTGGTTTGCTCAGAGGCTCGCATCACAGTATCCTCACTGGCCCATTTCAGAGAAGCACCAAGTATTACTGGACAGGGAAGCAGAGAGACTCGCAAAGGAGGCGGAGGGAAGATAGGTAATCTTCTCTCCCCTCCCATCAGGTATGATTATCCTAACAAAGTATTCTACAACCATATGGCTTTGCAGTTCAAATTTTTTTCTCAGGTAGATAACAAACAGGGGGCCAAGGTTAATCTAATTGGTAACTTTCGGGCCTACCAATGGTATCTAACTCATCTTGGTTTAACATTATCAAGCAAAATGATGAAGCGGGTAAAAGAGGTAGCGATAAAAAACGGGCTACCCATACAAAAGAACAAACTACCTTGCCCCAAGAACTCCTAGATACTGCGTTATCGGAAGAACAGGTAAAAGAGATAAAGAGGCGCAATCCAAAGGTAGTTCCCGCGAAGGGAGTAGAAGAAGGAGGTAACTTGAAGCAAACTAAACTAGGTGATTATTAATTTCTACCTAGAAGGTGAACCTTATCTTGGGAATGGAGCAAGGTAGGAAGGTAAAATTTCGCTAGTGGCACAAAAATTACGGCCCAATTTTTGAGAATCTTTGTTTGCTCTACCAACTAACAGGTGATAAGATGTCAAAAGTACCCTCAAAGACAAGAATGAATAACGAGGCATGGTTTGACATACTCAGAATGGCGGGTGCTGTCACAAGCACCTCTTCTGGAACAAGTGCATTATTCAATAACAAAACGGGGGGCTACTCAATTGCGAACAAGAAAAAGAAGCGCAGGAAACGGCGAGATAAGGAAGGCTGAGTTAATCCCCATAACTGATGCAAGCGGGCAAATAGTGATGGTTCCGCTACCCGGTGGATTGAACGATTTAGCCAAGCGGTTGAAAAAGTGGAAAAATGCCGCAAAGAGTCTTTCTGGTGACAAGTTATTCGTAGCAAGCGGAGACAATCTCCTGAAGATAATAGAGGCTCATGGAATCACAGGTAGAACGAAGGGAGGTGGCCCCCAAGGTACTGGTGAGAGAAGCGGTAGTGCCATGCTCGATGTTCTGGATAAACTGTCAAAACCGGGTAAGAGTATGCCCGGACAGAACCTTACCGCGCTGAAGAAACTGGAAGCATTGATGAAAGAGGTAGATAGGTCAGAAAGCAATCTCAATCCACAGAACGTGATGTTCAGCAACCCCACAGATTTCAATGATGCTGGAATTACCATAGACACCGAGCCAGTTTACGGACACTACGTTACCCCAGAGTATGTTGATAGGATAGATACGAGGGCAGATGCTCTTGGCGACAAGTTTGAGGGAAGGAATTGGGGAAAGGCCGCGCCAGAAGATTGGTACAATGGCAACAAAGGACAAGCAAAGCCTCCTATGTGGCAAGCCATGTATGGTGATGGTACTGGTGAATTCAAAAGTGAAAGCCTGTATACCATAGTAAAAGACCTCAGAGAGTCATGGGGCAAGTCAACAGGTGCGGGTGGTGGAATACCCAAGCAGAACAGAATCAAGATTCAGTCAACAGCAGGTAAGGGCAGTTGGCAGAAGGCAATCAAACTAGATGGTATTGAAGACATAGCCAATGATATAATTGACAATATCAAATCCCAGAAGAGACAGAGCAAGTACGTTCGCAGGTCTGGAACCTTGAACTGGTCTGAGGTAGCAAGCGAGTTTGAGAAGAACCCCATACCCACAGATGGTGAGAGTGACGAGGCGCAAGAACTAGCAGGTCTTAGGGAGAACATAGAATTAGATTTCATCTGGATATCATTCCCTGCTAGGAAACAAGTCAACAGACTGATGTTCCATTTCATGAAGAAGGCGAATCTGGTTCTAGATAACGACTTGCCAAAACTAGGTACAGGTGCAGACACGCTATACCTGTTCGTATCCTTGAAACAGGAGAGAGCGCAACAAGCATCTCGACAGAGAGCAGAGGAATACAGGCAGAAGAAAGATGGGGAGAAGAACATGAAGAAGTCATGGGAGGAAATTCTCAAATGTTAACTTGCTGTGATATGAAGATATCAAGAGAGAATCTTGCAATCACCGTATGTCCATATTGTGGTGGCGGTGGTAGAAAATGAGTTGGATGACAGTGTTGAAACAACCTGATAATTTCGATGAGCAGATGGCTAATCTAAAACAACGTCAACAACAGACCAAGAACATAACAAATACACGTTTGGCTAACATACAGCAAAATAGATTAAATCAAGCATATCAATCTGGAAATCAACAGACTCAGAATGTGCTTCCGCAAGTTACTGCAACTGGAACTGAGGAACAAGGCAAAGCACAAGATGACAACTTCGCGTTCTTTGAGCAACAACAAGCCGAGACAGACGCGGCTAGAGGAAAAGCCAACGCAGAGAAGCAAAAGAAACAAGCACAACTAGCGAGACAGAAAGACAAGGAAGCGGCTAACAGACGTAGATTGATGGAAGGTGCTAAGGCCAAGGTAGGACAACAAGCCTCTAGGTTACTAGGCGAACCTTCGTTACCGAATGTGGAAACGGGAGCAAGAGTTGCAGGTTTACCCGGCAAGGTAATTCCAGCAGTTGGAAGTGTCATGGATGCTGTGCGCCCTAGTAGTATTGCTTCGGCAGTAAATACAGTAACTGGTGGTGCGGCAAATAGGGTTACCAAACCGGGAAGAGAAAAGATAGGAAGACTTGCTAGTGCGGTAGGACAGAGAGTAGCAGACCCTGCGACTAGATTAGCAAGTGGTCAACAACTCAGTGAAGAAAAGCAGAAGGAGCAAGAGAGAATACAATCAGAGATGGGAGATTACGCTACGGATGCTAGGGCAAGGAGCATTCTAACTAGGAATGTCAATCCAGACGGCACTAGGAGAAAGAAGGATGAGATGAACATAACTGCTGAAGATGAGAAAGTCATAGCAGAGATTCAGAGAATAGAGAGCATACTAGAAGACCCAGATAAATTGGCGGCAGGTAATCCAAAAACGGGTAGACCTTATTCTGATGCTGAGATAGAGGCAATGAGATTAAAGATAGAGAACTTGTATGGTGGAGGAATTAGCGACCCGAAAACAGGTAAGGCACTTCCCATACCAACGCAGAAGAAAAGGAAGTCATCTGCCGCGAGTAATTGGTTTAGCCGATTACTGTACGGAGACAGAACCAATCCAAAAGCAACAAAGGAAGTAACAAAAATGAAGAAAGTAGATTCAGACCAAGAGTACGACCACTACCGAGTGAACAAGCAACCGCCTGTTCCACCACTAGCAGAACCTCCGGGTGCGCCACCTCCAGTGGACATGTCTGGAATGGACCCTGCTTCAATGGGGATAGGAATGCCAATAATTCCACAGACACCTGCACCTGCGCCTAACATGTCACAAGGGCCACCAGACCCAGAGACTGGAGAACCCAGAACAAGGGGAAAGGAATTCACGGTTGACCCAGAAGAGGAAGCCGATGACGAAATGGAAACTAGCATGAACAAGAGTGAGTGGTTCAATACATTGAAGACAGAGTGATTACATGATTACCAGAAAGCGATGTCAACTCTGCCAGCATGAGAATCGTGACCAACTTGAGGCAGACCTAGATGACATGGTGATTACTGCTGATGAGTTAGATAGATTGGAGAACTGGCCTAGTGGGACATCTGCCAAGCACCAGAGGAACCACATGACAGGATACACCAAGTCTGCGAATCCGAAGTGTGTACTCTGTACTTCCGAGAGTCGCTCTGAGTTGGAAACGAGAATTCACTCTGGCGAAATCTCACCGTCTGAGGTTGCTGATTTCCTAGGTTGCACAGACGACCAAGTGTTCAGGCACATGACACATCACCTACAACCATTGGTGCAACAATCTGCGGCGAACCTAATCGCACAGAAGGAAGTCAATGAGATAGATACTCTAAGCAACAACATCAACAGGCTTGAGGCCAAGGTGGATGAGTTGTTCGCACAGGATGCTCTTGACCCCAAGTACATTGACTCGCTAACCAAGTTGGCAAAGGAAATTCGTGAGAGCCTCAAGTACCTCATGGAGTTCAAGGGCAAGTTAGTCCACAAGAGACAGGACACAGTTATCGTTCACCAGATGCAAGTAATCAAGGAGGTTCTAGCACAGAACCATCCTGATGTCTGGTTGGATGTGAGGAAGCAGATGGAGAGTCAGATGCAATGAGTTGGCAAACCATATTGAAGAAGCCATACTCCGTTGGTGGAACAGAAACTCCCTTTTTATATCAAGGAAGCCAATCAGAAGAAGATACGGGCTACTGGACACCTTACTTTAATCAAGCCGTAGTTTATGCTGTCTACGGTTCTGAAGCCGACACAAAAAGACCTATGAAAGATACAGGCAAACCTACAATAAAGCAAGCAAAAGAAACTGAAGAAGACATTGACTTGGAAGATGACCCGGAATATACAATGGCGGGTATGGGTAAGTTGGACTATACTTTGGTTTCGGATAAAGTGATTAAGGAATCAATAGATGATTTGATTGAACAACTAGAGTTTGTCGGTTATGATGAATTTGGGAGTAATGGGGTTAACTACGCACCTGTTCAACAGTTCAATCAATTAATGGAAACTACTGCAAAGTTCTATTCAAACGAAGAGAGAATACAACACGCTGAGAAAATGAAGGAGAAGATGCAATGAGTTGGGAATCTATCATAAAGAAAAAATCTGATTTAACACTACCGAGAGGAATTCAAAAAGTTCTACAAGCAGAAGAAAAAGAATATGATAGAGGTCTACTTGTTAAACTTTTGAAAAATGGAGGTTATGAAGTTGCATATTGGTATGACGAGCATAAGCCATATCCAGTTGAGGTTCTAGTTGATGGTAAATCTATCAAGAAGGATGCTAAGAAAGTGACTTTGAAGTTCCATCCTGAATTAAAGGAGAAATCAAAATGATATTTACAACTAAGATGGATTTTGAGACATGGTATAACCAAGGAGAGATATACAGATGAAATGGAAAGAAGTGATAAAGAAGAAAGGATTGCCAAAGGATTTCGTACCTAGTGATGACTTTAGGGCAGATGCAAAGAGATTAGGAATTGCTGTGCGACCAACTCCGTTAACTGATGATGAAATTGAAGAACACATCATAGGGCGGTCTAAGACACCACAGGAGAGGGTATCTACAACACCATCTACAGGTCAAGATGAAGAAGCCGCCAAGAGAACCAAGGAAAAGGAAGCGGAACTTCTGGCTAGAATACAAGAAAGGAATAAGAAGGCAAGGCAGGAATAGATATGTCATGGCAAGACCTACTTAGGGCAGATATAGAATCTGAGAAAACCCCCAAGAAGGTTGACCCTGAAAAGTCAGTTAACAGTTGGAGAAGAACATCCACTAAATCTAGAATCTTTAGAGTTCTTAGTGGGTTAGAACGTGAACGTTTCAAGTATGGGAAGAAGGAAGACCCCAAGGATAAGGGCGTTGAGACATTAGATGATGCAGGATTCATTCAAGCAATAAAGGACAGGATGCTTGACCTTCGTTCTGTAAAGAGAGTGTTGGAAAAAGAGATGAGCAAGTTCAACGACATGAGCGATGAGGAATTCCTAGAGTATAACGATGAAGATATGCTGATGGATGATGAGTGGAGAGCCAACTACAAACAGGCGATGGATGCGATAAAGAATCTAACTAGTGGTGGTAGAACAATATCTCCAGAGGTATCGCAACTTGCTAGGAAGTTCGTCAATGGGGATACCCAACCTCTTGTAGATAGGATGAAGCAAGCACTTGAAGAGAAACTAGATACTGGAGAAAGAAAGTATCACCGATTCTTGAAAGACCTAAGAGCATGGGAGAACAAGAATGACGAACTGTTGGATAAGGTAGAGGAACTAGCGAACGAGGAAATAACTGCCTTGTTTGAGAAAGCGGGTTTCTCAGAAGCGATGCAAGCAGAGAGTCAGCAGATTGGTGACATCACAGGACAGTTCGCAGTAAGATACTTGGAGGAAGTGGGTAACAAGGTAGGCTCTTCTGGTAGAAGTTCCAAATTTGCAGGTAGAACTGAGTTTTTGCCATTTAGGAAGGGGTTGTCATTAGCAGGTAAGGATGATTTCTTCAATGACATATTCATTAGAGACAAAATTCTGTCTCCGGGTATGATTTACATCCTAGAGAATGAGCAACTAGGTAATATTGACAATATCGGTAGAAAAAGTAGGGCAGAGAACAATGTTTTTGCCAATTTGAAGAGAGAATATGAAAACAATCCAGAAGGAGAGGGGCTTTCGGCTCTTGCAAGGCTCTTCGGAGAAAATATCACCGATAAAAAGAAGTTTTTACAGGAATTGAGTAAAAATGCGCCTCGTTTGAATGAATTCAAAGCAATGGTCGAGTCTCAGAGGTTCTCGATACCAGAAAATGACTACGAAGCACTAATTTTAGATGAGAGTGAGGTGGATACTGAGTCCATTAGTCGTTCTTCCCTGCGAAAATTGAAAAATTCCGAATTTTCACACGTTTTGGAAGGTAAATCGAGAGATGAGGTGTTTGAGTTCCTTTCTCCCATGCAAAAAGTCCTAAAAAAGATGGAAAAAAGCGGGGAGGGCGGAAGATACGTTCTAAATCCAGAAGCAGACACCATCGAAGAAGACAAAGATGCAATTTCTGCTCTTTTTTCTGAATCAATCGAGTCTCAGAGAGAAAAAATGGCTCAAGAGGCATTGAACCTACTAGATAAGACTGGTTCAAGAGGCGCAAGAACCTTTGAGGAAACAACCACGGTTCCAACTAGGTACTGGAAGAAGATAAAGAGGAATATCAAGGAGAGTGACCCAACGAGTCTGAGTCTTGGTAAGATTATCGTAGTTTTATCTACTTTGGAGAAGGCAACCCTACAAAGCAAGGAAGTCGAGCAAGCCGCTAAGGAATATTTTGGATTCTTGCAATTCGTAGCAGACGAAGGTGATGATGAAGATACCAATGCGGAAATCATCGAACAGAACAGGAAAGAAGTGGAAGAGAAGAAGGAAGCACTTGAAACTGCATTAAGTAGCAAGTATTCGACCATCAGAAGTAAATTTCTAGAGATGCTTCGTATAAAGATGAATAGAATCTTAGCAAATCCACAAAAATATCCAACAAAAGGACAATTTAACATGGCTAGTTGGCTGAAGACACAGGTGGCAGTATGACGGTTGATGAATCAGAGTTTGCTATGTGGTTGAAGTCTCCAATGGATGACATTGAAGATTTTTATCTCGCTCAGATAGGGAAGGACTATCTGGAAGGAGGTAGCAAGTACAATCCTAGGAACATCAAGCAGGATTTACCAAAAGGACAGGAGTTGACTGGTGACAATCTAGATTCAGTATTCCAAGCACAGATTGGTGAACAGATAGACGGTGAACTAGATGTTCTCATGGAGAATAAGAAAAGGGAATACAAGAGGGAGAAAGACCTACTTTACAGATATCTTATAGATGATAGCAACGGTTTCACTTCTACGAAAAAGGATGAGAGCAAACTGATTCTCTCTGCTGATGGGGATTACACCGTTCAGCCACATATTGGGGAGACTGTGAGAGATATACAATCAAAGGGACTTTTGTTCGATGACTTCAAAGATGCGATTAGGCCACTTTTGAAAACCACCTTACGTGGGACGAACATCGGTAAGAGCCTCTTTGAAGAACAACTGAGATATGCAGTTACTCAGTTATCTGGCGAGAAGGGAATGAAGGCAGGAGATTTGACAAGTTCCTTTGAGGGAGATGTACAAGCAGTCACAAGAGTTCTTGGTAGGTTCATCAATTTGGTTTCTAGCAAACCAATGAGCGTTTCAGAAAGAAAGCAGGTAATGCAAGGTGAGAGGGATGCTAGTGGTTTCGTATACAGGCCGGAGGACAAGACACAGGCAAGGCAACATCTACGAGTTATGGAAGACCAAACTTCATCTCAGTTGGAACCTCTGACAAATCAGATTAGAGAATTCATAGAAGAGGATGAAGAAGCAGATATCAAAATTACCAGAGCAAATATATCTGGTGAGTATCTCATTGGTGACTTGAACCTAGCAGACCTTGAGAGCAGAGATGAGATTTACAAGTATTGGGAAGAAGTAGCCACCAAGGACTTCAAGAATCTCCAAGTCAAGTATAATGATTTGAGAAAGGCTTTCCTCAAGCACAAGGATATCCTCATTGGTGAAGGAGATAATATCAATGAACCTCTAAGCAAACTGATAGATGAGTACCTTGAGTTCGATGCTAAATTTGAATCTGCATATGATGATGGTATGAATTACGTCTTGCCATTCAAGGCATCACCTATGCAAGCCGCCGCTAAAGATTCATCTGATAAGGTGAGGACTCTCTTCGATACATTCCTACGAGACATGAATCTGGTAGATACAGGGTCACAGACCGAGTTGGACATGGAGACTCTACGAGAGAGACTTCTAGAAATAGGTGCAGTAGAGAGAGATGAAACAAGAACTACTGTGACTCAGAGAGGACAAGGAGAAGATGAGACTACTTCTGCATCAGCAAGAACCGAGATAGGGACTGACGGCAAAAGGCCCATCGAAGACGCGGGCGCACAGTACAGGTCTGAAAGACAGGCTGAGAAAGCAAGATACCTTGAGAGTATAGGAGAAACAGTTAGAGAAATAGATGAGTTGATAGAAGCCAAAGAAAAGTTTGACTTTGACGCATTGGCAGAAGATGTTGACCCACTATTCGCATATGCATTCGCCAAGGATGGTAGTGCATTCAAGAACACCGCCATCCTAGAGCGCGAACTAAACAAACTCAAGATAGGATTGGAAACCAACATCTTCGGTTTGGACTTGGATTATGACGAGAAGATTACAGATTGGATAGAGTCTCTTTCCAAGGCCGCTACACAAGGAGATACTAGACAGGTATACTACCTTCCACTATCTGCTACCCTAGAAGAAATAATACTAGGAAAGGGCAGGGAATCAAAGGGCAAGGCTCTGTTCAGAATCATAGAAGCAGTATCTCCTAGAAGACTGGAAACTAACAAGAAGAACATCAGCCAATTCTTGGAACTTATAGCATCGTTCGTGGAGAAGGGAGACAGAAGGTCTGGCCCATCCAGTAGCGTTAGAACGAAGACCAGTCAACAAGCAATTACTACAGACCCAATGGGAATAGACTCCATCTTCCCAGCCAGAAGCAATGACGAATCTTATCTCAATGACATACAAACCGTGAGAAGAGAATTCGATGACCTTCTAGATGCAGTTATTGATTACTATGTCATACCCATTGAGGGAATGTACATGCCTTTCGATGATGACAGTTCATTCATTAGTGAACAAACAAGTGGGGGTGTGTTTGGTGCATTGACGAAGGGAATGGTAGATGATGGACTGTTCGCAGTCATGGCGAAGGAGAAGGAAGATGGAACGTTCGTTGATAGAGAAGACATCATTGATTTCGCTGATGTCTTGAAAACTATGTCTGAACCTAGTTTCGGAGAAAACGCGAAAAATTTCAAGTTAATGCTAACAGAGTTACAGAAGGATGTAATGTCTAGAGTATATGGTCAAAGTCCCAAATCAACATTAGGGGAGAAGATGAAGGAAGAGTTAGGTTCGTACTTCTTCCATATGGCAAAGAGAAACAATGTCGATGACTATGAGAACATACTTCTTTGGAACACCCCTGCAAGAGTATGGAAGGACAGGCACAAGGAGAATCCAAGGAAAGCCGCCGCACCCTTCATCTCATTTGTTAATCACGTTAGAAGAAATGCTGGAGGTTCTGGCAAGGGTTCCAAGAGTGGAACTGGTAGTGACAAGAGTAGATACTTGAGAGAAAAAGGAAGAGGTAGTGATGACTCTGAACTTAGAGAGGCACTACAGGTCTTCAATGAAATCAGAGAGAGATTCAACATTACGAAGAGTATCGAAGAGATGAGGATTCTTGCCGCACATGATGGAATAAGAAAGATGTTAGGTAAGCCAGTCTACTATGGAACATCCAATCTAGATGACTTCGGACATATAGCCAAGGCACAAGATACGCTAGTGAAGTCTTACAATGTAGACATTTCAGCAGTAGAGATTGAGAACATTGTTAATGAATTTGATTCTATGGAGTCACTTGCTAAGAAATATGGAGTTCCTTCTGATAGTGTCTATTATCTCAAAGCGAATTTCAGGTGATTAGTTGATTAGAAAATTCCATCCAAGACTGAGAGATTTGTCCCAAGGACAAGAACAGGTAGATGTTCAGATTGGCTCAGAGGAAGACATGAAGGAATTGTGGGATGCAAGTAATCCAGACATGCAACATGAGATGCGTTCTAATGACAAGTGGAAGTACCCAGTAGAAAATTGGTTTGGGACAATTGTTAGAGAAGGTGACAAGAGTAGACTCGTATCGGTAATAGGACACGCAGTTAGAGAGGGTAAGGAAGGTAAACCATACGCATACTTCGGTGGGGCAAAGACACATCCTGACTATCGAGGTAGGGGGTTGATGAGGGGCATACGAGAAAAGGCACTAGAAGGAATTCGTGGGATGCCGAGAATTGCAGGTTTCTCTACCATGAGACAAAAATCTGGACTTACATTGGACAAGCCAGAAACTGATGAGGTAATTCCAGATGATGTCTTGGCGTTCATGAATGAGAGAATCAAGCACCTAGAGAACGTAGATGATTGGGGTGTGTCAAAGTGGATGCAGGTGTTGAGAAGACATGTCTGATATGGAAGGTTTAGATTTCGTTTCAGAAATGGATATGGAGATATCCAAGACATCGTTTCCCTACTTCTTCCAGAACGTTTTGGGAATGATGTTTCCAAAGTATATGGAAGAGTGGTTGGAAACCATGCAAGGTACAGATAGAACAGTCATTGTATGTAGTCGTGACCATGGAAAATCTGTCTTCATGCATTGTTGGGTAGTATGGAATCTAGTATTCCAAGAACCTCCATATCAGATGCTATACATCTCATCGAACCAGAAGCAGACTCTAGTTCACATGAGGGAGATTGACAGATACTTCAATCACCCATCTCTTAAGAAATACAGACCAAGTAGAGGATGGGCTATTGGTAACATCCAACTAACCAATGGTAACGCGATTCTAGAGCGTTCCGTTGGTTCTCAGATTCGTGGCCTTCACCCACAGGAAATTATCATTGACGACCCTTTGAAGGAGTTTAGTCTCGCAGGTATTCAGCGAGTTACGGATTGGTTCTTTGGTGATATGATACCGACACTACATCATACATCTAATCTCAGAATGATTGGAACCCCTTTCACATACACAGATATCTTCGCGCAGTTAGAAGACAACCAAGCCTACACTGTTAGAAAGTATCCGTGTTTGAATTCCTTGAATGAACCATTGTGGCCGGAACGCTGGGACTACGATGCGCTAATGCAAAGAAAGGCTGAGATAGGTTCTTTGAAGTTTACAAGAGAGTACCTTTGTGTCCCTATTTCCACTGGAACTGCATTGTTCAATCCTGAATTTGTAGAGAAATGTAAGAATAAGGATTACGTGTTAAAATTAGGTCATAGAAAAGATAAGGGCTACAAGTATTATGTTGGTGTTGACCCAGCGATATCAACAGATGGTGACTACAATGTAATCACTGTGTTGGAAGTAGATGAGAACAAGAACAAGACTATAGTTCACATAGATAGAGCGAAGAACGTTGAGTTTAGAGAAAACATAGAGAAGATAAGATTGATTGGACAGATATTCCAACCAGAAGAGATTCTCTATGAAACTAATACATTTGCCAAAGCATTTACACAGGAACTGAGAAGCATCTCCGATTTGAATATAAGAGATTTCAACACAACTAGAAAGAACAAGCAAGAGATAATTCTCGCATTGCAAATGAACATAGAAAATGAAAAGTTGAATTTTCCGTATGGTGATGCCGCAAGTAGACGGATTAGTAACATGATAGTAGAGGAACTGTCTATGTTCTCCATTACTCACTCTGGTAAATTTGAAGGTGTGGGAGCGCACGATGATTTGGTTATGAGTCTCGCTTTAGCCAATGCCGCATCTCAACATCAAGGTGAGGTTTTCATGTTATTAGATGACATGGACATCTTTGAAGACCCCACAAGAACAATTAACAATCCCCGTAACGGAATACTTGGGTTGAACTTCTAGGGGGTGAAAAAATAGGCGTTAAAGGTGATAAATTCAGACAAGCGGCACAACTTGCTGATGAACAAGAAGCGTTGGAGCAAGAACAACAGAATCTAATTGACGACTTAGATGGTACTCAGAAGCAATGGCTTCTTTCAGTTTCACTAGATGACCATCTTTCTATTGAGAAAAACTTTGCTAGGGAATTTGAGATATCACTAACAGATGCAAGAAAGATGTTGAAGAATTCAGTTAACAAGTATGAGATAGAGGGACAGGACATTCCTCAGATGATTAAGAGTCTCAGAAAATACAGAAGGTCATTGAAAGGCGAACCAAGACAAGCAATCACGAAATCAATTGATGGTTTGATTGAGGCATACTCAGACCATTTGGACAAATCAATAGATTCCATTTATTGGATAGCCAAGTACAAGCCCGTACTAAAGGAGATGAATTGTAGTGAAGACAATCTCCTGAAACTATCAAAGATTCAAGATGTAGCCACTAGAAGGGAATTGGTAGACGTTCTTTGTAAGTATTGGGAAGACAGGCAAGACTTCAACATGGTAGAATATCAGAAGGGATATGGAGAGTTAAGCAAGTCGATGACTGCATCTAAGAGAGAGTTCAAGCAGATTATCAAGAATCATATTCATCGTGAGAATCAGAAGGATGTCTTAGCAGATTACATAGTAAAGTCGGTTTCAGAGGAACCCGGCATTTCTTCTAGACAGATACATGAGAGACTTCCTAAGAATCTATTCAAGAAATCTAGTCCAACTATCATCTCAAAGATAGCGAAGGTCAATAACATAACACAGGTAGATGGTGCATTCTACAAGTTATCAGATGATATCAAGAAAGACATCTATGCCTATACTGCCGCCTTCATAGATTCGGATGGATACATAACAATGGATAGGAACTTCAATCCTAGAGTTGGACTGGTTGCTACAGGAGATAGAGGCAAGGCATTCATGATGGAGATGCACAAGTCTCTTGGATGTGGCAGATTACACCTAGACCAGAAATCACCACAAGATACTAGACCAGTTAACAGGCTGAACTTCTACTCTGCGGCTGATGTCACAGAGTTACTAACAAAGTGTCTTCCACACTTCAAGATGAAGAAGGGCAATGCGGAGATACTTCTTGAATTAGTTAGAATGAAGAAGTCTCACAAAAAGGCCGATTGGTACAAGCAGAGAAGAGAGGAACTGTTCAAGTTGATGAAGTACGAGAACCATAAAGACCATGTTGGCTTCAACTGGTCAGAGTTTGATATTGATGTCAATAGCATAGAGAAACTCTATGGTAATTCTAAGATGAACGAAATGGATAAGATAGAAGGTATCTTGAAGTCGTCTGATGTGGATGATGCCATAGACGACTTGGAAGAGATTGCTGAAGAGCATGATTTATCCGAGGATGAATGGAGTTCAGTAGATGATGCATCGGATTATCTCTTTGAACACAAAGTAATGGAGAAGGAGTGACATGGTAGAAGAGAAGAGAAGATTCAGCATATTCAATTTGTTTAGGCAATCAACGCCTAAACCACAGGACAGGACAATATACAATCCGGGAATTCAAGAAAAAGACACATCTTATTTTCTAACGAGTCCAGTCATATACTCACTAGCAAAGCAATCCACAATAGTCAGGACTTGCATCACCCAACTAAAGCAAGAGATATTCCGAAGGGGATACAAGTGGGAAGAAGCATTTGTTCTCAAGTGTGGTGATTGTGGTGAGAAGCATGAGAGTCCAGTCAAGAAATGTAAGTCATGTGGTTCTGCAAACTTACAGAAGCCAGACAAAGCGCAATTAGATTATGCTCATAAATTCCTAGAAGGATACGTCAACAAGTCCGAACAATTATTCATTGACGTTCTGAAAGAACTAGAGGATGACTTGAACATAATGGATGATGCATACTTAGTGCTAGTAAAGGAATACTACATGGATAACACCAATTGCATCAAGATGCACAGAATAAAGGAATTGTATCGAGGTGACCCTGTAACTATGCACATCTATTCAAATGAGGTTGGTGAAAGGGGAGTAAAGGGATTCACATGTCTAAAACACAGGAATCACATTTCCGAAGAAGCATCCGACCTTTGCGAACACTGTAATTCTGCTTTACATGCTGTGCATTATGTCAACAGGGCAAATGGTGAAGAGCAGTATTTCATAGAAGGAGAGGTCGTACACTTCAGCAAGTATTCACCATCTAGGCTGTATGGTGTCTCACCGATTCTTACTCTCTGGAACATGGTAACGACCTTGATGGCAATGGAGAACTACGTTAACTCATCATACACCAAGGCTAGAATGCCAAGAGGATTGTTGGCAGTACAAACCAGAAACATAGATTCGATGAAGTCGTTCTGGCGTAGTGTAAAGGAGAAGATGGAAGTTGACCCTCACTTTATTCCAGTCATGGGCGTAGAAGCAGAGAACGGCAAAGGTTCTGTCGAGTGGGTCAAATTCATGGACAGTTTGAAGGAGATGGATTACATTGCCGTCAAAGACGAACTCCGAGATAGAATCTCAGCATTCTACGGTGTGAGTAAAATCTTCATGGCAGACAACTCCGCAAGTGGTGGATTAAACAACGAGGGTATGCAGATACTAGTAACCAATCGAGCAGTAGAGATGGCTCAGACTATCTGGAACAACTATGTGTTTCCCTTCATGGTCAAGCAGTTTGGAATTACAGACTGGACTCTCAAGTTACCACCTTCCGAAGAAGAGGATGAAATTGCTAAGTTGAGGAAGAGGGAGATTGAGGTTAACGTTGCGGCGGCAATCAAGAACCTAGGATTTGAGGTTGACATGGATGATGAAGGTAGATTCAACTACTTCAAGCCAGAACCAAAAGAACAAGAAGGTGCTAAGGGCGAGGAAGATTCACCAATAGAACTAGACCCATACGCAGGTACTAACATTGACCAATCACAACTAGGACAGATGATGGAGTCTGGTAACAAGCCAACAATGGCAGAGGCAGGACAACCCGCAGAGGTAAAATCAAGAAACAAGCCATCTATGAACAAAGGCCCAGACAAGAGATTTAGCGGATTACCTAGAGAAGCAGGTAATGAAAACGTGGATAAAAGGACAGAGAGGCGAGTCGGTTGAGCAGATTGCTTGAAGTCGCAAGAAAATGGAAAGAAGAAATTGACAAACTAAATGAAGAGACAGATGAAAGAATTA